AAAAAGCTAAGTTATGATTGTCAAAATACAATCCAGCCAGTTTTCCTCTGATGGAATAGGGCGCTGTCTTATTTACGACCGTTCAAGAAGGGTCTATTATGAGACTGATAAGCGTGATGAAGTCGAGCCTTTAATGAAGGTGCTTAAGGGTCGCCCAAAGGCTTACTTCAACGCTGAACTCAACAAAGAGGGAAAAGTTATTGTCAAAGATGAAGCACCTAATCAGGACTGGTAATGGAAACACAAACTCAAAAACAAGCACGAAGATCATTCGGTAAACCTTATGATTGTCTTCAACCATGGCCAGAAGATTGCGGAGTGCAATGCGGCGACTCAGGTATTGTCCTAGGTGGAAAAGGTTCCTTAGGTAAAGTACTAGGAGGAGAAAATCCTCTAGAAGAATTGGCTGAAGCCACAGCTCATGAAGAAACTTACACTACAGCTTTCTTCGAGGCTTTTCCTAAGAATCCTTCATGCTTTATCAGAGGCGAAGGTAAAACAGTGGAAGAAGCTGAAGAAAAAGCTTATCAGAAATGGCTCGGTATTCTTAACTGTCCCGGACATGAGTTTGAAGCTCGTGGTAGGAAAGATGGTTATGGATACTGTAAACGCTGCACTCTTTCTAAATCGGGAGTTCTTCCTATACTGAACAAGTGTTGTAAGTGCAAAGTTCCTACTAACTGGATGAGCGATACCAAAGGTAACATCTACTGCAAGAAGCATGCACAGAATATTCCTAAGAAGTATCTCAGCAGATGGCTACAGGAAAAGCGTACTCCTCGCAAGATAAAGAAGCTCTACAAAAGAGCTTTTGCAATCTTACTGACTCAAAAGGGAAAGCCTTTTAAGAAGATCAAGATGCAAGGTAAGTATGCGGAAAGCCTCGTAGCTGATTCCAAGTGGCAACTTCCTATCCTGTTTAACAGGAGAAAACTCACACAAATCGCAAAAACAAAGAAGCTATGGAAGCGATGACTATTGAACAGTTTGCTGAGGTTGTGAACTTTGCTCAAAAATATCACAAGTTTGCACTATGGATGTCGGATGAACAGGTAAAAGACCGAAACAAAATCTACCACAACATGGGCAAGTTTGGTGCACATGGTCTGAATATAAAGTACATTGACAGTGTATACGATAGTCGAGATGCTAAAATCTGGTGTGTAACTTTTCGTATGGGAAGCGCAGGATGGAGATTCTCAAGTAATCATTGGAATGCGCTACAACCTATGCCCAAAGAATGGAGATGGAAAACTCTTTATGACATGTGTATGGCCTTTCTCAAAGGAGAAATGACAGACAATCAGGTCAAGCAATTCTGGACAGAACTAAAAGACTAAAGATGCCCCGGCGATATACGGACCGGTTGAGAGCTCACCACTCTCGGAATGGAAAAGCGGTGTGGAATAAACCCTGTGTTGAAGCCTCTGCATGCAAGCTTTATAAAACATGGACTTACCGGTTCGAATCCGGGTCAGGGTCTAACATAAATGGAGGACGTAGCTCAGTGGTAGAGCAACGTATATGTGTAGCCTGTTTTAAAGGTTACCTCAGCAACTTAACTGCTTTTGGTGCCGTGTGTCGTAGGTTCGAATCCTACCGTCCTCCCTAACTTAAAAACAACTATCATGCAAGAGAACTTGAAGTTCGGAGATGCTATAGAAGCTCTCAAACAAGGAAAACGTGTAGCACGTACAGGATGGAATGGAAAGAACATGTTCCTTTTCTTATTACCAGCCGGAACGGTTCCTACTAAGGCCATTCATGACCCCGCTTTACGGGAAGTAATCGAGAAAGAAATCGGTGGTGATTCATTTGAAGCACTCGGAAGCATCCGAATGTTTACTGCGGATAAAAAGATTCTTACTGGGTGGTTAGCCTCTCAGACAGATATGCTTGCTGAAGACTGGTGTATCTTGAATTAAAGAAGCAGACCAGGTCATCCATTAGAATTGCTCATCAAGGATGGTTAGTGGTGATGAGACCCAAGCTTCACGGGGTGAACGCGGAGAACGAAATCTCCAGGAGGAAGTAAAAATGTAGGCACATGGCGCGACCGATGTGACAGCCGAAAAGTTGCAATACTTTTCCCCAGCGTAAGCTCATGGGTTAACGAGTGGTGTCTCTGCAACGGGACGACTAGAGAGGGAAACTAAGTTCAAACTGCGGTGAGGTACAACTCATCTAGGCTCGTATCCTAGTGCCCGGACTGAATCTCAAGGGCCAACCAGGGCACACAAGCGGCGGGGGCTAACCCGAGGGGGCTGATTAGGGTTCGATTCCCTTTGTGTCCACTAAAAATCTAAGCAACATGATGCAGTTTACTTTTACTGGTGTAAGCCAGATTGAGCTTTCCTATGAGAAAGGAGCTCCGAAATCAAAGCACGTGGCAACTAATATTCGCTTGGAGGTATCAGAAAACTTGGACAAGAAACAATATCTTGATCCAGAAGGAAGACCTACAGCTGAAGGATGTCGTGCTTTAACCCATACCTTAATCCAAGGTTTGGTAGCAAATATTCACAACGCTCATCAAAAAGGCTGGAGGGATTCAGCTGAGCATCTGCGTCATGTAATACAAGAACTCGAAAGAGGTTTTGTTCAGGTAGCAGATGTGCAAGATGGCACAATGGATCAGTAACTATGAAAGCATTTGGACTAGAGCTCCGCAAAGCTGGAGACTTTAAGAATCTTTACAGAGATGTGGATGCTATCCTATCTCGTGTACCTCCTGGAGGAATAAACGGTAATATCCAGTTCAACGCTGTTGCTCATTCTTTACACGCCATGATGAAGCCCGGAAAGTGGTTAGATATCTGCGCTATAAGAGAAGCATCTGAATTAACCGGTATTCATATCTCCTCAGAACGCTTGAGTGTTTATCGCTTAGCACACTGTATCCATTGGAATGACATGGATCCTGAGTATCGACAAACGTTGATGGCTATGATACTGGATGATTTTCGCTCAGTACTGTGTCCTGATCAAGTAGAAATCGTAGTAAAGCATGACAACGGATGAGTGGTTGTCTCTACAACCAGGAGATGTAATCTCCAACCAAAAAGGAACCAACTGGAGGGTTGTTTTGACTAGTAGAAACGGGTCAATAAGAATACCCTCTGACAGGGATTGGGGTAGAAGAGGCTATACCGTTTATGGTAGAGGAGATAAACGTCTCTTCAAGAAAACAGGACTAAGAGTAAAACTCATAAGAAGATGGCACACTATTACTATTGCAAAGGATGTGACCAAGTAATAGTCCGTAAGGAGCCTGTTACAACATCTTACTGTGAAACTTCTGGCAAAACTATCAAGATGAAGGCTCTTACTCCAGAAGAAGTTAAAGACCTCCGCTTTTTGCAGAAGAAGGTAAAGAAATGAACCGGGTCAAACCGGAGTACAGGGCAACGGTATTTGATGAGCAGATCAGATACCGTCCCTTTTACACAAAGCTTATGACACTTGAAGAATACACCAACCAAAAAGATCCTGAGAGGATGCCTCATGTAGTACTCAAGATCGAAGAGTATACTGAAGGTGTAAGAAGAAAAACCCGGATGGGTGATGTCCATACTCAGATCTTTATCACATCACCATTATTCCATCAAGCTTTTCCAGAAGCACGTGGAGAATATTTGATGATGGGTAAATGGCCAAGACTCTACGCTGTAGACTCAGACGGTAATCCAAAAGGAGCAAGTTGTTTTAGAATAGAACTATGAGCATGGAAGAAACAAAGAACAAATGGTGGGGATATGTCCACACCTCAGGTAGCCTTCAAGCCAAGCGCTACTTCGGACCTGAAGATATTCAGGAAGCTAATGAGAGCCCCTTCTGTAAACAAGTAGTGGGACCTTTCGATGCTAAAGATCGTGATGAGGCTTTAGAGATTGTTAAACGGAAAGCACTTTCTCCACCAGATGAGATATCGTAGATATAGTGAAAGAAGTACTCATGCTCTCATAGTAGCATACATTGCTTTACTGATAGCTCTATTATCCTTAGTAAAATGAAGGTAAACCTCAAAGAACACTGGCAAATGAAAGAGACGCTGAAGCATATTCAGAGTGTTCTCCGTGATCAGCCGGTAACAAAAGGTCTAGCAAGAAAGCTGGACAAAACTATTCGCTTCTACGACGAAATAGAAGTGGACCTGGAACTAGGTGGTGAATCAATCATCGAGTTGGATCAGCGGCGCATCGAAGCAATTCAAGAGCGCAACAAAGCACAAACATTTATGAACCAAGCAGACGATTTATGAGTCAAGACGAATCAGGACCTATGGCTAGTGAAGCCAGATGGGTCGATACAGGTAAACTGTATCAGCATCTTTTACACTTGCACAATATGCAAGCTATTACACCAGAGCAATACAAAACTCTGTACAAACAACTAGGATCTCGAGATGTAGAGAACCATGTTGTAGCAGAAGAAACTATTGCGCAGTTGATTAGCACGCTATGACAACTGCCCAAAGAAATAATGCTATAACAGCTTTCATGGGTGGCCCAGGCTACCTGAGAGAAAAGCATTTCAAGGATCTTATGGACGTAGAATTCGAGCTCATCGGCTTAGAAGATCTGCGTTTCCATGAATCCTGGGACTGGTTAATACCAGTATGGAGTAAGGTGAGATTCGAACTCTCTCCTGTCATGGTGATAAGCGCTATCACTTTCATTGATGAAAACCGGATAACAGATTTGCATCAGCTCATCTCACAAGTGTGCATAAACTGGTGTAATGAAAAGGGAATAAAGCTATGACAATAGTTGACAAGACAGACCTTTACTTTAGACAGGGAGGCTCTGATAAGGTGTATCATGTAAAGCTCGTTGAAATAAACGGGAAGTACCAAGTAGACTTCGCCTATGGAAGACGAGGCTCTGCTTTAACTACTGGTACAAAAATTTCCGGTGCGACTGTTCAAGCTGCAAGAAAAGTCTATGACAAACTTGTGCAAGAAAAGACCGGCAAAGGCTATCAAGAAATGATCGGAGGTAAAGCTGCTCCTACTATGAGTGTAACTGATCCTGCAGATACAGGTTTCAGACCACAACTCCTCAACGATATCGATGAGGATACTGTAGAAGCTTATATCAACGATCCTAATTGGTGTGCTCAAGAAAAGTATGATGGAAAGCGTAGAGGTCTTATAAGAAATGGTGCCTCACTAATAGGTACCAATCGCAAAGGACTGACCGTTTCCATCCCAGACAATCTTCAAAGTATTCTTCCGGAAGGAATTTATATTCTCGATGGAGAAGCTATTGGAGACAAGGTTGTAATATTTGATAATGTAATACCCGGACTCAGCTTTGAGGAGCGTTACAAGAAGCTTCGTGAAGAGTTTGTGTTTGATGGAGTATATGCACAACTAGCTCCAGTTGCTTGGACGAAGGAAGAGAAGAAAGCTTTGCTACAAAGACTGAAGGAAGATAATGCCGAAGGAATTGTGTTCAAGCGCAAGGACTCTAAGTACACTCCAGGAAGACCTAATTCACTAGGTGACCAGCTCAAGTACAAGTTTTGTGCAACAGCTTCTTGTATTGTGACAAAAGTGAATCAAGATAAAAGATCCATCATGCTTGCTGTTCATGACGGTAAAGGAAGAATCGCGGTAGGGAATGCCACGGTGTATCCTAATCAACAGATACCCAAGGTCAATAGCATAGTAGAAATCAAGTATCTTTACTACTTCCCTGGAGGCTCGTTATTTCAACCAGTACTCTTAGGTGAAAGAGACGATCTTGATGAGAAGGATTGTCATATCTCCAAACTCAAGGTAAAACGCGAAGAAGAAATTGAAGCATGAGTGAGAAGCATAACATATTCCACGGACAATTCGTAAAGAACATTTATGGAGAACTCGTACCTGCTACTACAGCAGATGCTACACGTTATGGAGAATTCAAGAAGGGAATCGTAGATGGACAAACCATCGAGATCTTCATGGAAGCCAACGTTGATAACGGTAGTGTACCTCAACTAGCAAAAATCCATGTATGTATTCGAGAACTTGCAAAAGAACTTGGCTACAGCTTTGAGGATATGAAGCTGGAGGTAAAAAGACAAGCCGGATTATGTGTAAGAAAACACTTAGGAGGCGACACCTTTATGGTGTGCAAATCTTTTGGAGACTGTTCCAAGGATGAACTAGCTCTTGCAATCGAGGCTATTATTGAGATCGGAGATACCGTGGGAATGAACTTGCGTTAATCAGCACCTTCTTCCGGAATCTCAATCTCTTCATCTTTCAAGAGATTCTGCTCTTTAGCAGCATTCTCAATCTCCCAGATCAGAATAGTCAAGGTGTGGATATGGTATTCAAACTCACTCTTGGCCTGCTCATTCTTGGCTAAAGCTTGCATAGCAGCAAGCAATTCAGAATGAGGCTTAGAGTTACCGTAATGAACAACAAGCTGCTGCAGTCTTGCATAAAAGCTACCAGGTATCTGGATGTTGATCTTCGCCTCGAAGGGTATGGTCTTTACGTTAAATTTCTTTGCCATGCTCCAAAGATAAGCATTATTCGCTAAACTTTACAAGTGTAAGATGAGCAATCTAGAAAGTGTAAACTTAGAAGAAGTACAGATGAAACTGTACGAGAGGTTAAAACCCTCAGGCTGGGGGGATAAGCTAAAAGGCTTTCTTCTCAGTGATGATTTTCACAAGATCCTGAAGAGTCTACTGGCAGAAGCAAGAGACAATCGCAGGTTTACTCCGGTGATCAAACAACTGTTTCGGGCATTTGAAGAATGTCCTTACAATGATCTCAAGGTAGTAATGATCGGACAAGACCCTTATCCTTATCCCGGGGTAGCGGACGGCATAGCTTTCTCATGCGGTAACGATGGAAAGGTACAAGCCTCTTTACGATACATGTTCAAGGAAATAGAAGACACCGTGTATCCTAACCAAGGATATACTTGGGATCCTGATTTGGCACGCTGGTCAAAACAAGGAATCCTAATGCTCAACATAGCTCTTACTACAACAATAAACCGAGTAGGTCAACACTATATATTGTGGCAGCCTTTTCTGGCATACTTGTTCGATATCTTATCGTTCAACAATCCAGGGCTTGTGTATGTGTTTATGGGTAAGAAAGCACAAGAGTGGGCTAAATCTATTCCTGATAACAACTGGAAGCTAATGTGTAGTCACCCTGCATCTGCAGCACATCAGAACCAAGAAAAATGGGACTCAGGTGACATCTTTAACAAGACAAGTGATCTTGTACTCAAACACTATAAATATCAAATCGTATGGTAAGAGACGACAGAGAAGAGCGTGCATATCGCATGCTCAAAAGCATAAAAGATCTTCGCCGCCTAGGTAAAGTCATATTCTTCATAGGCTGGGGAATCTGGTTATTGGAAACACTGATCTACATTGTAATGTATGGTTGGCATACAGGCCCCATAACATCTGTAGAAAAAGGATTGGACTATGCTACTGGAATGATCATGGTAGTAGGTATGGGTATCATGCTGAAGTCCATGTGGGACACTGATAAAATGCTTTTGGAGATTCTTGAAGAAGAACTAGAATGAGCAGTAAACCTATAGGTGTAGTCTGGTTTAATGGTAGAACCAACATCGGTATCGTCATGGGATATGACGCTATCGAGAAAAGACCAAAGGCCTGGATAAAAGATGTTGCCGGCTCCAACTTGGAATTTGACATTCAAGACATCATGGCTTGGGGTGCCAAGTTTCCGATAAGAGAAGCACACTCTTTAATCATGGGATTCGGGACGATTTTAGATCGTGCTTCCTGGACAACAGCTTTCTCAGTTGAGAATAAAGTAGACCAGGGCTCCCCCCAGGATGACTGACGTAGATCCCCAGCCGAACTTGAGCCATTTCTTATGACGCTCAGCAGCTTCAAGGTGCAGGTTGATCTCTTTGATCTCCTGCTCCTTTACCTCAATGATCTTATCCTTGAGAACGAGCTGTCCGTTCAGTTGAGATATCTCGTAATCTTTTTCTTTGATGAGAGTGTCTCTGTTGGCAAGCTTTGCGTTCGCTGTAGACAATAGTGTATCGCAAGCTCTGGCTTCAACCAAAGTTGCTGCAATATACTGGAGCTCCTTCACACCGTAACACTTAACGGTATCGGGATTTGGTTTTCCAGTTTGTGCGGATGATGCTGTCCAACTCATCAGGACTATTAGTGCTGTAAATAAACTTGATCTTATCACGGGTCTTGGATATTACAATGGGATCGATGGAAAGAAGACTATCGTAAGCCTTCTGGATTTTAGCTTGTCGAACATGACTAGAATCTATTCTAGTGTTCAGCACAGCTATTGAGTCCTCAAGAACTTTCTCCCGGTCTGACTCTACAATCACTTGAGGCTTGCGAAAGTAAATGATGGCAAGGAGAATAATGATTATCCCAATCAAGCTGCTATAAGCTATAAGATTGGCCTTATTCATTTTTACCCTCCTCCTGCACATTAGGTTCTTCGGAAGGCTCTTGTTTAATCTTCATCTGCTTGATGTTACTCACAGAGTAAGTGATGATCAAAGAAGTAATCATACCACAAAGGATACCTACTACAGTAGACAAGTTGCTGGAATCTGTGTACTTTAAACAAAGTGCTGCAGTTAACCAGAAGAACCCTACTGCTAGAAGTTTTCTCAGGGAGTGTCCTCCCGGCTTATTATTCAGGCCGTTGAAGAAGTCCTCAAAGAACTTCCAGGTACCAGGCATGTTTTCTTTCATCCATTTTCTCATAGCTCAAGCATTTAAAGTGAGCGATCTCACCCGCAAAGTATTAACTTTGGGAACCGCGGCTGACCGCGGGATCGATCGCAAATCCAGTCCCAGATACTGGTTTGATCAGCCCTTTTGTCTGGGGGTAGCTTATATAATATAGGCAAAAAACTGGACATCACCAAAAGATAATACCATGAAAAAGAGCTACAAGAAGCGTTTGGCTGAGGAGATGGTATCTCGATTTCGTAAAGAGTTCTATGCAACATTCGGAGTCTATCCTGTTGTAAACTACTCTTTTGACAAAGCAGGACTTCCTCGAATAACGCTGAAAATGCTAGAGCAGTTAGTCAACGATGTAATGGAGGAAGAGGATCCGCAATTTTATACTCCTATGGGTATAAGGCTAAGAACTCGGAAACGAGAAATAGTCATGTATCGTCAAGCTTTCTTAAAGATCGCATACGATATAGGATACGGACCATCTGTTTCGGCTACTCACATCGGCTACGATCATGCAACAGCTATTCACAGTAATAGACACATGGTGGCTCTCTTAGAAACCCATGATGTTCTAGCAACAAGAATCTATAATACCGTGATCAATGGCTACAAAAAGCGATTTAGTGATGATGGAGATGTTCAACAAGATAGCTCAGGCGAATCTGACACCGAATGAGTTCTATCTCTTGTATTGCATGAGAGAATCTGTAGGTGCTCTAAACATCAACATTCATAAAGAATTACACACACTTCAGCAAGCAGGTTGGATAACTGAAAACATGCAGCTGGAGCCTAAGGCGATGAGTATTCTCGCACAGGTAGAAAGTTTCTTCAAGATCCACAAGAAGAAGACCAGTACTCAACTGCTGGGAAAAGACTTTCTGGAAAACATGACTAAGTATAACGAGCTTTTTCCTAAGCGTAAAGCAGGGAGTGGTAAGTATATGCGGTCGAATATCAAAAACGTTGAGACCAACTTCAGATGGTTCTTTGACAACTACACTTATCCTTGGGAAGTTATCTTGGAAGCTACAGCACGATACATGGAACAACAACTGCGTGATAACTATAAGTTCACCAGAACATCCATGTACTTCATCCGGAAAAACGAGAAGAACATAACACACTCAGATCTTGCAGATTGGTGTGAAATTGTTAGCGCTGGAGATGATAATGATGAGCCTAAAATATTCAAGGAGAAGGTGGTATAACTAGCTGTGCATCAAGCAGATCTATGTGGATAAAACTACAAGAAATGTTTGGTCATGTCACAGCTTTTTACTACGTTTGCAGAGGAACCAAATCACCCGTTTTACGATGTTTTCCTAAGTGTACTCAACAGTACGCTCAGGGAATTGTCGCCACTAATTATGAGTCAACCAAACTATAGAAAGCGTAAGTGGAGATCTCAGAAAGAGTCCTATCAAGAAGCTCTCGATTATATGCGAGGGCGACAGAATGGGACAATCACGAGTATAAAGACTCCGTGGAAGAAGTTTAACGATGCCATTGCTGACGGCATAGAATGGAACTCGACAACAGTAATAGCGGCAAGACCTGGAACCGGTAAGACTCTTATCAAAGACCAGATTATCCGTGAAGCGTTTGCACTAAATAAAAGCACATCATTCCGCGTGCTTGAGTTTAGTCTTGAAATGGTGGGAAGAGTCTCTGCTATGAGATCCTTTTCTTCGTTCATCGGAAGAGCGTATAAATATCTGTGTAGCGCTGATGGTGTTATCACGGATGAAGACATGGCTAAATGCTATGCTTATGCGAAGAAGATGATTGAACATCCGATTGACATAATCGATGAGCCATGTACTGTCACAGAGTTCCGAGAAACGATTGCGGAATACATGGACGCACACTCTGTCCAAAAAGTTGATAAGGCTGGAAAGTCTTATAAGGAATACACCAAGACAATTATCACTCTCGATCACTCATTACTACTCAAGAAAGCTCCCTTTGAGAAAGATAAACATGATACTCTATTTGCACTCGGAGAAGCACTCACAGATCTCAAAAGAAAGTACCCAATAGCGTTTATAGTCCTGAGTCAACTCAACCGTGACATCGATCGTCCCGAAAGGAATGAAGATGGAAAATACGGTAACCACATCTTGGAATCTGACATCTATGGTTCAGATGCTCTCTTACAACATGCAGATACGGTTGTAGGAGTAAACAGACCTGCAAAACAGAAGATCCAGTTCTACGGAGTAGAGCGATACATAATCGAAGATCTCAGTGTGCTAGTCTTCCACTTCATTAAAGCTCGTAATGGTGATACCAGAATGAGTTTTATGCGAGCAGAGTTTGACAAGATGCAAGTATCTGAAATGGATACGCCACCAACACAAGAACGAAAAATAACAACTAGATCATGAGTGGTATACAAACAACCGAAAAGCCGGAGGACAAAAAGGAAAGAATGAAGCTGCTTCGTAAGCTTCACGAACCTACCTTCGAAAAGCTGGGAATACCAGATGCTTTATTTATTCCGAAGCTTGCCTATAAACCGGCAGGGAAGAACGAGCTATACTTAGCATTCTTCGCAAGTGAACTTGCAAAAGGACAGGACATCTACACAGAGTTTGCGGACGCTGAGTATGAGCCTCAAGATCCTGAGAGAAGACTTTATAAATGGCGCTACAATCCTAATTACAAAGAGGAATACGAAGTACTCGATGGTAAGGGTATTGTGCGTTACCTGATTCCAACAGCAGAACTTATCCTGGTGAAAGCTAATCCGCCGGAAACTCTTGTTGAGGAACATGCTACTGGCCAACTCCAGTTATTTGCTGGGAGTGAGAACAAAGCTCCATCAATGCAAGAAACTAAAGGAGATCTTCCTTTAAAAGAAGCAACCGTTAGAGATCTTGCTGCTATACTCTGGAAGCAACCAGTAAGTAATAAGCAATGGATTAACGAGATGATAACAAAAGCCCTAGCATGAGTAAGGAAAAAACAGAAGCACCAAAGATTGTGCTACCAACAGCAAAGGTCGCTGCGGCTCACCAAAGCCCGAAGAACCTTATCGTATTTTCCAAGCCTAAAGTAGGAAAGACAAGCTTGTTTGCGCAATTGCCAGACTGCTTGATTCTTGACTTGGAACATGGTACAGATTACGTTGACGCTATGAAAATCAAAGCGAACACCGTAGAGGAGATCAAGGAAATCGGAGACGAGATCATTCGTCAAGGAAGACCTTACAAATACGTAGCAGTAGATACTATTACAGCATTGGAAGAGATGTGTGTTCCTTATGCTGAACTTATTTACTCGCGCACCTCAATGGGTAAAAACTGGTACACAAAGTTGAAACCAGAGTACGGATCTATTCTTAACATGCCCAACGGAGCAGGATATCCTTATCTTCGTGAAGCATTTACAAAGATGATCGAGTACATCAAAACCTGGGCACCAAGAGTGATCTTAATCGGGCACATTAAAGATGTGATGCTTGAGAAAGCCGGTGCAGATTTCAACAGTATGGACTTAGATCTTACTGGTAAACTCAAGAGGATTACAACCTCTCAATCTGATGCCATCGGATACCTTTACAGAAAAGGCAATCAGAATATCTTAAGCTTCCGTACTAGTGACGAAGTAGCTTGTGGAGCAAGACCAGATCACTTGAGAAATCAAGAGATCGTTATCTCCGAGATGACAGACAAAGGTCTGATCACACACTGGGATAAGGTATACATCGATTAACCATCAACGTCAATATCATGTTAAACACGAAAGACATCAAGACCGGAGGAAGCTCGACTCCTAAAATACTGCAGCCAGGCAACCAAACTTTGACTATCCACAGTGTAGAACTGGAGGAGTTCAAGTTTAAACCAGGTGGCCTACACATCGTACTTCACTGTGAAGGAGAGGATATGGGAGAAGATTTTGAAGGCTTCTTCATTGATAAGGCAAACGAATCTCTTGGTCGTTACAAGGGGCAAGTGGGTCGAATCAAAGCAAGCGAATACGCATTCGCTGATGGAACAACCAAATCTGGTATCCCGGTAAGCCGTGACCAGGACATGCTCAAGTTCTTGAAAACACTCTGTATAGAGCTTGACTGTCTATCTTGGTTGGAAGATCAAGATGGAAAACATCCTACCATCGAGTCACTCATGAGAAAATTCAATGAGGACAAGCCTTTCAAAGGTAAGTGGATGAATGCCTGTGTAGCAGGTAAAGAATATTTGAACAAAGAAGGTTACACTAACTACGACTTGTTCCTTCCTAAGTTCAGCAAAGCTGGAGTACCTTTCGAAGGTGTCGGCAAAGCTAAAGACAAAGTCATGAAGTTCAACCCGGCTGATCATATCCGCAAGAAAAACGTGGAGAATGTATCAAGCTTCGAAGGAGGAGAACAAGCTGACAGCTCTAAAGTAAGCAGCGACTTCAAGCTTTAATCTGAGTGAAACAATAATAAAGGGAGGGCCGCAAGCTCTCCCTTATTTTTATATTATGCTAAGAACACGATCTCTCATAGCAAATCTTAACGAAGTACCGAGAGAATGGGTATTCGAGTACTACTTGAAGCTTAGCGAAAAGCTGTCTGGTCAAGACATAAAGATCACATCTGTGTTCAATCCTACGGAGAAGAACCCATCGATGTTTATCTACTACGCCAAATCAGCTGGAGCCTACAAGTTCAAAGACTTTTCCTCACAGGATCGGTCTGGAGATGGTGTTACTCTTGTGCAAATGATGTTCAGTCTTACCACTCGTGGTGAGGCTGCTCATAAGATTATCGAAGACTATAATCAGTGGATGTTGAACAACAAAGAAGATTATAGCTTACGAGAATTTAAGATCCGAGCCAAGTACAAGGTAACAGAGTTTACCGCACGGAGCTGGAATACTCTTGATAAAAACTACTGGAACAAGTATAAGATAGGCTCCAAGGATTTGGAGTACTACAATGTACAGCCTCTAGAGTCATACAAGATGACCAAGGAAGAAGACGGTGAGTTAAAAGAGCTCGTAATAAAAGGTCAGTATATCTATGGCTACTTCCGAAACGATGGTAGCTTGTATAAGATCTACCAGCCGAAAGTAACAGACAACAAATTCATCAAAGTAAAGGAGTACATACAAGGAACAGATCAGCTAACGTATCAGAAAGAATACCTGGTTATCTGCAGCTCACTTAAAGATATGATGGCTCTCAGAAAACTGGGATATGCCAACGTAGAACAAGTAGCTCCAGACAGCGAAAACACACTCATCGGAGAACATGTAATCACAGCATACAGACACAAATACAAAAACGTGTGCACATTGTTTGATAATGATGAAGCTGGAATAGCTGCCATGAAGAAATACAGTGACCGGTATGGTATGAACTACGTGCACCTGGAAATAGAGAAAGACATTTCAGATGCCATAAAAGAGCATGGTCTGGATAAAATCCGGGAAGCTGTCACTCCGTTACTACGCAAAGCTCTCAACATATGAGTAACAAGATCTATGTAGGAATAGACATCGGAAAAGACGGTGCTATCGCAGCAATACACGATGGAAAAATCGTGACATGGCCCATGCCAAAAATAAAAACTGAGCTTGATTACCATGAGCTCAGTCGCATCTTATCAAGGATGTGTAGTGATTCGGAAAAACCTCACATAGTATTTGAAAAGCTAGGTGTAATATTCGGATCATCTAAGCAAACGGCTTTCTCTATGGGGAATCAAGCCGGTGCTGTAGAAATGAAGTGTATCTGTCAAGGCATTCCTTACACAAAAGTTAATGCTAAAGACTGGCAGAAGACAATGTTTCAAGGCGTGGAAGAAATCTCCAGGCCAAGCAAGACCGGTAAAACATCTGTGAGAGACACTAAAGCTATGGCTTTGGTAGCTATCAAGAGATTGTTTCCGGACCTTAAACTCACCTTTGGTGAAAAAGCAACAAAGCCTCATGACGGTCTTATTGATGCAGTACTGATGGCAGAATATGCACGCAGAAACAATTTGTAGTATGATACCTGAACACGTCGATTACGACTATGACACTCTGCTAGGAATGCTTAATTCTGAAGATCAGGAAAACGTTGTACTCGCTCTCACAAGCCTTGAGAACATAGAAGTCTTACCTAATATCGTTAAGACCTTATTGCTACGTAAAGAATCAGCAGCCGGGATAGGTATGTGGAATACGCATGCTCCAACCGTAGTAAATGTCATGAAGGAAAATGGTATACCCTTTGACTCCACAGTGACATTCAAGCAGATTTCTGAAGCAGGAGTAACTCACAAGGCTCCAAAAGAACATGTACAATTATTGGTAGAGCGTATCAATACTCAGGTATTAAAAGATCTTCGAGATATAGGATACGACTACCTCAAATCAATAGAAGTAAAGCTGGACTATGCAGACTAAAGACGAAAGCCTGGCTAAAGCCGGCAAGGATTTGATGATGGAAGAACCGTTCTACGGCCTCTTCTTAATCATGCTCAACAAAAAGTGGAGCAAACAAGTACCCACAGCAGGGGTATGCCTCTCTGGAATCAACTACAATTTGTTGATCAACGAGGAATTCTGGAAGAGCTTGGCAGTTCCTCACAGAAAAGGATTGCTCAAACACGAGCTCCTGCATATAGGCTTCTTTCATCTTACTGACTACAGTCATTTTGATGATAAGGAGCTAGCCAACATCGCCATGGACTTGGAAATTAACCAGTACATCAAAGATGATTATTTACCACCAGGAGGACAGAAGCTGGATCTTTATCCAGAGCTGAATCTTGAACCCAAGAAAGGTACACACTACTACTACGAAAAGCTTAAGGAAGCTAAGGAAAAGGGTAATTGCCCTAACTTGAATATCCAGCTAGCCGCTATGGCTGCAGGAGAAGGCGTGTGCACTTGCCAAGGACCTGGTGGTCCAGAAGATATTAATTTACCTGATCATTCCTCTTGGAACGCCAGTGATTTGGATGAAGCAACACAAAAGCTTATCCATAACCAAACTAAGCATGTGTTAAACGAGGTAGCAGAACAGATTCAGAAAAGCCGCGGCACTGTTCCCGGTGAATTTGCAAGCATCTTGGAAAAGCTTAATCACATCGAGCCTCCAAAGTTTGATTGGAGAGGTTACTTAAGACGATTTGCTGGAGGATCTGTAAAGATCTTCACCAAGAAAACTCGTCGTAAGTATAACAAACGATACGAGGACAATCCTGGTCTTAAGATAAAACCGAAAAGACATGTTCTCGTAGCACTAGATACATCCGGTTCTGTAAGTGATAAAGAACTCTTGGAGTTTATGCAAGAGATCCATCACATCTACAAAACAGGAGCTGATGTAACTGTAGTGCACGCTGATGCCGCTATTCAAAAGATAGAAGCATACGACCCCAAAGCAGAGTACAAAATCTATGGTCGAGGTGGAACCAGTTTTGACCCGGTTGTAGACTACTACAATGCAAACACCAGAAAGTACAGCTGTCTTGTTTACTTAACAGATGGCGAAGCTCCAGCACCGGAAACTGTAAAGGGCCGTGTGTTGTGGGTGCTTTCTACACAATCAAACGAAACAGATCATTTACCAGGAGCAACCATCAAGTTAAATTAGCATGAGCAACGTACAAAATCAAGTAAGCCTGAACATCGATGAATTGAAAGGGTTCATGGCCCACATTATTAGCAACAACCGATTCCTGCAGGAACAAGGGAAAAACTCTGTTTCCGTAGAGGTAATCGGTGAGTCAGGGATCGGAAAGACTAGCTCTATCCTCCAGATGGCAAACGAACAAGGTTTAAACTTTGTAAAGTTAAACCTTGCGCAGATCGAAGAGCTTGGTGACTTAGTAGGATTTCCTATTCGCCAGTTCCAGCTCTGCAAAACAGGAACAAATGTAACCTCTACTCCGGTATCCTCCAGCAAAGTGGAAATGCAAAAGGTCAAAAAGACTGTGCCAAAGGAGGTGACCCGTATGGAGAAGCAACAGGTCCAGGAGTTCGAGGTGAAGGTTACCAAGAAACAAGTGCTGGAAAACGGGCGCTTCGTTACAAAGGAAGTCGAAACCAAGGTGCCTAAGCTTGTTGAAAAAGAAGTGCCGGTGACAATCACTGAAATGGTTGAAATGGAAGTGGAAGAACCGGTGACTATCCAAGGAGAAGTCGGAATCGTAGATGTAGTATCTATGAACTCCAACGAATGTATCTGGGCAGATGAACATGCTGTAGAAGAGTATGTAAAGCGAGGATACGAATTCACTGGTCAGAAGCGTATGTCGTACTGTCCGCCGGAATGGATTGCAGACAAACAAGGAGGAGGAATCCTTATCTTGGATGACTGGAATCGTGCAGACATCCGATTCATTCAGGCCGTAATGGAATTGGTGGATCGCCAAGAGTACATCTCCTGGAAGCTTCCAAAGGACTGGCACATCATCCTTACTGCGAATCCGGATAACGGAGACTACTTAGTAAATACCATCGATACAGCTCAGCGTACACGCTTCATTAGCGTTAATCTGAAGTATGATGTCGAGGTTTGGGCTAAGTGGGCTGAGATGTCTCAAATCGACACTCGTTGTATCAACTTCATGTTGATGCATCCAGAACTGGTGAACAGCAAAGTAAATGCTCGTTCTATCACGAACTTCTTCAACAGTATCAGCTCTATCCCTAAGTTTGAAGAACAGCTCCCACTGATTCAAATGATCGGAGAAGGATCTGTAGGAATAGAATTCTCAAGCATGTTTACAAGCTTCATCAATAACAAGCTTGATAAAATGCTTAGCCCTAAAGATATTTTGCTTCATGATAACGAAGCCTATATCATGGGTGAACTGAGAAACACAATTGGTCGTGGTAATGATTACCGAGCAGACATCGCGAGCATCATGGGTACTCGTATCATTAACTACAGCCTTTATCACGCAGAAAAGGTAGGTATTACTCAGAAGGAAATCGATCGCTTAACGCGTCTGGTAACAGATGAGGAAACCTTTGCCAACGATATAAAGTATCATGTGGTGAAGAAGATCCTCAATGGCAACAAGCAGAAGTTCCAGAAGATGATGACCAACCCGGAAGTTGTGAAAATGGCAATGAAATAAAGACACTATGCTAAGAGAACTTTTCAAGAAGCAAATCGTCATCACGGATATCACACAAGAAGGTATCCAGTTTACCACTCGATTGGCTTTATACAAAAGCGAACTAGCAGAAGGAGCAATTTCTGAAGTGCTGGCTGATACTACAGAGTATCAGTTCAGCGCCTCAGATAAAATCTTCTTCATGCCGGGATGTACTGTCCCACGCTTTAAGGTAAAACAATTGTGTGAGGCTACGGGAATGTCCGTAGGTAAAACCCCGGATAATGCTACGGTAATTATCAAGGGTGATAACACCGAGCAAGAAATTGTTCAAGAAGAATATATCTCACAATACATCACAGTGGAAGAGTGTCTTAACTGGATAGATAAAAACTACTCAGTAGGAAATCTTGGAACCTTGGCTATAAAGCAAGAGCTTTCCAAAGATGACACATTCGACCTGGTTGTACTTTATGGCTACAATGTTCAGAGAGCAGTGAGAACTGGAGCAGCGGATCAAAACTATCGTTGGGTTAAGCAAACTGTAAACAGTCCTACTAACAGCATGCACGTTTGGATTTCTGAAGATAAAAAGCTCAGAGATTTCGACAAGATCCTGGACACGATGAAGCCGATTGTCTACCAGAATAATCTTTTGGCCATCATTAACTCATCCAATGTAATGACGGAAGAGATGTATCATGAAGCAGTCAAAATGTTTGAGTCTGAGGATAATAACAATCATGTGTTAGCAATGGAGCTTATGGCTAATTGCGATTACCAAAAATCCGCTATATATTTGCTGCTCCTACTCAAGAACCACTCATCACAGATCAATAACCGCAAGGAAAAAGATCATGTCAACTTCCGCTCACTCTGCAGTTTCTTCGATATTAGTACCGGCGAGTCTTTAACACTAGATGAAGTAATTGAAATCTGCACCAGGATTAATGCCATAGGTACAGAAGAATTACCACTCTTGATGAAGCTTGTAAAAGAGGACATGTCAGATGATTTATCATCTACATTCTTCCGGGTAAAAGATATCGAACCCAATGATGATCTCACTGAAGCAATCGAAAGAGCAGACCGAATCCGTCAAGCCAAGTTAGCATCTCAAACAGCAGCTCCTGTAACTGAAAAAGCAGAAACTAATGAATGAGACAGCTGTAGATAAAAGATTACTCGAGGACGAGTTCTATGCGAATAAGTTCTTCATGAGCTATTCTGGCCTTAACAAGCTTGTTTATGCTCCTCAGCTGTTCTATAAACATTATGTTCTTAGACAGCGTGATGATGAAACTACACCGGCGTTACTACAAGGAAAGGTGATACACTGCCTACTTCTTGATAATGGTAGCTTCGATAAACAGTTTCTATTGTTACCCGGTAATATGCCGAGTGACAATCCCAAAAAGGTAGTAGAAAAGATTCTCACTCACTACCTAGAAAATCCACCGGCAGAAGGAGAAGTAAATCTTCCACCGAACCTGGCTGATTACAAGGACAAAATCCTAGAGATTCTCAAGGAGATAAACCTGCACCAATCCCTTAAAACGGATGAGCAGCGCCTTGAAAAGATCTTGACAGATGCCAACAAAGAATACTTCCAGTTCTTGCTTAAGCGAGAAGGAAAAGATATTGTTGACATTCCCACGCTTGAATACTGCACTGAAGTCGCAGAGCTACTCAAACAGCACCCAGAGGTTAATGATCTGCTCGGCATATCAGCCGATGCAGAAACTGTACAGGTGTTTAACGAGCTTCCTATTCACGCAGAAATCGAAGGTTACTCTTTCGGAGTAAAAGGTATCTTGGACAATGTGAAGGTAGACTTCGAACAGAAGCTTATCCGGATCAATGACCTAAAGACAACGAGCAAATCGTTGACCGACTTTAAAGAGACCATAGACTTCTGGAACCTATGGATGCAAGCTGCCCTGTACGATATCATGGTAAGACATGAATTCCTACGTAGTAATGGTATCGATGAGTCTGAATGGCGAATCGAGTTTACCTTTATTGTTGTAGACAAGTACAGACAGGTATATCCTTTCCGGGTATCACCTGAAACTATGCAGCAATGGAAGGAAAAGCTTGATGGTAAACTTAAAGAAGCAGAGTGGCATTACACAAGTAGGAGATATGACTTGCCGTACGAATTAGCGACAAGCCAAGTACTACTTTAACCACAAGCATTTATGTCAAGACTACAATCCTTGTATCGAGATTACGTGCAGAAGAGCAGGATCTTCCTCTATCCAGCTCTGGATATGAAACGCGGTCATAGCGTTACACCTATCCAAACGTATGCAGCATGGCAGAATCAATACACATTTGACCAGTGCAAGCTGGTGTGTGTGTATCACATGCGAAAAGATGAGGAATTCCGTCAGTATGAGAAGCAGAGACTCTTGGGACATCCCATGTTCTTTGACTTTAAAATGACGGATGATGACAAGGGCGTCTACATATTTGATTTCAGCAACATAAAAGCCGACTGGGAGAACTTCCTAGCTGGTAAATATTCGAAGCTCAGTCCGGATCTCAAACGAAAGATCCGGGCTTTCTTCGGAGCTAGTAACCTTGGTTATATCGACAGCTTTCTATACCCAGAAAGATACTTCAAGCTCTATGCAGAACTCTTGACCACAAGGCGAGAGGACGAAATAGAGATGCAAGGTATCCTCAAAAGTGTAGGAGAGTTATGCTCGAAACCTAACCTGGAGCTGGAGAATCTCATAGCAAACGTAAAAGATTTGCGCATGAACCAGAAAATAGCTTAAATTTGCCGAAACCAACATTTGTAACGTATGTCACAATCACAATCAATGATGCTGATCACATCTTCGTGGGGAGAGAAAAAGACATTTCGCCTCATGCCGATCGATTTAAACTGCCCCTTCACAGAAGGGATCTATGACCCGGACGGAAAAGTACTGGTCATGATCTCCAAAGACAAAAAGGAAAGCTTCCACATGCTGGCTAAGCTTGACGAACAAGGAGATCCATTAAAACTGAAACGGCCACGTGCTAACATGAAGCCGTTTCCTGAAGAACGAAAAGCGCTGGAGACATATCAAGAACACTACATCTCAGAGACAAAAGAAATTGAACAAGTAATCTCGATGTTTGCGGTGAACAAGGAAGACTATGACTACAAGTCAATCATGGCTGGTCTAGTTACACCAGAAGTACCAAAGTTGAACTTGGTTCAACCGTAAAACACATTAGAATATAAACACAAGGCAGAGCTCATCACTCTGCCTTTTTTATCTATACGCATGAATCACTGGGTACATGACTATGAAACTTTGAGCAATTGCTTTGTAGCTGTCTTCGAACACTACAAAGAAGATTCTCGTAAGATCTTTGTTGTACACAAGCTGATGAATCACTTGCCAGAACTCATAAAGTTCCTCGAGCAAAATGCTACCAATGGTGAATGGCATATCTCTTTCAATGGTCTAGCTTTTGACTCGCAGATTACGGAATACATCCTTAGAGAAAAGGATATACTACTGCAGTCTGAAGTTGAAGACGTAGCTAAGGCAATCTATGCTAAAGCTCAAGAAGTAATCGATCGTCAAGAAAGAGGAGAGTGGTCAGAGTATAGTGAACGAGACCTGAAGATAAAACAGGTGGATGTTTTCAAACTTAATCACTGGGATAATCCAGCCAAGAGATCCTCTTTAAAGTGGATACAATACACCATCGATTGGGAGAACATGCAGGAAATGCCTATACATCACTCCACATTTATTACAACGGTGAAAGAAATCAGCAAGATTATCGATTACTGTTGTAATGACGTAAAGTCTACCAAGAGGATAATGCAGTTAAGTGCTGAGCAAGTGAATCTCAGAAGCACGCTTACAGCTGAGTACAATATCCCATTGTATAGTGCATCAGAGCCACGTATCTCGAAAGAGCTATTCTTACTTTTCTTAAGTAAGCGTACTGGCATTCGAAAATACGAGCTCAAACAAATGCGGACCAACAGAGAACGTATTAAGGTAAGCGACATTTTGCTACCTTATATAAAGTTCAACCGGCCGGAGTTCCAAGATCTTCATGAGGCCTACAAGAAACTCATCATAAATCCAGCAAGGATAAAAGGAGCTTTCAAGTATGTAGCTAATCATAAAGGTGTCAAGACTGAATATGGCCTAGGTGGTTTACATGGTGCTACAAAAAGCGGGATATACCAGTCCGATGACAAGATGATTATCATGACGTCGGATGTAACGAGTTTCTATCCCAACCTGGCTATCAGAAATAAATGGTCGCCAGCTCATCTTCCAAAGGAAGAATTCTGCGAGCTATACGAGTGGTTCTTCGAAGAGAGAAAGAAAATACCTAAGAAGGATCCGAAGAACTATGTATACAAGATCATCCTTAATGCGACATATGGTTTATCAATTGAGCCTAACTCGTTCTTGTACGATCCACAGTTCGGAATGCAGATCACCATTAACGGTCAACTGTTATTGACTATGCTGTATGAAATGCTCTCGGATGCTATTCCGGGATCCATACCGCTGATGCAAAATACAGATGGTCTGGAAATGATAATCCCTGTCGAGTATAAGGAAAAGTACATGGAAGTCTGTGCAGAATGGGAGAGAATAACAAAGCTCCAGTTGGAGCACGATGAATACAAAAAGCTAGTACTAGCTGACGTGAATAACTACATCGCTGTTTTCAAGAACGGCAAAACCAAGTGCAAAGGTCGTTTCGAGTTCGAAGGTTTAGCTCTACATAAGAACAAGAGCCAACTAGTGATTCGTAAGGCCTTATATGATTATTTTGTCAACGATATTCCACCAGAAAAGCACTTAGCTGGTAACAAGAATATCTTTGACTATTGCGCCGGAGTAAAGATCAAAGGTGATTGGATGTTCCAGCAGACATGCATTAGGAACGGTCAAGTTACTTATGAACCTTTACAGAATACAATCAGATACTTCATCAGTAACACCGGATGTAAGATTATCAAGGTAAACAAGTCAGACGGGCGCCAGATACAATTGGAAGCAGGTCCATGGATGCAACAGGTATACAATCAAACTGACAGCAGGAAGTGGGAAGACTATGATATCGATGAGAAGTACTATCTGGATTACATCTACAAGGAGATAGCTAATATCGTACCGCGCAAAACAAACCAACAATATCAACTAACGTTTGAATAATGGCAACAACAAGAAAGAAGAAGTCAACAAAGCCAGTAGCTAAGTTTGACGCAGTAAATCGCCCGCAACACTATGCGGGTACCAAGATCGAAGTAATAGACTTCATCGAGGACAAGGAACTAGGTTTTCATCTCGGTAATGCTGTGAAGTACATCGCACGTGCCGGAAGAAAAGATCCATCTAAAACTGTAGAGGATCTCAAAAAGGCTCAGTGGTATCTGAACCGTCATATCGACAACCTCACAAAGAAGTAACATGCCTAAAAGAACAGGTTCTGTAACCAAAGAGTTACTGATAAATGCACCATTGCCGCAAGCTACGGCAACATATACTGTAATACCACATGACTTTGTTATAAGCAGTGTGGAGCAGGAGCTTAAGGCCGCCGGTCTTGAGATCGAGCAAGAACTGTACAAAGCTACAGACAGTGCTCAAGTCGCCTCTGGAGTACTTCACCTTAAACAAGGTGAAGACCAGGAGATGCGTATGATGTTTGCTTGGGCAAACTCATATGATAAATCGATGCGCTTCAAGTGTGCAATCGGAGGATACTTACCTCAATCAGGAAGTATCCTCGTTTCAGGAAATATGGGCTCGTGGGGAAGGAAGCATACCGGATCTGCAGCTCAACAAACTCTTGAAACAATCAAACATCAGATCCATTCTGCAGACATGTATTATACAGAGTTGATCAATGATAAGGCCGTTATGAAGAATGTCCTTGTACCAGAACGCAGAAAAGCAGAGGTGCTGGGAATTCTTTACTTCGAACACGGGTTACTTACCGGTGAACAACTTGGTATAATCAAGCAGCAACATAAGAATCCTTCATTCAGCTACAACGCGGATAAGGACAGCCTATGGACACTGTATTGTCATGTCATATACTCTCTTCAAAGATCTCATCCTAAGAACTGGTTGGATCAGCAAAGACTGATTCACTTCTTCATGACGGATATCTTCGACATCTATAACCATGTTCAGGAACCTGCGCCTGCAGTTCAATCTGTACCGGAAGTAGATCCTCGACAGATTACTTTAGATCAAGCAATCGCTGAAGTTGAAAGCAATGGTCAGGGAGAGATACAAAACTAAGTATGCAAACTACAAGAGGGAGAACAGCCTTAAAGGCTGGGCTCTCCACTTGTGGTTAGTACTTATCTCTTTAATGTATCCGGAAAAATATGAGCGAAGTAGTAGGCAGCATAATAGTCCAGGAACCGCACATCCGGTTCGATGGAGAAGTTCCGATGAAAGTCCTCCTACAATTGATGACGACGCTCCTACCTGATGGAGATTGGTCAACATACACCTTTTACTACGATCTAAGAGTAAACAGTAGTGCATCCGGAGAATATACAAGACTCTCAATGTATCACACTGTCGAGATTGGATTTAAGGATAATGGTGAGTGGGTAGAAATCGGAGCAGAAAAAAAGTTAAACCAAAGACCTTGGTATAGCACGCCTGGTAACAGAGTGCATATCTGGGTCAAAATATATAAGATATGAAAGACATCTTAGGAGCTGTGGAAGAATTCCACGACAAATTCCAGATCGAGAACGGCAAAGAACCCATTCTTCTGCCGGATGACGACTTCATGTTACGTCATCGCTTGATGAAGGAAGAAAATGATGAATACATCGAAGCCTGCTGGAACGGTGATATTGTAGGTGTAGCCGATGCTTTAGGTGATCAGTTGTATATCTTGTGCGGAACAATATTAAAGCACGGCCTGCAACACAAGATTCAAGAAGTGTTCTGGGAAATACAACGTAGTAACATGAGTAAACTCGGAGAAGATGGTAAGCCTATCTTTCGCGAAGATAAGAAGATCCTCAAGGGACCTAATTATACTCCACCAAACATTGGCAAAATACTATTTCCGGAAATAGCAAACAATGAGTGAGTTCATCAAGATGGGCGATGATCGTTGTCCAGTATGTGCATCACAGTTAGATGCTGTACAAAGTATAGAGAATCCGGAATACAAGCCTTCACCAAAAGATCTTACGCTGTGTGTTTACTGCGCAGCAATACTGGTTTTCGAAGATGATATGGCTTTATCAGAGTTTCCTCCTGTAGTATTCGATACCTTAGATGAAGAGACCAAGAAAAAACTCTTGGAAGGTATCACAGCAATATTCAGACTTTCACCACCCAAAACACGAGATCACCACCTCAAACGTATTGAAAACCTCAAGAAATATGCAAGCCGAGTATCAGAGTAAAACAATTTATGTGACTCATGTCTCTCAAGACAAGTCGTACGTCATTGCCTCTTATAACGAAGACAAGAGTAAACAGTTCAAAGTAGACACCAAAGATCTGACCAACATTGATCAGACCTTAAAAGCAGAGCTTGAGAAAAAGGGGCATTAGCCCCTTTTTTTTCTCTAGTCGGTGAGACGACAAAGATGTTATCTCATCTTGCTGCTCCCAGAGGAAAGCGTAGGATTATTCTTGATGGCTGTAACTGGATCAATTGAACCACCTGTTAGACCGAGAGACTTCCAGAAGGTAGTCATAAGCTTAGATCCTCCCTCTTTTTGCCACTCGTATGGACCAGCATCTTTCTGATAATAAGCATAAGGGTTACCAGTCATCTCCATGTAGAGGTATTCTAGCATTTGCTTATACGATTTCAGCGTAGGACCGTATCCGATCGATGTAGCATCAGTGAAAGTCTCGTAGTAATTGTCAAGACCAAAGCCCATCCAAGGAATGAAAGCTTCGTTCTCAGCCCGCACTTGAAGAGTCATCAATAAGGCATGGTTCATTAACCACCCTCCCATATTGAATGGGTGTTCTGGATCTTCTGGTACAAGACCGAAGAAAGGAAGATTACCACTGCGCTTACGAAGTTTTTCATAACGTTCTGGATCTGTAGGATCCCATCCTAACATTGGAGCAACAACCATCAATAGAGCTATAGCCGCCATTACCTCGACAAGGGTCTTTTTAAGCGCTGCACGCTCTTCTGGAGTCATATGCGGAAGATTCTTCCCACCAAACTCAATCGTGCGCCACAGAGTCTTTAACGTGGTAACATAATAACCTTCATGGATGTCACCCATTCCAGGGTTAACACGACCTCTTTTGGCTCCAAGAATAGATCCTGAGTATCCCCAGCGATTAACAAACATCGTGGTAAAGAAACGCTTCAAGAAAGAGATGTGTCGGAATGCTAAATAACGCTGTGCTTCCGGTTGATCAAACTTAGAATATGCTCCGTTCAGATTCATAGTAACAGAGTGCACTCTATTCTTGAAAGCTTTGTACTTACCATTATTGATAGTTATCTCCTTACCAGCTTTAAGCTTTCCGCTAATTTCTTTTCGCAGATCTTCCTCTGACATGTTGAACTTAGCAGCAAGCGAAGCCATGGTATCACCTTCCTGAACAGTATATTCAGTAGGAATGTTTGACCATCTTACATCAATACCATCTTTAAGTCTAAGCTGACCATCTCTAGTTTCCCAGGCATCCATGTAATAAATCTCTTTACCCTTCATGTCAACCTTTTGCTTATACATCATACCTGCAAAAAGTTGAGCTGTAGCTTGCATCTCGGTCCATTTACGGAAGTTCATAAGCCAACTGAAGTTAACAGCATCATGCATGAAAGTACGAGACATTGACTCTGGAAGCTTATCTTCAGCTCTTTCACGAATAGCATCAAAAGAATCTAGAATCTGCATGTTCAAAGGCTTAGGTCCTCTCGTGTAGATCTGAGAACTTATTTGAGCCATGGTATTAAAAGACCATCCTTCACCTTTACTCATAGACACAGCATCTACATCAATACCCCCTGCCATATGAATCATAGCTTGCCACTTTGCACCGATGGCATTCTTTACAGCGGAAGGAATGTTCAAAGCAAAGAAACTGAATGCTGCACGACCCATGATAATGTTACTTGCATTCTGTAACCAAGGCATATCTTTTGTAAACCCGGCATCAACCTGTCCTTCGAACTCACGCTCGATGAAATTGTTCACTGCAGCTTGACGAGTGTAGCGTCCTTTCTTATTCAGATAAGTGACAACTCCACGGTGTATAAAGTTGAACTTATTGATGCGATCCATTTGCTTAGCAAGATTCTTAGGATCATTCACAGTAGTCTTTAACGCTTGAGCAACAGGGTTGATCTCAACAAGCTTCTTGTGACGTTCAGCCGAGAACATATAACGCATCAGTGACTGATTAACATCTACTGATGTGTCATCAATATCGATATCATAGAGACCGCTGATTGGGATACTTGCAATCTCGTTATCGAACATGTCTGCACGAACTAGTACTGCATCATCTTCCCAGTTGTACTCGGATCCTTTTTGATCTTTAGCTTTGCGGAAGAAGTTCTTAACGCGTTCCACCATGATCTGAAGGAAAGGGAAATTCTTTTCACCTAGTCCTCCGGCAATCACCTTCAGCTTTTTAGTACGAACAACTTCCAGAGCATTCTTACGGTAACGAGGAATATCTAGGTATAAACGATTCTTATAGCCGAGACTCTCCTGGTTCTTAAGATGATGTTCTTTCATCTTCTCGAGAATAGCGTAATGCTTAGGATCAGTCTTCGACATTTGCATATACTCATGATCGATGTAAGGACTATCAGCCACATCTGTTCTAGGTAAGAAGTTACCTTGGTTATCCACGGTTACTCCAACCACTCTTTCTGTACGATACTGAGGTTTTACAACCCGAGCATAATATTTAAGTGAGGGTAATCCGTCAATGATTTCTGACGTACCATCTTCTCTCTTGATCTCTGTCTGTTCGTAAAATTCTTTCTCAACTGGTCGGACGACATTCCAGGCATAGATTCTTTCCCAGATCTCTTTCTGTTGACCAGACTCTTTATCATAAACGGTCTTGCGTATGTGGTTATTCTTAAACCAGGTTTTGAACTCTTCATCTTGTTGTAAAAGTGGGTTGATAACATGATCCTCTAGAATCATATTAGCTGCTTCACGAGTAATGGTATTCGTACCAAGCTCATTCATCATGAGACCTGTATTGAGTTTACTCAACCAGTTGTTCATGATGCTCACATAATAATCAGTGGCTTCTTTCTTTTGCAGACCTTGAAGCTTAGCAAATAAGCCGAAAAGCTTTTGCTTATCGAGTTTACTCAAGCCTGTATTATCTGAGATGGACATCAAAGCATTGAATCGCTCCTGTTCTTCAGGAGTAAGTCGACGCTCCTTCGCATTTATAACATCCCAGTAACCCTGAAGTTCTGCAGCTTCTTGCTTGTTCAAGCCAGATAAACCTGCGAACTTCTCCATAGCTTTCTGGATCTCAAGCTGCTTTTCCTTTATGAAAGCTATACCTTGCTCAGTAAAGTTTAAGCCATTAGGTTGACCATCTTCATCACGATTACCGGCAGTAAGATCTAGAATCTGAGACCACATCTCAGAAACATTAAGCTTCTTTTGTTGAGCATCAGGAAGCTTAGCCATGATCGTATCAATAGCCTCAAGGATCTTCTTACGCTCTTCATAGAACTCAGGCTTGATCACAGTTCTCGTGTTCTTCTTGATCCATTGTTCACGGAAGAAGTTGAACTCTGGTGTATCTTTACCATACTTGTTTACAAGCTCTTGCTCAAACTGAGCTAAGGTGTTTTCAAATACACCTGTACGAAGTTTCCAGTCATGGAAAGACTTCATGTAGTTAGGATTGAGCGAACCATCAGGAAGATATTGATCTGTATCTACTCCTGCTGCACGATGCTCCTTTAAAAGTAATGCCACCTCACGATCCACTCCGGTCTTAAGTTTACCGTTAAGATCCACTAAGGAATAAAGTTGGTGATACTCTCTCCACAGATTATCCATTTGTTCCGCCATCTCCAGATGCTCCATCTGCGTGGTAAGAGGATTGGATATCTCGGCCATCAGTTCAAAGATCTTATCTCTACGATAAGCTGCTTCAATACCAATATCTACACCATCGACAACTTTGTAGCCTTTCTCAAGCATGTAATCTCGAGCATAGACCTTCTTATCATATTCCTGGTGGAAGTAATCACGTAATAGTTTCTTTCTGTCAGCAACAGCTTCTACAAGTTTCTCATGATCTTCACTTGTACCTGTCATGCTGTATTGACGCTGAGCATCATCAATTGCTCTACGAGCTCTATCCATGGCAATTCTCCAACCGGTATGTGCACTCTTAAGAGTCCATACTTCTTTTTCTACCCACTTACCGTAAGAGTCAATCTTACCTATAAGCTCTCTTCTGCCAACTTTTTCTATGAGCTCATTAACATTAGCTGGATTGTAACCAGCAGCTTCTAGCAAAGGCTTAAGATCTTTAGCATAATCGTTGAACTTAACCATGGCCGCGTTCATCACATCGGACATCTGGTTTTTCACATAAAGTGCAAAGCCTCCTATGACAGGATCTGTATTGTACATGTATCCCTCAAAGAAGGAGTTGAACACGTTAGCATCTTTAAGCTCCCCTTTAAGAGCCATCTCGATCTTTTCATCAGTGATCTGTGCACCATCAAGAGATTTCTTACGTAGGAAGTCAAGCTCTTTCTTTTGCTCAGTAGTAATGAGACCGTTCTTGTAAGCGTTTTCTAATCCTTCCTTACGAGCAAGCTCTTCTTGATTGAGTCCATAGTACTCCATCATCCACTTATCGATAAGCTTAGGATCAGCATTGTTCTTTTTCAGATTCTCAATGATCTTACTATAGCGCTCTGCTATTCTTTCTGCCATTGGACGCAGCTCAGAATAAAGGACATCCTTCACACCAGTAGCATACATCTTCTTGGTATAATCCTTACTACTTTCGATACCGCGTTTGATACTTGTGACAAGCTCTGACAGAGGAGAAGTTTCTGGTACCTCAGCTTCATTCATTGTCTCGATTACCTCATCGATATAATCGCTCCAGTAACGAAGCAAGTAGTCGTAGTAATAAGCCTTGTGCATATTATCAATGCTGTCCGGATCTTTGGACAACTCTTTCATATGCTCTTTGATTTTACCAACCATGTTTTGAAGCCTGAAGAAAGTATTCACCAAGGCTTCCGCATGAGCTTTATTGTATTCAACCTCGTCTCTTTTAGCACGAAGCTTATCCTCAAGAGGTTTAGCAAACTTGTTCAGATTACGTTGTATCTCTTGAAGATCTCCACGCTTGAACTCATCTGCCAAGATGGAAGCAATTTCCCGGTAATTCTTATTACGCATTACCGTGTCAATATGCTTAAGAGCAATATCATGAGCTCTTACTGTGATGCTCATGAGCTCTGGTTTAGTGATCATAGCTACATCTTCGATAAACTTGCGAGTATCTCTGACATAAGCTACTGTATCAATATTCTCAGTTACCTGCTCATCGAGTATAAAGTTCTTACCCTCCTTGAGCATATCAGCTAACTGCTTAATAGTAGTGTTGGGACCAAGCTTAGAAACATTTGAGGACTGACCGAAAGCTTTACGAAGCATCTGCTTTATAGCGTAAAGAAGATCTTTCATAAACTTCGCGAACCCTTTAGATTCACTCTTGCCTTGTTGTTCCAAGTTTGCCGCAGTAGTAATAGCTCTGACAAGCATCTCTTCCATGAAGAGAGGATCCGTATCATTAAGCTCCGGATAAGCAAGTTTTACCTGATTATAAAGAGCAATACCTTCTTGAGTACTTACTAGATCTTGATACAGCTTTCGGAAAAGACCTTCATTCTGGTAGAAAAGAGTACGTACAAACGGGTGAGCAAACTCGTGGAAAACATCACTCAAAGAAATGTTATCTCCCACAAAGTATACAGTATCTCCAATGAAGAAGGCTTTCTCTCCGGACCAAGGATTCTTTTTTCCTTCAGTCAATCGTTGTGCTTCTGCAGTATCGATGAATGCATAGTTAACAGGCTTTCCTTCAAGAGTAAGCTGACCAGCTAGTCCACGGGCAAAAGCTTTAATAGCACCTACTCCAGAAGCGTTATCTTGTGTACGTTCGTCTACTTTAATGGAACCTCTTATAGCTTCAATACCAAGAGTAGCCATGTTGTCAGCTGTATCTTCTACAAACTGATTTAAGCTGTCTGGTGCACTGTCCATCTGGTAAACCGGTTTCTCCATCTTGATACCAGGACGGAACCAGTTTGGTACCATAAGCCTTCTTGAGAAGACTCCTTCTCCTAGAGGAGACCATCTTCCAAAAAGACGTTTAGCCGTAAGGTTATAAAGCTTCTCACGCATTTCACCGGTCTCTCTTGTTAGAGATTCTCCAGACATCGGGGTAAAGATAAATGAGGTGTAATCCACGTCTTCGAACATAGCAGCAAGAGTTTCTACCACACCATTCATTACATCTAGAGCTCTCTTATCTTGAGACTGTTTTACCTCAAGGGTATTGATAGGTACAAGAGTTGCTTTGTTATGCCAATACTCCATCTGAGTATTGTCGCCATTTCTCTTGGCATCCATATATTCTCTGAAAGCACCGGCAGGTAAAATCAGAGCTGAAGTATTATCATGTTCAACTACTCCATACTCATCTCGAGTATCCATCCTTTCAGATGTGCGAGATCTTGACACAGATCTTCCAGAAGCACTGATTTTTACAACGCGACTACCTTCTCCAATATTTCTTTCTGTGGCTGGTACAATCCAATAAGGATCCGTCATGCTCCAAATGTCTGAGCTAAACGATACTTCAACATCTCCATCTTCTCTCAGATTACCTGCTACAGTAATCTCATCTTCGATGACTTCTCCTGTTGTAGGTCTTACAGAGGATACCTTAAATGTAGCTCTACGAGATTTATTAAAGTAAGCAGAAGGAGATTCTATAGCTTTAGTGTACTCCTGAATCTTTTTGTCAATGGCCTCCAATACTGTTTGAACACTAGGAGCTCTGTCTATTATCGCATGTGTTTTAGCAAAAGCTTTTGGGAAGTTGAATATCCTGTTGAGATGTTCATCGCTTCCATCAAGAAGCTGCTTTAAAAGCATCTCTGGTGTATGTTGTTCATAATCTCGAGAAGCACTTCCACGACCACTACCCCAGAAAAGTATCGCTGCATCTTTTACAGCTTGATCAATAACATAAGCATGGTTTGGTCCGGAAACTTTTTCTACAACATAATCTAGACCATCAGGATAAGCTTGTAGTATAGTCTTTACTCGAGAGAATTCTGGACGATCGAGAACGGCAAGCTTTTCTTGAGTCGACATGTTCGGTTTCTCAAGATAAATACTAGCCAACTTCTCTAGTCCATTACGGAATTTGGTTGAGCCTCCATACACACCTTTAGCGTGACGAATTTTTGGACCGTTAGGATTAGTATCTACATAGGCACGAATCATCGGAAGCTTCGATCTAATAAGCTCTAGACGTTCGCCTTGCTTCTTTGTAAGAAGATACTGGTAGTTACCAGATCTTACTAAAGTAATAGTGGGATCAGCTATGAAGCTATCCTTAAGGCTCTTCATTTGAGTCAAGCGCTTTTTCAATCCTTCTACTTGCTGCTCACTTACTTTTTGTCGCATGGATCCTACATTGAACTTCACCATAGGGTGAGCCAGAATCATAGCAAGATTCTCTATTGTAGCATTAGGATTAAGGTCTTTGACTTCTACAAGAACTGTGTTTCTGAAGAGAGCATCCTTAATAGCTTCCCATATTTTCTTCAAGGTACTGGCAATACCTTTCAAGATTGAATCATCACTCTCGAAGTCTTTTTTTACTTTACCTGTAGCAGGATCATAGTACTCCGAAGCATAACGACCAAGGAGCTCCGTGATGAGCTCCTCTGCATGTTCTTCTTCTGTACTGTTAGGATACAGACGCTGGATCTCTTCGAACAAGGTCTTGTACTTGTCCTTAGGTTTATAACCTACAATCTTTTTTCTGGTGACCTCTTTACCGGTTTTAGGATCCATAGCTGTTTCGTCAACAGTCTCTGTAGTAAAGACGCCATTCATCAACTGGAAATAAAGACGAATATTCTCCTGACGGACCATGTTCAGGAAAATATGACCAAACTCATGTAGAGGTGTATCAAGACTAGCTTTAGCAGTATTGATCACAATGGTAGGTTTTCCTCCTACAGAATTCGGATTAGCTGGCTCAACATAACCTTTCCAAGGAACATCTGTACGGTGTTCTAATCTGTATGTATATCCTTCCGGGAACTTACTAAGAAGAGCTTCAGCCATAGAAGTAAACACCTCTACTGTAGCTGTGGCTGCAGTATTAGGCGTACGCTCTATTTGATACTGGTGAGCTGGATACATGGAGGTCATAATACCTTCCGATGCCAGTTTGGATTTCACCTCTTCCGGCGTACGAATTTCACCATCATGTTGAAGGTAGTCTCTGTAGGCTTGAAATTTACCTACTTCTTTAACGAGTGTATCCCACTCCGGTCCAAACGGGCATGCTAACATATCGTATTATCTATAACAGTGTGACATATAATCTCTTACCATTTGGTCAGTGATTTCCTGACCTTCCTGGATAACAGCTCTTCCTCTTTCCTTCACTTGATATCCGGGATTTATGTAGCCGAAGTTACGGTACAATTGCTCCGACAAATATAAGAAACTTTCAGGTGCCTTAACTTGAGCATCTGGCCTTGGAACAACGCCTTTATAAACACCATTCCATTCTTGACCATAACCTTCAGAAGAGAACACAAGAGTCTTACCTTCACGTTGAAGAGCTTTCATATTCTCAACAGCTTCATCGATTCTAGCTTTGAGCTGAGGATTGATCTCATTGTTTACATCTTGGATAGCTGTAGCTTTTGTGATTGAGTAAACTCTGTATGTAGGAAGACCTACCTTATTGGAAATAGGAAGCTGCTTAAACGAGCGCTCACCAGTAAAGCCGGTTGTTTGTCTAGACTCAAAGGCGTCATTGTATACAAACACCTTGTCCGGATTATTCTGTGCGACTTGATTAGCTGTTTCCAAGTTGATAGCTTTAGCATCAAAAGTTTCTACTCCTCTGTAATCTTTCTCGAGAAGTTCTCTTGCTGCTTCAGAGTACTCAGTAGGCATGTATACCTCAGCTCCTTTTTTAGATAAAGCGTAAGACTGATTTAAGCTAAAGCCAGGCACCATGTAATTTTTATAACGGTTACGCAGACGGCTTCTTGACGCACTGTTCTGATCAACAAACCTCTTATAAAACACATCCAGAGCTAAAGGATTAAGCTTAGCTGTATACTCTTTCATTGGTTGTTCCATGATTCTTATAAAAGAATCCTGAGGCATAATCCGGTTGAAAGACATCTGGGACTTAGTACTCAAGCCAGATTGCAAGAAGCCAACAAGAGGAAGCTTCGCAAAGAAATCGCTAATCATCTTATTTGAAGCAGCATCTTCTACTTTCTTCACAGTAGGATCCATCAGACTCACCATGTTCTCGTAGTAGAGATTCAGTAGGTCTGGATCGCTTAAAGGATCCTGAAGCTGAATGTTTGTATACTGCTCCATACCTACTTTAGATGAGGATGCTGCAAGCTTCTTGATAAGAGAATACTCATCGAGTAACTCGGGGAACATAGTCTTTATCATAACAAGCTTATCAGCATAAGTCTTGTCTCCTTTGAAAAGCTTAGACCCATTCAAGATATTCTCTAGAGCTTTCTCCTTGATGAACTCTTCATAACCCAGACGATCTGTTCTTTCTCCAAACTGCTCATCAGTCTCACCTTCTAAACGCTTAGTATCAGCCTTCACATTTTTCACTATCCAGTTATACTCTACGTTGTTCTGTAAGGATGTAACTGTAGGATACATGCTGCGTAGGTATTCACGTTCGAACACAAAATGATTGTACTCTTCTTGAGAATCGAATGTACCTGGAGCAACTTTAGCTAAGCCGAAGCTTGCATAAGCTTCTTTAGAGTAAAGCTGGTTGATGTATTGACGCTTTAAGGATTCCTTGTCTGCATAAGCTTTACCATTCTTGAAGAATACGCCAATAGCTAAGCTAGACACCATCTCTTTTTCGTTCAGCTTAGAAGCACTCATGTCTTCTAGGGCTTCACCTTTGTAATGAGTAAGCTTGTCAACATCAAATCCTTTTACAGTATTCTGGAAGATGAAGCTCACAAGATCGTTACGAAGTTCGTTGGCAAACTTTTCTGCATCACCGAAAGTATCGTTAACATCATCCATGATACCTTCTTGCATCTTATCGGCTAACCACTTGTTCAGTACCGGGCTATTACGAAGAGGGAAAAGATCTTTCCATACTTCTAGCTGAAAAGGTTGAACATAGAAGCTACCAATAACAGAGTGCTTAAGAATATTATCGACAATGTTCTCAGGAATACGACCATTCTCTCTTAGCTCATTGAGCATAAGAGTTCTGTTCTGAGCATCGAATAAGCTATCAGATTTGCTGGTATCGAAGTTCAGGCGCATCTTGATATCACGAACAGCTTTAGCCATCTCTTCTATTTCAAGGAAGTGCAGGAAAGCAGCTCTTTGATACTCGGAGTACTCAGGCTCTGTTCCAGCTTTAATGGCTTCTTTGTACTTATCGATTTCGCTGGTAAGTTTTGAGTCTACCACCTGACCGTTATCTTCAGCAAAAGCTTTTGTTGTAAGCTCTACTGTTGCTTTGTACATGTAAGCTTTATCTTGTCTTTCTACTTTTCTAGGATCAAGATTGAAACCATACTTTCCACCGGAAAGAATAGCTTTTCTAGCTTGGTTGCGGTAGAAGTTTACATTCTCTGCAGCAGTACCCATAAGATCTCCAAAGGTGCTTTTTGCTAGACGCTGAGCTTCTACATAATCTCTAACCATAGGTTGAGAGGCTAAGTAAACAGCAGTCTTAAAAGGAACACCGGCTTGAACCATGAATAATAGTGTAGGTGCTACTTCTTTGTTACCTTGAATATTGAAGATCCAGGCATCCTTAGCGATATCCACCCAACCATTTATAAGCTGAGATATCACGTCAGAAATACGATTGCCATCTTTAGCCATAGCATGAGAAAGAGAAATTGCTTCTTTACCATCTACGTCTAGAGTATTGTGAGGCATCAACAATGTCTGACGAACCTCGAGAATATTTCTACCACGATTGATCTTAACTTTACCTGTAGGGTTCATGTAAGCACCAATACGATTGAAGATGACGTTGTAGGTGTTGTCAACTGCACCTAGACCTAGAGTTTGCTTACCAATATTATTGGAGCTATGCTTGTAAAGGTTATAGCCTATTTCAAGCACGCGAGATCCTGCAACATTACTTGTAGACTCGGATAACTCTTCAGCATCTTCAGGAGAAAGTTCACCAGATAATCTTTCCTTAGGATTGTACTCGATCACCTTACTTGCTAACTCATCAGCAAGAGGCTTAACGATATCTGTACCATTCGGACGAACTAGGTTGGCAAAGTTTTCAGGTTGCTCTAAGATCTCCTTGATATTCCAGATAAGATCATTCTCTACAGCTTTTGTGCCATTAAGCTTACGGAAGAAGTCTTCATAAGACTGCATCTTACCTTCTTCAAGAAGCATCTCTTTCATTTCAGCATCAAGCTCTTCTGGAGAAACACCAAATATACTGTACATCAAATCATCGTATACAGCAAGATCTTCGAGAGTTCTTGTACCAGCTGTTCTAGGTGATATCTCTGTTTTACGACGCTCAGATCTTACTTTGTAATCCTTGTACATTTCGTAAAGAGCCTTAGCTTCCTTATCAGAAACCTGACGGGCCATCACTGTAGTACTACGACCTTCTGCATCTTTTTGTGTACGATACGAAGGCATCATTACTGTAAGCTTATCGATGTCAAAGTCAGATCCTGATTTAGCTACGATCTCTGCTGGTGGAACGATAATGTTTCCTGCTTCTTCCGGAAGGAACTCGTACACTTCCATGAACTCCATAGAGTTCAAACCTTGTACTGGAATACGCACACCAACCATTGTAATCATACGACGGTGTTCATCCATGTCTAACCATGCGTCATCTTTGAGCAACTGGTTCAGACGATCTAGGGATCCGATGCGATTACCTTCTTTGTCTTTAAGCTCGAGCAGTTTCTTAAACTGTCCTTGCATTGCTACTTTCACTTTCATAGCAGCAGTTGTTCCGTCTGCTTTTCGGTGATAGGTAGGTAAATCATTTGTACCCCACTTAGCTTTATCAGCATCTGTAGGGTTAGTATAATTTCGACCAGTAGATGATGAACTCTCAAAGCCTGCACCAGAAACCTGGATAAGACCTTCACCATTCACCTTCTGCTTAATCAAACGTCTTGTCACAATAGCATTCAGCATCTTCTCAATCTTCTCAGCAGAAAGTGACATTGATAGATCGTGCTTTAAACCTTTACCACCACGACCAAGATCGATGAAATCTATTTCGTGATCGGCCATGTCTTGTCTTGTGAGTTCTTCTCTTACAAACTTCAACAAGTTTTCAAGACTTCCTTGAGCCTTACCATCAACAATAGTCCATTGCATCTCGTCAAGAAGTTCCTGCTTCTTAAGCTCGGTAAGCTTAGCAACATTCGCTTCATAGTTTTTGTACAAGCGATAGTTCTTAGATTGATCAAGACGAGCCTGATCAGAACCTAGAGCTTTCCAAGCTTGACGACGCTTATTAAGGTCTAGATCAGGTCTGAAATCTGTAGGTACACCACCTTCAACTAAACCATCTTCGATAAGCTTACGAAGCTGTGTAGAGAATATTACTTTCTCCTTGAACTTTGGAGCAATCTCCAGCTGGTTCTTCAGGTAGTTAAGGAAGATTGTGTTCTTGGTAAACGGACTTTCGTCTATCTTACGATCTGTTTCTTCGAGGTAAAGCTTGTCATTCTTACCTTCCTTGGTGATAGTTCCTACTTTGGAACCGGATTGGAACAGAGCGTAATCTACACCTTCTGTAGTCATCTTATCGTGTAGATCTTTCAGACGCTTGTCTTGAATAACACTAGGGATAAGAGGGAACAGTGAGAACTTATGGAAAGCTGTGATAGGTAATCCTTCTGTTTGCAAAGGACCAAAGTACTGAACCTTTTGGGTAGGGAAGAACATGGTAACATCAGCAGGACTCACACGATCTCCAGCAATAATCTTCTGGTACATCTTCTCTTGAGCATCACTCCACTTACCTTCAAGAGTAAGTAGTATACGATATGAGTCAAAGGTGATCCATCCTTGAGCATCACCTTCATTCATCTCCTGATAGGCATAAGCAAGACCTCCTTTAATAGGTTCTTCAATTGTACCTATCTTACCGGATTTGTCTACACCAAGAACTTTTTTCTTAGCTTCTGTCTCAGAAAGACCTCGGTTTATTTCATCTTGGATCATAGCCTCAGCATACTCTTTAAAGTACACAGAGCGTATCTCATTGTCTTTTACGATGGCTGTATCAAAAGTACCATTGAACTGTTTTACCGGCTGACCAGGAAAGTTCTTGCTATAGTACCCTCTTCCAAGAACATTGTTTACATAGCTCACAGCTTGAGCATCGGTACGATATATTGTTCCAGTAGATCCAGCTCCGGCGTTACGTTTATGGAATTCTTCTTTGGCCATATTGTAAAGAGCAAGATCTCCATAAATAACAGAGATAGACTCTAGATTATGTACCCAAGAATTCACTACAAAGGATTTCACCAAAGCATCTTTGAGTTGAGCACTATTCTTGTTGAACTTACCACGAAGGTCAGCATCGTTATTCGCATCACCTATGATCTTCTTGTAAAGATTATCCGAGATCAAAGATTTACCATCACGATTCTTAGCCTTGTTGAACATTTTTCCAACTCGAGCAGACTCCTTGCTGAAGTAAGCTTGAACGTCATTGCTGATTGCAGTTTTCAATCTGACAGCTTTCGGGTCTGCTGTGTTGAGGAAATCCATAAGGTCACCCTCTACCTTTAGCAAAGCTTTTTTTGTAGGAGAGGAAAGGACGTCCGAAAAGACAACAAAGCCTTTACCACGCTCCATATATTTGAAGTCGAAGTTTTGTACAGAAGCCTTATTCTCTTTGCGCATAGCTTCCATATCTCGCATCTGTTTGATACGAGAAAGTTCTGCAGCAATATGCGGCATCAGAATGTTATCGAGAAGATTTACATCAGCTCTTGTAACACCGGTATCTACACCAGTGCTATCTTTAATGCTTCTCAAGAAGTCCAGAGTATCCACGTAAGTAGTACTTGGTTTATCTCCTCGAGTATAAATGTTGCTCAGGTAAACAGAGAAGGAAGTACCTTTATCAGCGTGACGCGTTAACTCAGGAGCTCCTTTAAGGAGTACCATGTGGAAATCCATCAGGAGTTTAGTGACAGCATCGGCTTTAGCTGAAGCGATACCTAGATCGTTATCAAACTGACCGTCTTTGTTTATGGCAACACCGCTTAGATTCTGAAGGTTCATCACTACAGGATTACCCTTCTTATCCATACGCTTCAAGCCTCGGATTTTTCCATCCGGATACTTGTCGTTCATGTTGAACACAGAGTTCAGCCATAAAGAAGCTTTGGCGAAAGGATTACGCTTTACATCAAGATGACTCATCCAAGGAAGAGAGATTAACTCTTCATAAGAGGAAACATCATTGATAGCATTAACCATAACGGTTAGAGAGTTGTTGAGTGTATGTTCAAACTGAGTATTACCCTCAGCATTAGTTACCATGAAATTACCCCACTTGTCAGAGTACTTAGCCTGCAGCTCAAGGATAGCATTGAAGTTAGCACCTTCTCCTCTAAGAGCCGGTATCTTTTCATCACGAACAATACTTCCATCAGAATTACGCTTAGGTACTTCCGGATACTCAGCCTTCAACTGAACGAGACGCGTTATACGAACAGCTGGTCTTCCTGCAGAATCTCTACGCATGCGTAGATTATTTATGGCATACCAGAAGGGAGTAACCGCAACTTCTTTACTCTTTAGCGCATTAGAGATATCCTCGTTGTTCTCATCAAGCTTAAATCCTATAGCACGTAAGAACTGAAGCTCTCTTCCAGGTAAACTGTTCAAAGGAAAATCTTTGATCACCTTATCAAGATCAAGAGTATTTACACCACCTTTATCCGGTTTGATGTAAGGAGTCTCTTCTGCAGCAAACATTCCTTGCCAAGCTGTTTGGATGCGCTTTGTATCACTGAAAGCAATACCAGGCTTAATAGCAAATCCCCAGTTCTCAAAAGCAAGAGATTGTCCCTCATTATCGAGAGTAGTGATCTCTACAGTAGTTTGCAATAAAGGAACTCGAGTCTTGTTAAAGGTTTGCCAGAAGTTTGTCCACAAGTGAAACTCATTGGAACCGGCTGTCTGTAATGGGCCCAGTTTATCCAGCAATTGCTTCATAGGGAAGTCTGGATACTTTGCTCCATAGCTGATCATTTTCTTGTACATCTCTTCAGCGCTCAGAGTATTCTGAAGAGCTTTAGCTAGAACATTCCACACCTTATCGAAATCTTCAAGCTGAGGTATACCGGTTTTCACACCATCTACTTCGGCTTCTGTACCATTTACATATACAGGTCGACCATTAACATCAGTCTTATGAAGACCACGCAAAATGAAAAGGATCTCTTTGCTAGCAAGATCTTTCAAGGAAGTTTCGTTACCATTACGGTCAAAGCCCTCACGACCTTTTAAGAATAGATCTTCTTCCTTGGTGACATCTTCGTCAAAGAAAGCTTCTTTACTCTCGGCCTCAAGAACTTTTGACTTAAGCATATGGTACCCGATCATACCCTTAGGAGCTTGTCCTTTTTCCGGACGATTGTTGATCAGGTTATTGATATCACCAAAGTTATCAATAGCCCAGTCTAAACGATTAATCTGCTTCTGAAGAGCAGGCTTTTGTTCTTCTGAAGCTTTAGCCAATTGATCAGCTAGACCATTCCGAACTGTAGCAAAATCCTTAAGGATTTGCTCGTAAGCATATTTTAAACCGGCAGGTGTTTTTAGCAAAGTGCTTGTCCACTTATAGGAAAGCTGGGAATCCGGAGCCTGAGCTAATAACTGATTACGTTTACCCTTGCTAAAATCATCCACAAACTTTGACATGAAAGAGTCCATAGCTTCTACAAGGAAGCGAGAGTCTTCGTAACTCAAGCTTTGTATAGAGGCATCTTCTTTGAAAGCTACAGCTCCTTTGTCAAGAATAGTAAAGGTTACATTGTCTTGTGAGAATGAATACTCGTTAAGGTTACCTACGCGCATTTTCTCATAAAGAGTATGCACTGTACGCATAGCTTGAGCATCACCATTCAATTGGCTAGGAGTAAGATCTCCAAAAAGAGCTCTCAAGAAATCCAAGATCTTCTGGAAGATATTACGCTTAACCGGATCTTTAATTTCAGACTTAGCTCCTGACAACATCCACTGACGAAAATCTTCAGCAAGATATTCCTCAACTTGTTTATCACTAGCATATTTGAAAGATACTCGACGGCCTTTGTAGTCTGTGAAGCTTCCGCTCTTTTTTCTTACCTCGTTATACAAAGATTTCTTCTGCTCTTTTGTAAGGAAAGCTTGAGTGAATCCGTGCCATGCTTCGTGGTAAAGATCTGAGTAATCCGAGCCTTTATAAAGAGTGATACCCTGGATAGTCCAATTAGCAACAGCTCTAGGATTTTTACTGTTGACAGCATTGAACATAGCTTCGAACGGAAAGTGCTTGCTCAAAGGATGATTTTCATACCAAGTCTTAGCTGCAGCAATTTGTTCCTGGGTAGCCTTCTTATCAGCATTCTTCTGATCTAACTCTTTATTCAGAGAAGGATCATCAAAAGCTGCATCCAGACCTGTTTTAACGTTGTTGCTGGCAATGTCAGATTGCTCTATAGAAGGAGATTCTACTGGAGTATTAATAGCAGGCTCTTCTTTCTTGTATACCTTTTCTAGATCCTCTTGCAAAGGCTCAAAGGTGAAATAAGCATTGAGGTTAGTAAGTCTTCCCTCAGAGTTTACTGGATAGTGTATTACGAAGTTCTCTTTGATGTAGTCCGCGTAAGGACGAATTGTAGTATTAAGAACAGACTTACCATCACGATCCTCAATCGTAACATCTTTGAAATCCGTTTTAACGTAAGCAGAAGCTATATTGGCTTTAGGATAACCTACTCGCCAATAAGAGCCGTCAGCGGCTTTATAAATAGATCCTACGCGAAATTCAGCAGGGTTACTCGTAGATCGAGCTTTTTCTGCATCAGTAGGACGTTCAATCTTTGTCTGAGGTGATAAGGTGCTCAGGTAATTTTTTACCTGTGCTGAAGCCATATCTGCTTCTGCTTTTTTAGCAGAAACAACTTCCGGAGAATACTGACCAATATCAGTCCATGTACCATCTGCCTCTTTCTTTCTTGTCGGTAAAGACTTGTAGATAACATCACCCTTAATCTTCACCTTGTAAGAGCCATCTTCTTCAGTAATAAAATCTAGACCTTCTCCTCGAGTCATAAAATACTGTTGGATAAAGTCATGACGCTGCTGACTTGTTATAGGAGACATAGTGTTTCCAATTGGCACCAAGATGTTCTTAAACATCAAATCTGCCACACGATCCACCATACCGTTGATAGCATTCAAAGCTGGACGTTCTACCTCAATAAGACGAGAACCGGTCTCAGCTGTCTGAAAATATGTGCGTCCTTTTATAGCTCCAGTAGTAGGATCTGTCATAGGAGCTACATCAAATGACACAGGGTAGTTACCAAAATTGATGCTCGATATTGGAGTATCAATGTTGTAATCCATAGCCGGATATCCGAAGGTTCCACCCGTAATCTCAGAACGGATCCTCATATCAGGGTTATTCTTTAAAGCCTGACGAAGATCATATGCTGTCTGAAGCTCTTTACGTATTTGATCAATAGCTTCTTCTTTGCTTATACCTTTCTGACGAGCTAATGAGTCTGCGCGATCATAATCATCTGAAGTGTTAGGATTGGATGACTTCCATAAGTCAACCTTACCATCACGAACTTGGCTCGGATAGATTTTACGGAAGTAGTAATATGCGGGCTTACCATTAATGTCAAACTCTCCATTGTCGTTAAACAATATGGTTGAACCATATCGATCTGTAAGCACAAGAACCGGTTCGTTAGAATCCCAGTTCGAAGGTTGACCAGCTTCTACAGGCTCAAGATCTTTAGGACGAATCTTGTCTCGGTCCAGTTTGCTAACCGGCATCAAAGTCAGGTATACACCTTGACCCACTAACGCATTTACAGAAATGTTTTCACTGCTCTGATTAGCTCCAGGTGCAAAAAGCTTGGATAATATCACACGCTTAATCTTGAAGTAGAAAGCTACCGCAGGATTCACTTTATTGTAATCAGGGCTCTTTTTGTTTCTCCATTCTAAAGCTTCCTGATCTTGGTCAGCCATAACAGTAGGCTTAACCGCTGAGAATTCTTTTTCAGAACGCTGGTAGCTGAAGTTTGGTGCAGGTGGAGGAATTACTTCTTGCTCTTCTGGAGTAATACGCTCCTCTTTTTTTTCTTCCTGTTGCTCTGTTTCTTGTTGAACAGACTGGTTCAACTCGCGAACTTCCTGAGCGATATCCTCTGACAACCCTAGGTATTCGCGAACATTATTTAAACCGGTATCAGGATCTTCAAACTTGTCGATATTATCTGTGATATCTACGTCAGAGTTAACACCTTTAGAACGCAGTCCTCTACGAATATCATCATCAACGGATTTAAGTTGGTCGATATAACGAGGCACCAAGGCTGCATAAGCTAAGGCCAACTCTGGATTGTCACTCTTTTCCAGTACTTGGCTATATACAGAATTGACATACCCCTTCACAGTGAAAGGGGTATCCGTCTGAAGAGTTGCTACCAGGTCTTTATATACCTTCTTGCGCAGAGCTCTTTGTTGATTCTCCGATAATGCACAGATCATGTTATTCGCAGCCTATTGAGTTATTGAATTCGTCATCTACTTCTTGTTGTGTCATCACCTTGGCCGCATTACGATCTTCCTCGATAGCCTCGGTAGTGTTTAAGTTTTGAGCCGATCTCACGTTTTCATTGGAAGTCTCTTGAGCCTCCGGAGTCACAGGCGGATTGATATCTACTGTTCTCATAAATGGTTGATCTTTGTACAGGATCTTGTCCTTGACCTCATTCTGGTAAACTATTTCCACAGCTCCAGCCGTCTCGCCAAATTTACGAAGTTTGAGCTTATTACCATCCTTTTCTACAACAATCATTTTGCGATTGTCCTTCATGATAACAACCTCGTTCTCACGTATATCCTCAAAGTTTATATCACGAGCCAGCTGTTGTTTACGAGCTTCGATAGCAGTATTCATCCTATCGTTATCGATTCGCATAGGATCTACGATGAGCGCTTCCATTAGCTCGTTCTCAATAGTCTCGAGCTCTTCGATATACTTCGCATTAGCGATGCGTTCCTCCATGTACTCCATGAGGAATTCTTTCTCAGCCTCAGCCATTCTTTCAGCTTCTTCTGCCAGGTCACGATCTAACTCGATACGTTGAGTTTTGGTCAGACCTTCATTGATCAAAGCTTGAGCTTCCGAAGCAGACATAGCTCTTGCTTCCGGCCAAGTATAACCTAGGTCATCAACAATGATCTTGTGCTGTTCTCGAGTAGAAGGTTCTCTTCCTTCAGCAGGTTTAGGTCCTTCTAAAGCAGCTAGTTCTGCATAAGCACTGCTATCTTTTCTACCAACTTCTTCAAGAGCTTTCATAGCCTGCTCTTTAGTCATTGTGCCCTTTTTAACAGCATCTACATATTCTGCATCATATTTAGCATTGATAGCATCAGTTTTTTTACCCCCTCTACTTTGTACTTCTTGTACATCGGAGTACTCAAACCCATTGGGATTACTCACCTCATATATCTTATCATTACTTAAATCTTTACTATATTCAGTAGTATAAGAACCTTTGGTATCAAGGTTAGTAACTTTAACTATTTTTTTATCTCCAGTAGTATGTATTTGGACTTCAAAAGTAGTTCCATCATCTTCTGTATAAGTTCTTTTCTCTATTACCCCTAACTCTTCTTGTCTTCTTCTTTCTATATCAGCTTTAGCATCTTCAATAGAAAGAGCAGGAGCTCTCTGTGCATACTTATCAAGAAGCCCTTGTACGTCTTCCTTAGCATTAGCTTGACGAACAAGATCTCTTTCCTCAGGAGTCATAGCATTAAGCTGCTCTTTGGTAAATCCAAGGCGTTGTCCTTTGGCTACGAGTTGTTCAGAAGCAGCTGTACCCAAATCAATACCAGGTGTTTTAGGTTGTACCTGTTGATTATACTCTCGCAAGATGCTGTTTACGGCACCAGGACTCATTTGCAGATACTGTTTGAAAGCATCTGAGTAAGCGATTTGATCATCGCTTTTCTCTAAGGCGAATTTATCAATCCACCCTTCTGCTGTAGCAGAGTTCTGAAGAGCTACAAATTCTCGGTAAGCTTTGATAATAGGATCAAGAACACCGGCTTCTCGAAACTGATCTACTGAAGAGGAAAGCGTAAGTATACTTGTAGGTGCAGCTTCTTTCTTTTCCTGAGTTTGCTCAGTCTTCTCTTCAACGCTAACCTCTTTGATTGGTTCTGTCGTAGTAGCGTTGAAGCTGGCGAAAAGATCTTTTATCTGCTGCCACTTCGGATCCGTCTCGAATATAACTTGCTTGGTAGCTATGTCAAAGAAAGTATCAGGCATCTTGTTCTCAAGAATATCCTGCATGCCTTTTTCGTCAAGGAAAACTCCTATGTTGTATAATTGATTGAAGAGATCGTTCATCTTACGCATGCGTAGGAAACGCTTATAAGAATTCTCGATCTTGCTCTTATGCTGCTTCTTTGCTTCTTCGTAAACCTGAGCTACACGACTAGCATATTCTGCAAGTTTTGCAGGATTATGTAGAGTGTCGACAGCATCAGACATGTCCAAAGCATCTTGGTTCAAGCTGTAGTAATCCTTCACTTTTTGGAACGAAGACATGATGTCCTCATTAGGAGCAAAGGTGCCTTTATCTGAAGCAATAAACTTCAGGTAAGCGTGATACTTTTCGTAAAGATCTTCTGTCGCAGCATCAAGCATTTCTGATTCACGTTCTCCGGAAACAGCCTGAAGAGTCTTAAGACTACCGATTCTGTTACCATCTCGATCATAAGCTATACCTTTACGTACTTTCGCTACTACAGCTTCTTTACCTTTCTTATTCTTAACTCTTGTTCCTTTGGTAATCTTAGCTGCTTTCTTCGCAGTTTCTACCTCTTGATCAGAGATCTTTGACTTATCTTTTGAAGCTACACGAAGAGCTTCTTGGTATTGTTCTACGGCATCCTGGTAATCTTTAAGATGATCAAGCTTTTTCTGGAGCTTGTCTGCTTTAGACTTAGACTCAGAATCACCTTGACGGAAAGTGCGAATCTCATTTTCAAGGATGCTTACTTCTGCATCAAGATTTTGCTTGTTGAGTATTGTAGTGAAATCACTAGCTGCAGCTTCTCCGACAGGCTTGTTTCTGTTGAGATCATCCATTACACTCTTCATACGTTCAACAGAACGTTCGAATGCGTAGTTGGAATACATGGCCGCTTTTTTAGCTTGCTCGAAAGCCTGATAGGCTTTTAACTCGTTAGAGTATGCTTCCGGGTTTTTCTTACTGTTATAGCGACTAGGATCGAACGGATTAGGGAATCGCTTCTCTACAGCTTGATAATGCTTTTCTACAGAATCAGCTCTTCTCATCATAGAGTCCAGACGCTTCTGGTAAACCTCCATAGCATCTCCTTCTGACTCATCAACAGGACCAAACGCTTCTTGTAAAGATTTCTTATCAAGCTGCTTCAAGTCTTTGAGATGATCCTTTATGAGACTTATCTTACCACTCTTGAGAAGAGTATGCATGTGGTTGAATACATCTTCATCTATGATATCGTAATACGCCTTCTTATCACCAGCAGCATTTGCTTTCTCGGCCTGGATCTTATTATTAAGCTGTTGTGCGGTATTCTCGGTTATTGAATCCCAAAACTTATCGTCCATTGTGGCCGCATTAAGAGCATTCACCACGGAATTGGTATGCTCTTCAAGATCGGACATGTACTTAGTGTACCCTTCTGGATCTTTTATTTTCCACCATGCTTTAGGGGCCCACTCGAATGCCAGCTTCTGAGGCATTTGTACCATTCCTCCCATGAAGAATCCGGAAGCAAAAGTTTCCCATCCTTGTTTAGAGGTAAGAGTCTCACCGGCATTTTGCACAAAAGAGCCAAGTACAGAGCGACTACCCTCAATGGATGGATGATAATATCTATCCGAGTAGTAGTCAAGCATTGTATTTTGCACGGCATCTTGGTACATCTCCTGAAGACCTTCTGTTAGGTTGGCCTTAGAATAATTAACGAATGTACCGATACCGTTCTTGAGTAAATTCTTAGGAGCATATGTACTAGCCTTGGTCAAGCTTTTCAACGTGGAACGGAATCCATCATCAACTACTTCCCAAGCTTTAGTACCAGCTTGTTTCCAAGCTTCGTTGTAAGCAAGCTTTCCTTTAAGCCCTACTTCAAGTTCTTCTCTGAAAGCAGACATAGGTTTGAAACCTTTGAGCGCTTTATCAAAGACAATCTTGTTTGAGATATAAAGAGCTGGAACGTTCCACCAGAAAGTACTTTGTCCTGCTTCAGAAGCAACCCTATAAATACGAGTCAGCTCATCAGCATTAGGCATTTCTCCATTATGTGAAGCTACATATTCATCAATAAGCTTATCTCGAACTTGTAGTTCTGTACTACCACCTTCAAGTTTAGCTTCAGAGACGATGGCAGCGTATGCTCGGGCGTCGCGATAAAAAGCTCCAAAGCCTTTTGATGCCTTGGCCATATCGATCATCATCTCTCCGCCTTTCATGCTGAAGCCACCCTTCACCATATCGCTACCCCACTTCATCATTTCTGGAGTAAGTTGCTTAGCGGTCCATGATACTCCGGATTTACCCAGATTATACATGTCTCGCATTTTATCAGCACTGCGGATCCAGTCATAAGTACGACTGACTCCTTTGTACATATCTTTTACTTTGTCACCCAGGCTCCAAAGTTTGCGCATCTTATTGACAGCATTGCCTGTCTCAGCAGCCATAGCAGCCCAAGATGCTCCACCAGATTCTGGAGCTAATAAAGTTGCTCCAACCCATCCTACAATTTCTTCTGCTGCGAATTCAGCAAGGATACCAAATGTGTATCCAGAGTCAACAGTCATGTTATTGACCCAGGCACCAAAGCCATTTCTTGAATCATGCCCGATCGCATGAGCTCTTTCCATTTCACGAGCAGCTTCAATGTCGACTTCTTCTCCGTCCCAAGCATTCCAAGGAAGCATTTCACTGAAACCGGTTTTCATAAGCTCCCAACTCTGACCAGCACTTCTCTTGAAGTACTCCCAGTTTGTAGCATGCTCGTTGTAAAGCTTCTCGTTATCTCGATAAGGAGTAAACCCGTACTCACGCATTAAGCGAGGAACTTCAGCATAACGCTTGAAATTCGCACCATCATAATCCGCATTATAAGATTTCTCTTTGTTATAGTGGAAAGGATTCTTAGCCCAGCTGCCGGCATTACTCGACATATTTAAAAGGGCCTGCGCTCCTTGTAAAGACTGATTAGGTGCAGCCTTCTGTGTAGGAATCATCGTTGATGGAATAACCATCGGAGGATAACTCTTAGGAGGCTCCGGAAGATCCAGTTCGATCGGTCTTAAGCTGAGTGGATTTATCACTCCAGCGTTAAGGGTCGTCTCTGGAGCTATATCGTTTGGATTTGGTAACTCTTCTGCCATGACGACTATTAACGGTTGAATACTTGATTAGGATCTTTTGTACCTGTTTGTGCTGCAATGTTGAATAACGACTGCTGATTAACTATTGCTTGGTAGTCCAGACCTTGCTGATACGTTTGAACAAAGGTTGGTAAATCGAAATCCATACCATGCACTGTAGTATTGCTCATCTTGGATTTTGTGCCATCCGGATTCACTACATCTACAACTGTGGTCAAGTGATATTGACCATTGATCATTGTCAATGTAGCATTACCACCACCTGGACGATCTACTTTAAGTTGACCATCTGTCTCCATCATGAAGTCATACATGTTGTATTCACTACCTCTCATGAAGCTTCCTTGAACTTTGTTCTTAGGAAGGTAAACCACAATACCTTCTTCGGTGTACTTATCGTTGTCGATAAGCTTATCAGATTTACCTTCTGAAGACCTGTATTGTTTACCCCAAGAGTATGCAGGCTTGATTCGGAATCCCATCAGATTAGGATCTTGTCCTGCAATACGAGCAATCTCAAAATTGGCAATAGCTCTGTTGTCTTCTGTAGGTAGTCCGTTTTTGTCTAAAGGAGAACCTTTTCTGAAGTCTGCAGCCCATTGTTCGAATATAGCCTGAGCAGATTTATCTGTTCCAAGAGCTTTACTTGCGCCAAGATTGCTACCATAAACAACAATAGCGTCATCTTTAAGATTCTCGTAGTTTCCGAGCATCTCTATCATGACATTTCCTGTAATAGTTGACTGTGCTGCAGCATCTACAATACCTCTTCCAGCCATTGTAGCTTTAGCATTTCCACCTTCTCGGCTCTTAGGATTATCCCAAGCTTTACCATGTATGTTGTAATTAGTTCTCCAGGAATCTTCGTTGTTCGTGATAGATGTCAAAGCAAACTCGTATGCTTTTTGGTAAGCTGTTTTCTGTATAACACCTACATCTTGGAGACCTTTTGTCTGCGCGTTAAAGAAATCGTAGCTGCTTTTTTCATACTGATCATTGCTCATCGGCTGACCTTTTACGTTCAGACGAGGAACTTTGTAACTGACGGTACCTGTAGGTCCAGTCATCGATATTTCTGACTCAAACTTGTCTTGATTTTGCTGGGCCCATTGACTAGCTCTTTCTCTAAGACTATTATCTGTTATTGAAGAAGTCTTAGGATAGAATCCATCTTTACTTAGTCCATCAAACATGAACTGGAAAGCATCGGCCTCAAGAGCATTACCTTTATTACGAAGCTCGGCAACAGTAGCATTGGTAACAACGTCGCCTACTTCTTTCTTGTGCCACTTATCGAACGTTCCATAAAACTGACGAGTCTCATTAAGCTTCTGGTCAATCTGGTTGATCTTAGGTTGAATACCGGAAGTCCAGTCTTTGTTGATAGCACCTAAAGCAGAGTTAGGATCTGCATAAGGATTAAGCGCCTCATACATATTCACCATGATAGAACCATCCTCTAAGGCCTTATTAAACTTAGCCATCTCTGCAGGATCATTCTTGATGAACTTTGCAGGATCAATTCCACTCTTACTTCCCCGGAAAGCTTTTAAAAGCATGTAGCTTAAATCACCATAGCTAGCAGATCCGTTAGCATAAGCCTCTTGAGCTGCTGTAAGAATAGTGATAACCTTTTCTTTCTTAGCACCATCAATCTCTGCAGCAAGCTTATTCTTTTGCTCTACGTTTACATTATGAGAGCGAAGTTTTTCTTGAACATCTGTAGCGGACCACCCGCTCTTGTCTACACTTGGTATAAGATTTCCACCGGCACCAACAAGCTTTTTCATCGCTTCTTCTCGAACACGATCTTCACGTTCCCATTCCATCTGCTTCATCTGAAGCTGGAATGCTTGGTCCATTTGTTTCATTGAACGCTGGAAGGCTTGATCTTTTGCTTGCAAAGCATAAGGATTAGCCTTAATCTCCATCTCAGACGTAAGAGAAGCATAAGCGCTTGCAGCATTAAGAGAAGCTCCCTTAAGCATATTCAATCCTACAAGACCATCGATCTGGTCAACAACGAAACGAATGTTGTCTCTGTTATAACCAAGAGCTTCTAGTTTGTTATAGGCATCATCATATACCTGTTTGGTCTGAACTGCAACCGCATGCTCATCCTTTACATCCTTCCACTGGTTAGCAAAATTCATGGTAGGAATGTAGCCGTTTTGCTTAATGTAACGATCGATCTTCTCGCTTTCGTTACGTGCTGCATCAGCTACTTGATCAGCTTCTTCTTTACCTCTTTCCACTACAGGACGAGTAGAAGAATACATCTGTGCCACGTAAGCAAGGTTTGCTTCATTCTCATCACCATAGTTGGCTAGATTTTGATTCACCCAATCCTTACGTTGTACATATGCGCTGGTCTTATAGTAATCCATCATCTTTGGATCACTACCAAATTTGGATACGAAGTACTCTGCAAGAGGCTGAACCATCTTAGAACCATTCTTAGTGGTAACAATCCAGTCGCCTTTTACTTCATCATACTTTATAGAGAATCCCGATTCCTTAGCTGCTTTCATGGCTTTTCCCATGAGATCTTGCGCTGGAACAAAGGATGCATTAGCAAAACTTAAGGCCTCTTTATCTGAAGCCATCTTAAACTCTTGTGCGCGATAATCAAGAGCTTTTACTCCACCTTCCCACCAAGATCCTCCACACTTTTCCGGGTCCACACAATCTTTGAAAGATTCTGCACGAGAGTGTTCGCTCATATAGTTCTTAGTCCAAAGCATATCTTTCACCATGTCTTTGTCCTCATAGAATCCTTTGAACACATTCAAGGCAGCATCTTGATTTTGCTGCAGGGATAAGTCCATTCCTGACATCCTTTGAATGTCCTGGTCGATCGCTTTAAAGAATTCTTCACGACGCTTGATGTTTTGATCACGAAGCATCGGTGAGTTCAGTAGTGTACCATATACACTGCTCAATTGCTTGTGAGCTGCGTCATATCGACTTTGCTTAGTCTGGAGAACATTAGACAGGAAATTGTAGTCCGGCTGGAAGGGCTGGATTACGGGTAAATAGTCAGTGACTCCTTGAATGTATGTTGCCATATTACGCGCTAAAATTACACAAAAATCTTATAGGTTTAGTAAACCTGTGAGGTTTACACTTTTTACATCTGTCCTTGAGAAGCCATCAGCATCTTCAGGTAATTCATATCAGCATTACCTTCACCGGCAGTTCCCTGTCCCATATCAGACTTCACCAGATTCCAGATAGTATTATCGTCAACACCAGGTAGCTGATGACGATATGTTTTGTACTTGTTCAGAGCAGCTTCTTGACTGCTAGGATCAGTAGGAGTAACAGGACGACCTTTAGTAAACTCAATTCCGCCTCCCCATTCCGGATGCACTGCATACTGAGGGAAGAGCTGGTTCAGGTTATAGGTCATCTCCTTGTTTGTGATAGCATCAATGTAAGCTTGACGAAGATTCTGGCGAGCAAGGTTCTTCGCATTATCAAACTGTTGATTGGCGATCACATTCTTATCATAAAGCTGGGTAGCTAAACCTGCACGGTTTTGAGCTGCTTGATTCATGATATTAGCCTTGGCCATTTCAACATTGTTAACTGTGCCAACATTCATGTTTGCATAACGACTAAGGATATCTGCAGCATTCTTAGCAGCCTGACCTTGGATCTGAGAGCTTCTTGAAGAAAGAGCTTTTGGTCCGGAGAAAGCTGCCAGGTTTTGCGCCATGATATTTGCTTGTTCAGCATTAGCTGCAAGCTCTCGATTAGGATCAGCAAGCACTGCATCTGGTAAATAAACAGCTGGAGTAGCTTGCCAAGGCATGTACTTTTTAACACGCATAGCATCGCCAAAGGCTCCTGCTGTACGAATAATATCTTGAAGCCACCAAGGAGCATTTTTCTCTTCTACATATTCAGGCCCCATGTGTTTTATAGCCTGCTGCTTCTTCTGCTCTTCTTCTGTTTCCGGGACAAGATTTTCCCCGATCTCATTGAGATCAATACCGGCCATCTGACCAGTTGTAGTGTTGGTGTAATAGGTATCGATCTTAGAGATCTGTTTACCTACGTCAACACCCTCCTCATCTTTTACTCCCTGGAAATTTATGTTGAAAGGCTTAAGTGTAGCCTTCAGATTTTCATCCTCGATTTTACCGGCATCGCGATCTTTAAGAAGATCTCGGTAACCAATATAGGCAGCTTGCTGAAAACCTACTGATTTTTTATCTTTTGGTCCACCCACACCAATTTTAGCAAACATATCATCCAAACTTGTGTAAGGAACCTTGTCCTTACATTTGTCTAGTCTCTTACCGGTAGTATTATCAAAGCAGTCATAACTGATGCCTTCATTTGCCATAAGGTATCCAGTCTTTACGTTACGAGTCTGCATCTCGATGAACTGATTAGCCAGACCCTGTGGTCCTAGTTCCTCGAGTTCTTTTTCGGAGAAGCCCATGTCACGTCCGCGATTCTTCTTATCCTTTACAGCAGCCATTGTCCGGTCATAAAGAGCTTGTTGAACAGCAGGATCCGAGAATCTGTCTTGAATCAACTGAACATGCTTTTGCTCATCGATCTGAGATTGTTTGGTGCCTACACTGTAATACTTACCATCTGAACCCTGAGTATACACTGGTTTACCTTGGGATTCTTTGTAAGCCTTATCACGAGCAGCAATGTACTCTTCTTCGGTTTTATAATCGCTACGCTTTATAACTAGAGCGTCTTTCGGTATTTCTTGTTTCTTGGTAACTGTAGTACTTTGCGTAACATTAACTTGAGGCTGTTGTTCTACAGGGTATCCGTAACCATAACCTGGATTCATCGGATACATAAATCCACCAGCTGGCGGAATAATACGTACGCGATGGCGTCCCAGTTGAGCCTTTGGTAAAACTTCCTTACCATAACGAGCCATATCTCCTTCACCAGATTCATCCTTTTCACCTTGTGTTTGCACAAAGTCTTCTGGGTTCATACCCATGTTTTCGAGGTAGGGCATCGCAATCTGCGGAATTCCTTGAGGAAAGCCCTTCAGAGATTCTTGAGCGAGAGCAAGCTTACCGAGCTTGAGATTGTAATTAGCAATCATCATCTCAGCAGTCTCACGCTGTAAATCGTCAGAATCCGGATCTGCAAGTACTTTTCTGTACTCGTTTATGTCGTACTGTTTAGCAATATCGGCAGGAGTGAATCCTCCGCGTTTCTCCTTTTTACCAAACATCTTCAAGATGTCCTCATTCTTTATCTTCATGCTTTTATCACGAGAGAAGATGAAAGAATCAGGAGGAAGATTAAGGGGGGTGCCTCCTTCAGAGTGACGCTTCCCGCCAATTTTAAAATGCTGCGGAATACCATCATGATTAAGATCCGTTACCACGGTCTCACCTTTTTCTGCTTCCAAGTTGGCATTGTCCCAATCTGTAGGCTCAAGAACTTTTTTCACCGAAACATTCGGCGCAGAAAATTCTCCAGCCTGGATTGGCCAGTTCAGCTGATTAGCATTAAACCCTAATCCTGCTGTCAATTTTGTCTCCAGCCCAGACTGAGCTTTAGGCATGGCTACTATTTTTACGCGTCTCTTCATGTTAGTCAAGGAATTCTACACGACCTCCCATGGCCATGAATTGTTTGATTTCTTCGTCTGTCATATAAGTTTCAGTAGCTCCACCTTGAGCCATGAAAGCTCCCCCATATTTACCCTGGTAATATGCATCACCACGGTTTCCTTGGAACTGACCCATTGCCCATGGTTCTACTTTTACTCCGATCTGATCCGGCATTAAGGTGTCTGTACCATACACATCTTTTGTATGATCACCTTTGTCCATCTGCATTGCATAGTAATTAGCATCTGCGCCTTGTTTTGAACGCATCCACTCTTCCATAGCTTTTTTCTCACTGCGATTAGCACCAAGAACATTACCAAGAAGATTAGCGCCGGCATATTCAGCTCCTACCATCCAATCTGCAGTACCCGGAGCAAAGCCCATCTTACGCTTTTCTACAGTATTGAATCCCCATTCAAGAGGACCAGCTGTATTTAAACCGGGTTCTGTACCACCATTTGCAAACATGTTCAATCCTCCATACTTGTTCCAACCTTCTGGAGCAGTCATCATATTAGGCTCCGCATAAGGAATTCCAGACTGAGGAGCTGGAACCACAGCAGGAACATTAGGATTCATCATCTGAAGATCTTGGTTGATCTTACCTTGCATGAATTGTTCCTTATTCACAGGAGTAGATCCTATCTGTAGGAAATCGTATCCACCTTGCTGATCGGTTGTTGTAGGGTAATTGCTGAAGTTGCTCTGAGTATTCTGAGCCGGATTCTGAGAAACCGGTTGAATATTTTGCTGCTGTTGTTGAGAGGGACTTGTAACACCAGGATTTTGACCAGGCATCATAGAAAACTTAACGCTTGTTTGAACACGTCTTGGACCAAGCCATTTGCCGAGTAAGCCGCGTTTAACATCCTGGCTTATCTCAGCATTTACTCCGCGATCAGCCCAGTACTTTTGATACTCTTTCATTTGATCTTCTGTCATCTGACCAGAAGTTGCAGGAGCACCTGACATCATTCCTGCGTATTGTTGAGGCACACCATAGGTAGTTGGTACATTACTCCAGCCTTTGAATTTAGTCTTGTAGTAAGGACCCATAGGATTCATAGGAAAGTATCCTTGCATTCCTTGACCGCGGTAATAAGAAACCGGTTGACCATATCCATAACCTTGAGGATATCCATACTGTTGCTGTTGTTGACCAAACTTTTCTTGGAAGTACTTCTCAAGATCTTCCTTGGTCAAATAAGAAGGAGTGTTTGCAGGAGCAGCATTAGAACCTCCTTCATCAAATGCTCTCATGTTGCCAAGCATGTTAGCAGTTTGTCCCCAGAAGTTCTGGTTGATCATCTGACCACGCTCGTTCATTTGATCCATCATCTGGTTAGCATAGTTCAACTTGTCTTGATTAGCGTAGTTGAAGTTGTTACCACCCATATCGAATATCTCTTGCTCTACTTCGTTCTGTAAAGCACTCATGGTATTATCAGCCAAGAAAGCCTTGAAAGCATTATTGTTGCTATCAAGAACGTTGTCCATATTGTACCCTTGAGGAGACTCTCCACCATCAGCTTTGCGAATCTTGTGCATAGCTTTAGCGAAAGCAGCTCTTTTGCGAATTGTAGGATCCGGTGAATTCAGCCCTCTCTGAATACACGCTTCAGTTACTTTACCACCACAATATTCAGTGAAAGCTCCTTTAGTACCTTTAGCTTTCATCTTCTTGTTAGCAGCCTGGATCCAGTTTCCACCTTTCTTGTACATTTCAAGCATGTCATCATCAGCTTCGTTCATTCCCACATTGCCACCATATTGTGTAGCAGGGAAATTTCCGTAGCCGAAAATAGATCCACCTTGATCCATATGTGCACCACCACATTCAAAGCAAGGCATTCCTCCTTGTTTGAACTTAGGATCCCATGGGAATCCGCTGAAGAAGTGTGCAGCATCTGGCTGTTGAGGAAAAGCAATCATGTTGGTGTTCATACCACCATGCATATAAAATCCTACTGGAGAGTTTGGCACATAACCTCTCTCATAAAATTGTTGAGCTGTAGGTTGCTGAGGGAACCCTAACTCCTTAGTACTTATGTTCTTTTTCATAGGCTTGTCGTTTTCTCCTCCTTCGAGGAAAGGCTTAAAATATTTCTTACCAGACGGGCCGAAGATCATCTCGTTTCTCTTGAAGAGAATCTCGTTGATACTCGACTGTATGTTCTTTGATGTTTTTCCCTTAGGTTGACGTTTAAGTGCACCGCCTCGTTTATACTCCTCTACCGGAATATCAGTTATACCCATCTCTTTGTATGCAAGATAACGGTGATGCCCGTCTTTAATGGCTGGACCATTCTTGCTGTTTTCTACTTGGATAGGTTCGATGTAATCACCTCTCATGATAGCTTGTTTAAGACTATCAATAGTCTTGCGATCCTTACCCGCTAAATTCTGGGTAGGAATAAGAGCTGATATGTGGGCAATATTCATCATTATCTAGGGGAAAGAAGGTTCTTGTTATTCGCAATCATCACCAGCATCTTTCTATCGCCAGAAACCCTTCTACGCAAAAGTACAAAATTTACGTAATGCCTGAACTTCTTACGTTGCAGAGGGTCCTTAGAATAGTTAAGATTATTCGGATTGAGGTTGCGCACATAACCGTTAGCTGCAGTATTCCATATCATCCTTTCAGCAAACGTACCAACGTTTGGTGTTGGAGGTGGATAAGGAGAACCGATCGGAAACTCGCCGCGAGAATCTGTGATATCCCAGAACTGGTTAAAGCGATACTTCTGTTCTTCTTTGCTGTACAGTATCTCGATAAACGTAGGGTTTACCTGAGGATATTGGACAATCATAGGAGCATTGTTCTTAGGTGTCAGATTAAGTCTCAGTAATCCTGAACACTGTTCTGTGTTATAGATAACAGCCTCATCGAAGTTGAAATCCAGAACGTGGAAACGATCGTGACAATTTTGAGCATAGCGATACACCTCCATGATATACTCAATGGAACGAAGACTGTTTACAGTCTGTACGGTGTGCACCATGTATTCCACCTCAAACGGATAATCCACATCATAGTAGTTACAGTAGCTATCACAACGTAAGTTATGGATCCATATACCGTTTGCACGCGCAGGATTGGAATGATCATTCATGATCGTCATGAATGTATTCTTACCTGGTAAACAAAGATTAGGATGCCAGTCATGCCAGCTTAACCATGCGCCTGTTTTAGGATCAAAGCTTGCGGTCCAGGATGCATCCTCAAAATAGTTAGGATCTCCAAGCTTTATTGGCAACATCCCGTTTACAAGGAAGTTGTCTCTACCAGTATAAGTTACTGTAGTACCCGGAGGAAGATCTGTTCTGACTATAAAGTCTCTCTTGCAGAAGTACACTATGTTATTCTCGTTATCGTAGATCGATTGACAACCGATACCAATAACGGGATTTTCCTTCAACTCGAAAGTAGGGAACTGCTCAAGAAGCTTATAAGGTAAATACTGAGCAAACCACCATTTGAGATCTTGCATAGAGATCTCTTTAAGACCTCCTTGCATGTTGAAGATCTTACCTTGGTTTTGGCTAATCCAGTACACACCAACCGGCGTGTTGATTACGCTTAAACGATCTTGGCAAGATCCATACTCATACGGACGATCTGCATTCAGAATATTCTGAAGAGGTTGAGAGAAGAGACCTCCGTCACCAATTGTAAGTTTTGTTCCAGCATCTGTCTGAAGCTGATCTACCCCTAAGAACTGCACAGGACTTTCTGTCTCAAAGAATATCATGGCACCGTTCTTATTAATCGGCTTAATGCATGTTACTCGAGATAGGAAGTCATAGTAGTTGTTGGCCAGGAAGAAGTACCAGTTATCTCTCTTACCTTCAAATTGTGCAGGAAGAGAATAGATAACTCGATTAGGACTGTACTGATAACATGTCTCAGATAATAGAGGATCATAATCTCTAGTCTGAGTATTACCCCAGCCTACATAGTTCAGGTATGTGCGTGAAATACCCAAGCTTGGATCATACTTGTAGTAGTTTCCAGACTTGATTATAGCGGTATCAAAAAGGGTCTTCTCATCTAGGATAGGGAAGTGCTTTTGCGAATCAAGTTCTCCCCAGTCACGAAGATCAACGTTAATCTCTGTTTCCACAAAGAAGTCCTTAACTCCAGAGTTGAACAGGTAGAAGTACGCATACTTTACCGCGAAGGTGAAGGATGCAAAAATACCAGATAAGCCAGAGTTATCGTAGCCATCAAGAGCAAACATCTGATTTGGCAAGAAGTTCACCCAGTTTGGTGGCCACAGTAAGTTAATCGGATTTGTCAAACCGGTTAACGCATCTGTAGATTCAAACTTCTGACTGTTTAACCAGTAACGTGGAAACGGAAGCATGCGATGAGACAAGTAGTCAAACTCGTATCCGTCTGGTTGATCATATAACCAGTCATAGAAGTAGAAGAATGTATTCTTCTCAGTGTAGCGGCCGATGTAAATATCGCCACCAAAAAGAACAGGCGAAGAAGTTTGAGCGGTTTCGTTTACACAAGTAGAAATAGGTACCTGAATGATACCATCTACCTGGCCATATTGATTACGCAGTCTTTGCTTATAGCCTACATAGTAACATGCAGAACTTGTGGCAAAGCCTCTCTTAGTAGGATTAAGTAGCTTTGGTGTTAACGGGTTCCACTGACCAATTTCTTCCAAGTTTGCTACAGGAGATGTAGCCAGCTGACGAGTATTATCAGTACCAGATGGATAAGCGATATTAGCGTTTGTCTGTAAAACTACTGTATTTGAACGATACAAGTTGTTAATCCTGTAGTTAGTACCAAAGTCAGTAATCTGAGGACTCACATAACTCTGTTCAACGATAGATCTTCTTCGATCACCAGGTGCTGGAGCCGGAGCAGAACTAGCATAAAGACATGAGGAGTTATACTTCAGAGCAAAATCTCTGAAGCGTATCATAGAGCGAATAAGCTCCATGGTAGCATCAAAGCCTTGAGACCAATATGAAACGAAAGTCGGGATACCTTGGGCAACACGCAGTACTAAAGGAATTTCATCATAAGCTCCTTGTACTGTCTCGTATGTTTTAGCAAATCCAAAGTTACCCGGGAAAGCTCCTGCTGTAGCTGCGGCAGTACCGATCGCTGAATAATACGCTCCGGTACCTACACCTAAAATATTTTGTAGAATCTGGGCACCACCGATATCATAGAAAGAGTTATCTACACCAGTAATAACTGGATTCATTACGTTTACTGCAGCTAAACCTGCGGCCCAAATGGGACCTGAAGCAAATGTCCAACCTTGGCTTCCTGCTCCAGCAGGGCCTGCAAAGATTCCTGTATCAAGGAAAGGGCTATTTACCGGTAAAGATCTATGGATTCTGCGCTCACCATTCATAGCTACAGAAGCGATACCTATACCGGAAATAGCTGAGACCAAGAAAGCAACATTGGATATTACCTTGGCTTTAGGATGTTTCTCAGAATACTCGAACTTACCTATAGCAGTCCCACGAAACTCTTCATAAACCTTAAACTCTTTACCAGATAAGAAAGGCTTAGAGAAGTTTGTGTCTGGTGAATGGAAGGTATACAGATCCTGAGCAAAGTTTCCTATAGGAGTATAATTCTCAGAGCTAACCGGTATACCTAAGAAGTAGGTTACTGATTGCGTCTGAGTAGCTGATAAGAAAGGATCGACATTAAGGTCGTTGTAAGGGTAGTTAGCATACAATCCTTGGCGAGGAGATCCGCTTTCGATGGTGTATTTACCCATGTTGCTCACTACACCTTTGGCAATAACTGTACGATTTCCTTGGCGCGTTCCTCGAAGGATTTCATATCCCACGATTCCCGGAATAGGATTACCTTGATTATCTAAAGGAGCCTGGATGTTCTCAAATTTTACACCCATTACTCTTATGGCAGGATTACCTCCAAAGTTTGGAGAAGAACCTGTGAAGTGATTAGTGATAGGGTTAGTACCACCTAAGTAGTTATCAGGAAATCTGTGATGGCGAATCTTCTCACCACAAAGATCGTAATCCCCATTAGCTGTAGGATTTGTTCCTGGATAAGGAGGAAGTACTGGAGCGGTCCACGGATGAGAAGGATCATTCGCATTCCAAATAGCTGCAGAATTATCCGGATACTCTTCTGTAGATTCCCAGTATCCCATATAACCTTCAGCAATCTGAACTCCTCCATCAGGAAGAGCTGTAGTAGCTACAGAAGTTAAGGTAGCTGTATTTTCAACAACCCATCTGTAGTTAAAGCCTCCTGCGATTTCTTCAGGTAAAGCATCTGTTACAACAAAAGCTTGTTCACCAGCAAAAGCCGGGCGTCCCGGAATGTGGTAAGAAGCAGATTTGTCACCGGTATCATAGACCCAACGAATAAAGAATGAGTATACCTCATCCCGCATGTAACCGGTATTGGTACCCCCACGTTGGTAATATCCTTGTTGATATTCAACAGCAACCCATTTAGCAACAATCTGATTGGCTATAGGCTGATAATTGAAGTCGAACTTCGTACGAGGACCAACACGAATCAAGTAATCATTCACAGAATACATAGCATCAGTACGCTCGAAGACAGGCGTCATTATTGGGATGTTCTCAATAGGTACTGAAGGCCATCTGGAATCGATGATGTCCAAGGTGATTCTTCTTTGCTGGGTACTGTATATACCCACCTTTCTTGCAACGGTTTGCTGATTGATGATGGATACCAATACCAGCTCGAACTCGTCATAGTCTGGATCCATGTTATCGATGATGATGTCAATGGATCCTGCAATGTTTTCATGATCGAATAAAGCCTGAAGGTTAGACGGTGTAGAGTAATCTGTGATCTTCTGACCAGCTATAGTGTAAGCTATTACTGCGAAGTAGGAACCGTTTGGTAATGTTCCCCCGCTTACGCCTTTCTCGATATGAAAACAAGGTTGTGTAACGAGACGAGCAAGTCTTATTTCATCACAATTCAGCTGTGTAGTATCCACGCAAGTGATACATCCTACAGGATCATAACCGGGAGGACCAGGAATAACCACACCGTTTTCATCAGTACAAATCTGAATCCATGGCACAGCATTAATGTCCATTACTCGGGAAGGATTCTTTCCATCATCCCAGTATATCTTGAATGTACAGTCACTTGTTGAACGAGAAACACCCTTGATAAGAAAAGCTCTATCAAAAGCTAAGCAAGGATCGTTCACAATAGTAGTATACTGACAAAGACCCTCCTTAAATTTACCTATCTCGGAGTTTACATCGTCAGTAGAGAAAATGACCCATTCGTCACCTTGAAGGTGGATAGCTCCAATTACAGGATACGGTGCTTGAGTACAGAACAGATTCGAAGGTTCGTTACCGAGTTTACCTAAGTCACCTGTAACAGAGTTGTTGATCGCGTTGCGGGCCTGCGTCCACGAATCAGGTGGTAAGTGAAAGTCGTTAACGTCCTCGTTCAGCTCTTTATCAAAGCGACGCGGATCCTGACTGGATGTATTTTGAAGATTACCTGCCATTATCTGTAGAACTGATTTGGTACAACAGCTGCAAGATTACCCGGATTCCACTGACTCCAAGGGTAACTCTTGAACATGTTATAGTATTTTGCATACTGAGCTCTGCGATTAGTTTCCCACACCTGCTTAAACTCAGACCAGTTTGGAGTATTCACAATGGACAACGCATAATTACGCGCTGCACGATATCTTTGTTCAATAAGCTGAAGTTTAGCTGCAGCTTGAGGTTCGTCATTCATGATCAAGTTCTCGAGAATTCTTTGCTTGAAAGCATACTCGTAATACTCATTGATCATATCATGGTCCGGAACAAGAAGATTACCATCTTCATCTTCCATCATTCCTTGATAATTGATGTAAAGCTTACCACAGTCAAAGTTTGTGTAGATGTAGTTGCCTTTGATCCATGCAACAAACTCGCTGTTCCAATATAAGTTTGGACAATCACAATCGATCGTCTGAGGGTTATTGATTATCCTCACCTGGAAAAGACGCTTGTAAGTACGAGTCTCGCTTTTTACAATCTGCACTAACTCGTAACACTCGTTCTTACAGTTCAAGAACACTCTTGGTTTGTTGCAGTAATCTCCATAAGGAGCGTTAGGATTGAACTCTAATCCTGCACAAGGATCCGTATTTGCCGGCGGGCAACAAGATTGTTGACACTGGCATGGATTAGGTGTACACTTCTGACAATTTACTGTAGGAGCCTCGCAAGTATTTATGGTACCAGGCTGAGATTGATATTGAGGTACCAGAGGTCTTTCTTCAATCCAAGTACCCTGAGGCATTGCTTGCTGAACAGTATACTCATCACAAATCAAAGCAAAGTTGAGCACATAGAAGTCATCCGGGAGTTTTACTCTCCCTTTCTCTACTTCAAGGATAGCTTCCTTGGTCTGAAATATTCTCAAGCCAAGGTCGTAGTTAACACGCTTAGCTACTTTTATCAGCTGATGAGGCTCGATAAAAGACTCCAGGTTGTAGTTCTGGAAGTCCACGTGAATCTCTTCAAGCAACTGCTCGAATGTTCGATATTTTAGTGTATAGTTGTAGCTCATTATCTAAGCACGTTTTGCTGGTTATCTGCTCCATCAGAAGGTACTTGACCAGATGTCAAGATCTCCTTAAGAGCCATTTGTTCTATTTCGGCGAATAAGTATTCAGGAATACGCATCGCTTGATCTTGTATAGGAGTGCACTCATCCGCATCACACTTCAGGTAATTCACATCACCATCCCACAATCCTTCAACACGTACAGCATCCCATTCGATATTCGGAAAGTACAAGTGACCATCAAGATACCAGTAGTATCTGTTCTTGTTGTACTTGAAATTAGTCGTACGAGTCATCGCTACATAAGTAGAAGGATATGTACGGAACAATTCTTCTTCTCCATCGATAGAGCTTATCGTACGAAATAAAGGACCGTATGCTCCTTCCAATACCGGAGGTAACTTATCCTTTGTTCTGCGAATAATGCACTTGGATTTTATACCTGAACAGCATGCCTCTACCTTATCGACTTCTACAAGTTCTACACAAGGTAAAACTTCGAAGAGACTCTGATAACGCATGATCCTGTTCTGATCATCCTGACGCTTAATCAAAAGCTTCGCGTACTTGAGAATGATACTCGCAATAAAGCGATCGGTCATAAAAGGATCTTCCTTTACAGCCTTGAGAACGTTTCTCACTCGAGATATGCTATCACCTATTGTTGTCATCTTAATCCATGTCAAATTCGTTATACGTTTGAGGTACTACATCTTGAGCGATGAGTTTCTCATGCATCGCATTTCTCTTGTGCTTACGGACAAGATTAGATATGCGTTGAAAATCTTCCACTACAATGTACCTTGGCCATTCGTCTTTGTATGTAACAGAGACTTGTTTCGTGAATTGTCTTACGCCTTTGAAGCGCCAAAGTTTCCGGAAACGGAACTTATACTTAGCTTCGTGGTTGGTGTAAAATACCTTGGCCAGATAACCATCTGTAGCTAGGTTGCGATTGATCACTCTAACTCCATGCTTTGTAGATCTGTTATGGTCTATGTTTTCTCTTCGAGGAGTCTTACAAGATCCTACGAAAACATTACCAAGCCCTTCAGGTAATTCGATGCCATCCCGGTTATCAATAGCGGCCTGCCACAGGAATCCGTTGAATGTTTCGATTATCTTCTTGAGCTGATCATCAGATACAGCAGAGTATTCCGGATGCTTTTCTCTGAAAGAAGAGAGTACATCCTTGTTTAAGAGACCTATAGTGGTCTCTCTAAAGCGTGGAGCTTTCCTATCTGGAGCTTTAATTGTGGTGATCATACGCAGGCCTGATATAATATACGAAAAATTTCTCAGGTGTAAAAATAAACATTCTAGGTTTAGTGACCAAGATAATGCACAAGAGCCCCGAGTTTCCCCGAGGCCCTTGCTTGTCAGTCACAGTAAACCAACTAAACTATGACAATCTTTAGCAGTCAGCACCAACTGTTACAGTTATGCTTGGCATATCAGCATTTCTTATTGCGATGGATCCTACAACCGCACAGATTACGTGCGGATCACTGATACTGTTGAAGTTTACAGTGGTAGTTTGCATAGTGTTGCAATCTGTATAAGTCAAGGTACCTTGAGAATTTTTGAACCCGATAGTATGTGTTCTGCAATCATAGCAGCATTCTACACCTGGGCCAACGCTATATTCATCAGGAATGGCCGGGATACCAGCAACTCCTCCTATGTAACAAAGTTCAAAAGTTGTTCCAGCAAACTGTGGAGGAATGATTCCTTTAGGTGTGCCATCGCAGTTATTTCCTCCGTTAAACTCTGGGCATACTGCAAGCAGAGCTTGAGCGTTAGCGTTCACTGGAGGGAATCCTACTCCAGGAGAAGGATCCACATTTACAGTAGGTGTTCCGGAGTATCCAAAACCTGGGTTAACTACTGTGAAGTAGATAACTTTTCCGGTATTTACTGAACCAACTGTCAGAATCAGTCCTGCTCCGCCTCCAATAGAAGGATCTGTTACAGTGAAAGTATCACCAATAACATATCCGGAACCGGCCGAGGTAGGTGCAGATAATGTTGCACTGATGATAACTCCTCCTGCGATAACAAGATTTACTAGAAGACCTACTCCCACACCGGTCAAGTTACTTGTAGGTAAAGCTGTGTAAGATCCGTCGGTATAACCGCCTCCGCCGTTGGTAACAGAGAATCCATCGGCTCCTGTATTACCCACAACAGCGTTGATTATAGCTCCTGATCCGCCGCCACCAACAAGATTAACTGCAGGGGGATTTATTGGATCATATCCGGATCCTCCAAAGTTAGGAGCAATCAGACTCACTGACTGGATACCCACATTGTTACAAACCAGCTGAACCGGTTGACAAACAGGGTTAGGCGTGAAGGTCACAGTAAATGGTACCTGATTATTAGGAGAACCATCTGCTTCGCAGCATGGTTGAACATATCCTTCATATGTAACAGGATCACAACTTTCGTTGTCTACCGTAATAGGAATGTTTGCCACGCAAGCTTGAGATCCTGGTGGTACAAAAGGTGCGCAATTCACCGTAACCTGTGCATATGGTAAACCGGATCCTTGGACGCGGTAATATACACGGTGACATCCGATAGGATAGTTACTGGTGAAATTGACTTGGATAACTGCAGGTACTGGTGCCATCTTTATTGGTTTATACGTTTTTAGTCTTTACTCGAATAGTTACAGAGTAACATGTTCCTGCGTTGCAGATTGAAGCAACACGGATATCATACTCTGTATTCGGGGTTAATCCTCCGATAGTATCTACCGGATTAGTAGAGGGAGCTACAGGTGGATTCAGTGTCCAAGACATAGAAGTTGCCGGCTTATACTCTACGATATAAGATATCGCGGTAGAAGATGGTGCCCACTTAAGCTTCACTGTTGTTGAGGTAATCAGTGTTGAGATTAGACCCAAAACAGACATGCAAGGTGATCCCGGTAAAATGCATCCAGGATTGGTAAAAAGTAGTGTGAACTTCTGCAAAATATCACAGAGACGATCTCCTTGCTTTATATCGAGATCCAAGATGGTATCGTTTGCATGCACGATACAGCAGTCCGAAAATGTTTCTGGACAAGGATCTGGATTAGGACACTCTGGAGTATCCTGGGCACAAGGAGTATTTGTGGTCAAAGCATGATCTTCACAACCACAAGGTTTACTCTTACATCCGCATGTTTTGCACTCGCTCATTATGATATTACGATTGAAGGTACAACATTAGTTGGAGGAGGACATGCCGGTGCTAAGGTGGTAACCGTAGCAAATGGGCATGAAGTAGGTGTTCCTGCAGAAGGAGTAATCACCACTCTTACCTTGTAAGAAGTGCTCGGATTTAATCCGGTGAAAGTTCCAAGCAAGTTGAACACTGGTGGTACTGTAACAAGTGTAGATTGGCTCTGGATTAAAGTTAACCCTAAAGCATCCCATACTTCTACAGTATATGTAACACCTGTACCTGCAGCAAGGATGGCTCCGCTATACGCGATCTGAGTATCTGTCGCATTGTACGTCATAACAGGACATGCTGTTTGATTAGCAAGAACCTCTGTGTATGTGTACTGGCAAGTAGAAATACCATCTGTCAAGCAAGGTGTAGCTGTTACAGTAAGATTATCTGAAAGATTCAGAGGAGAAGCTGAAAGATTCCAAGAGATACCAGGCAAAGAGTTAAGCGCTGTTACAATATCTCCGGTAACAATGATGCTATTACCACTCTGATCTGAGATTGTAAAATTAGTAAGACCTGAAGGAGGACATTGAGAGAATCCTACAGGAATAGTTCCGCTGAACCATACAGTCAATGTGTCTCCGTTAAGCTGGGCAGTCATAGATAAACTGATACCGCTACATCCGGATGGACAGCAGTTAGTCTGAATATTAGTAACCGCAGCTCTCAAGTCACAAATAGTAAGCCATATGTTGTTTATGGCATTAGCCAAGTTCTGAACAGTATTGTTCCAACCTGGTAGGCTACCCATAGAACCTGATCCACCTAATTGAGGAGATCCAGTTAATCCTGCACATTGAGCAAGAATTGCAGCATAAATATCGTTAGGTCCTCCTGTTGCTCCGATTAAAGCACAAAACTGTTGCTCTAAAGCGGCCAAGACAATGTTCATATCTGTAGGTGCACTAGGAAGTACACAAACAGGAGTTACTTGAGGTAAAGTGAATGTTGGAGGAGGAGTATTTTCTAAGGTGGTGATACGCTGCTCATGATTCTGTAAGATAGCATTAATAGTAGCTATCTGATCAATAAGCTGACATACACGATTACCAATAGCTTGAACATAGTCTGTTAACTGCATTGTAGTAACAGTATCTCCAGCCTGGTTGGTGTAGTAGAAGTGAGAACATACGTTTACTACACAGTCAGGACATCCGGCCGATCCGGATCCTCCTCCGCTAGTAACTCGACATACTCTTCCTTGGCAACCTGGTGCACAAGGTTCAAACACACAATTCTCAAGCTCACATATCCTGCTTATAAGAAGTTGGATGAGCTCTTGAAAAGTAGCCGGTGTACAACCAACAAGTTGAAGGCAAGATAAATCATAAGCTGAGACATTAGTCTGCTCGAGAAGCTTGCATAATTCTGTGGCCAGCTTGTAAACAACTACGCTAACAGTGTCACCTTTACAAAGTTTGATACACGGAATATCAGGACCTTGCCAGATCACGCAGTTGGAGCTGATCGGATTACATGTTGGGTCGTCGGCGTTTATTGGCTTCATTGTAGTCGCGTTCTTGTTTAATATACACAATTTTCAGGAGATGTCCAAATATCTTATGGACATGCTCCATTTACACACTCAGCACCTTGCACTATAATAGGAGTGCACTGGATAGAGTAAGGATAAATCTGAGAGCAAACTGCTACAGTAGCTCCAGAAGGAATAGTAACTGAAGAGTTCACACCATTGCAATCCACGTATCGAACTCGGCAAGGATTACCTTCAGGCGCTGTAATCTGATAGCAGGTACATACCGGGAGTAAACTTGCTGATACAGCATTAGGCGCTGTACAGGTAACAGGATTGAATACTTGGATTGTTGCTTCAACACAAGTAGGAGGACAACATTGTTGTAAGAAACACTTACACAAGTCTGGATCATAGATAGCTTTCAGGTCAAGAATCTGCTTCTTGATTATCCAGGTATCAGGATCATGATCGCAGCAAATGGTTATTCCATACCTCTTGGCCACCATCTCGTCATACATCTGTTCAGCAAATTTACAGCTGATCTTTTCTGTGTATTCTGGAGGACAGCCTGGAGTATAGTAACCCGGTTTTATCCTTCTAGGATGTAGCTCAAAAGGCGGAGGAGGCGGAGGAAGACATGCGTTACAATCTTCAACACAGTTTTGGATCTCCCATCCGGATGGTAAAAGAACACCATCCAAGCAAGGACCTATGGCTGTAATGGTGAAACAATAGCAATTTGTGACACCTTGGGTAGTAATACAGATTTCAACTACCTCACCGGCAAAACCGGCAAGACTAGGATCATTACTGTTGAATGGCGGAATTACTCCTGTACACTCAACGACGCTGTAGCATTGAGGAGGATTGCAAGATAGGCAATCCGCAAAACCAATAATCTGCGCATCAGAGTCAATAACAGTTGCTCCTTGGCAATCTGGGGCCAGAGTTACCGTCCAACATGTATTACCATAAAGAGCTGGAATCTGCACAACTTGTCCTACAAAAGGATCTAGAAGTTCCCAATCCAAAAGAAGGGGAGCAAGCGCTCCAGAACAGTCTGTTAAGACATAGCAAATAGGAGCTCTGAACCAAGTCCATATAGCGTTTATACCATAAGGAGAAGTTTCCGAAAATGTTCCAGAAGCTGCACCATTGTTGGTAGAAAGAACGTTAGCATTGGTAGAGAAGAAACCGTTCTGATTCTGGTAGAAGTGACCACCAAAGTGATTAGGTCCCCCTACTAAAAAGGGTGAAAGAACGGTCCAATTGGCTCCTCCATCGACACTTTTAATTATCATGTCGCTGGCACCAAATCCCCACAACTCGTTATCATTAATCCAGGTAAGATGTCTACCGTTGCGTACCCAATCAAATACTTCATTGAAGGTATTACCAGCATCTGTAGACTGGAACATTCTTCCTCGGCCGCAGGCAACAATTGTTTGTTGATCAGCAGATATATGAATACCTACCATCCCTTGAGCATTTCCGCTAGGACCCACTATGAAGTTTCCTCCATTGAGCACAGTCCAAGTCACCCCGGCATCATATGTGATCAACACATGTTCTCTGGCACCTACTACTCCTATAAGTGGCGTAATAAAATGCACGCTGAAAAGCGGAGGTAGTTGTGGTGGACATCCCGCGCATTCCTGCAGAGGCGGAACTTGAGTAGATAAGTTGAAGGTTAAACCTCCATCTGTACTTACTGCAAGGTATCCGTTATCCCCTACAACGAAGATGTTATTGGAGTCGAGTACAAATACTTCCCACCAACGATAAGTGCCACCTACATTTTGGTTTAAACTATAGTTTCCACCGGGAACGTACCATGAGGCACCTCCATCGGTAGAGACATAAATACCGTATAGGCCGGCCTGGAAAAAACCATCTCCAACAACGAAAACTTTGTCTCCGTCATTAGGATCCGTTTCCACGTCGAATAGTGCTCCGGAAAGAGGTAGTGAGTTTGTGACAGGAACATCTACCCAAGGACCAGTAAAGTCATCGAGTCTTCTGACTCCGCCATTATCACCAACGGTATATGTCTTAGCTATAGCCATTAAGGTAAGCGATTATGAGGTGGAATATATTTCACGGAAACATTGCTGGGAGCTACCTGTTGTTTTGGAGCTTGAACCGGCGTAGTAGATGGTGCAGTTTTACCAATCTTGGCCTCATAAGAAGCAAGACAGTTTGAGCAAACGGTTTTACCATCTGAGGCTCTGCGAGATTGACACCCGCAAGATAATGTAGCATTACAATTAGGACAAGTCATATGTTGGTTTGTTGGTTACTAGCATGATTTACAAGTCATCTTATCAAGGAGCTTTACTGCATAGTTAAAGAGCTCCATACCTTTTTGAGGCTGGTGACAAAACTCAACCTGCGCCTTTGCAGCATCAAGATACATACGAATCATGTTCAGCTGCTTAAGCTTTTCTTTTTTCTCAGCTGGAGGATCGCATGCAGCTACATCCAAATCACAAAGAATATTGTAATATCTCCACATAGCCTTAGTCATGCGAAGATGATTATACTCTACGTAAACGAGATCATTTGGTGATACACTGTATTTGATGATGTATATTCCATCCGGAAGATCACTGAAGACAGTACCACACTGAGCAGTCTGAATCTCTAGATCACATGCTGTCAAATTTACGATGAATCCCGGTTGGATAATTGATTCATCAAAAGTCACGGGTCGGTTAAAGCCTGGTAAAGTGACCTGAAGAACAGGACACGCAACTTGCACCTGACCGTTGTAAACGCTTGTGTCTACAATACGGAGGATACACTTATTCATTGTATCCGGTGCTTCAAGACTTAAGGAGTGTTGTGCCATTATTATCTATTGTAGACGTTAATAAACAAAAAAGGGAGAGGAGAGATAAACTCTCACTCTCCCGTATTTTTGAGGTAAGATGCTCCTTAGATAGGAACTACGTTACATGGTGTGCAATCATACACATCCAATGTCACACAGTTCGCACAGTTTCCGAGCCATGTTGTAAGGAATGTCTCAAGAGCAGCGTTACGGCCGGTTGAGATAATCTCCAACATGTACTGGTCGTTATCGAACACACCTGTTGGGTTGTTCAAACGAGGAACATTGTGAAGGATGAAGTAACGAGTGTAAAGCGCGTTACGGTTTACAGAGTTCAAGATCTGGTCACCTTGGGTGATTTCACGGATACGAATATCAGTCGCGAAGAAGTTTTGCAGGTAAGACTCAGAAAGAATCAAGTCGCGAACAACTTGCTCTCCGAAGCCCATTCCCTGAAGACCGCGACACTCTTGGTATACGCAAAGACCTTCGAACACGCAAGGATCTCCGTTGTAATCTACAAGAGATGCGTAGATCAACACTGGCTCTTTTTCGAAGAAGTCAGTCAGTTGGAAAGAGCAGTTTCCAAACTTTGTTTCTACGTAAGCTCCGAAAAGACGAAGACCAGCACATGCATTTGCAGTGTGTCCTGGAGACACATATGCACTCCACCATTGTGCAGGTGTAATAGCGTTACCTTGTGGGTCAACAGTACTGTTTGGTGGGAACCATGCTGTTCCAGCTTCGTCATAAACGATTGGGAACAAGAATGGAGTCAAGTACTGGTTTTCAACGATAGCTTGAGCCCACTGGATCATTACTAAAGTTGAATCAACCGGTGTAGGTGTAGGACCTGTACAGCATCCGGTGTACGCCATCACAGTCTGGTAAGCCTGGTGATTCAGGTAACGCAGAGCTGGAGATCCCTTCACGTCAATGCGAAGGTAGTAAGTCTCGTCACAAAGGAACTCTTTGCAGCAAAGAGGATCTGCTGGAGAAAGAGTTTGAGTGTACGGAGTGTTTCCGATAGAAGTCACAGACTGCTGAGGAGCACACTCTTCCACTACGTACGCCTTACTGATGTACTTAGGGTTGATGATTTTCGACTTGTTGGACTCTTTGTAGCCACCGTGGAAAGGTCCGATCTTGTCATTTGCCAACAGGGAACCTGAAGCAAGAACAAGAGGGCAACAAGCATTGTTTGACGCGAAGGTCAAATCAACAGACTGATACGTCTTAGGATCAAAGAATCCATAGGATCCTGGTCCATAAATCGTGTTGGCCGCACCAACAGTGTTACCAAGTGCAGAAGATGGAATCCCTGCTACTGTGATAAAACCATTAGTCATGTTGACGTTTGGGTTTTGACCGGCCCCAGCTCCGGTTACCTGCGTTCCTAAGAAGCGCTTGGTAAAGGCATGATTAAAATACGCCATGTGTGATTAGGTTTTAAGGTTACAAACAAACTACTATAATATAGCAAAATCTTGTCACTTGTGCAAGACCCTGCAGATTTTTTTACAATCCTTCTCCCATCTCGTTATCAAGTAAGCGTAAAGCCAACGGATCAGATCCGAAAGTCATAAGCTTATCGAGCCAAGTTTGGGTTTTGTCATGCTCCTCTACCTGTTCTTTCAGGTAAGAAAGAGCTAATTCATACAACATGTGATCTGCTTGCTTGAAAGCGTCAGCTGCCAAAGCTTTTATCTGCTTGGTAACAATGATCTCATGCTCAAAGCTGTCTTTGATAATTTCAGCCAAGCATCCTGGAAATTCTGTCTTCGGCTTCTGTAACATAGGGGTTGCCGGTGTTACACCCATAGCCAGAAGATAATTACGGGCCCAGTCAGCATGAGCCATTTCCTCGTCAGAATATTTTTTCCACAACTTAGCAGCACCGGTATAACCCTCATTATTCAGGCACATAGACATTGCCAAGTATAAACGAGCAGAAGCTTCCTCTTGCTCTATTCGAAAGTTGAGAAGTTTCTCACTCGCCTCGCTTAAAAGCGGGTTACGAGATTTACGTACAGGGCGCTTTAGTGCTTCCATTAGTTATTCTGTTCTACAGATTGAGATGCTCTTTGCATCTGGTTCAACGATTCGATATCTCCGGCGATAATCTTAACGGCTTCATCGATGAATACCTCTACCATGTCGTCTTTAAACTCACATGGAATATCTACAGTACTTGTCTGTTGAGTATAAGGATCCACGCAATTTAGCATCTGGATTCTCACTGGTTGACGGTAATAGTACAACTCAGTATTCGCTACCGCAAATTTACCATCAGTATAGATGCGGATCTTGTTATCAATGAGTGTACAAAAAGTCTCTCCCCATTCGTAACTAGGCTGCTTGTTCTTATCTCGAAGTAACTCATCTACGTTTGCTTCTTCGGCGAGGTAGATGATTATTCGGCGAGGCTTATCGCAGCAAGGATTTACAGCTTGAGCTGAGATCCTTTTCCACTCCATGTAATCTCCGGGAAGAGCAGGAGATTCATAAAAGAGTTGACGATCTGTCATCACTAAAGGAAGAGGCTTCAGTAGTCTCTGAAGATCATCAATCCTTCTTTTAGATTGTTCGTCTCCCTCTTGCTTAATGTTAGTACCATGAAGGTTTCTACGACACCACTCTACTTGGCCTTTGTTAAAAGCCTCAACAACTTGCCAGCATTCGATATTATCATAATCGTTGCTGGCAAGTTTGTTAAGACGTTGCTTAACCTTTAGGAATATGGTGTTGTTATCCATCCTTCAGATTACTTTTTCTTGGTAGATCCGCCTTTTTTGTAAGACACTGGAGCAGCAGATCCTCCAGTTTTACGTTTTCCCATAGAAGCTGCAGCGCGTTTTTCGTCCGCACGAGTTTCTGTTTTTGTTGTGGATTTTGAGGCAGGTTTTTCACCGCCCATGGCCATCTTCTTTTTTGTTCCCATGATATGTTGGTTTTAGTGGTTACTTGTTTTTCTTTGGCACATCGCAAGCAGCTTTGTTTAAGCCACCGGTGTAGCGCGTTGGATTTTGTACAACTTCAGGAGCTTTGTTCATTCCTCCTTTGTAGCGTGTCGGGTTTTGTACAACCTCTGGACACTTATTGCTGTTCTTCATATTTCCAGCCATGGTATCGTGTTTTATGTTATTTCTTCCAGTAGGCCTCTACTACACTTAAGAGTTCTGCAAGAACCTTATCATTCATAGGATTCTTCAGGTACTCCAAGCATTCGTGTGAATTGCGACCCATCATACTCATGGTATTCATGTGATAAATCATACCATCAGATTTAGGAGCAATCAACTTGTAGAAGCTTGCATCTCGGATAAGAGCTTTCAGCTTTAAAGTCTCGATGTCAAGTTCCGCAGCTGCCAAGAATTGTTCGGCCGCTCTACGCAAGTTTTTCTCAACACCTTCTCCTGTGATGAATCGATCCATGTTGTCATAGATCACATCATTTGGAGTAGACTTCTTGTACTGAACGCTGTTTCCATCAACCACCTTAGCCACATACATAAGCTTGTTCTGATTGTTCTTGAACATCTTCTCAAGTTCTGAAAGGGCCTTGTTGCGAAGTTTCTTAACTTCAGTCTTGGTAGCCACAGTATGGATATCCTTATCCAGGTAAAACTTAGGAGCAACAGCTCTGCTTCGGGCATCCTCGTAGCTTTTAGCTACAATTGAAAATCCTCCAGCTTCGATAGCGCACACCTTGATCATATCCCAAGGGTTATGTTCCGGATCAAGAGGAACCGGTTGATTACCGCAGCGGATTGTAATCTTCTCCCAGAAATCATAGTTATCTGGACGAAGCAGCTTCACCTTATTCCAGAAATCCGGATCCTTAGGATCAAGGATATTGGCATTAAGCTCAGCCTCAAGTTGGGCAACCTTTCTGTTTATCTCGTTGATACGAGCTTCACGTTCTTCCTGAGGAAGGACTTTCACATCAGGAGCGAAAGGATTCAATCCGGTGATGTAGCGCTTAGTACCATTCATCTCGATACAGGCGAGTTGTTCCTCATGAAAAACTCCTTCGTAAACTACCATCTGGTAATTCTGAAGGCCTAGGTTTTCCACATTCGGGTCAAAGAACGGTCTAATTGCGATCTTCCCTTGGTCTGAGACCGTAGGAACTTCTGTCATAGTAATCTTACTCATACGTTGGTTTTGTTGGTTTGTGTGACATTGCGCCTAGATCAGGATCGAACCTATCGCGACTCTATTTCAAGTAACCATCTAGGCATGTGCACCATTGAGAGAGGGATTCAAAAACCCCTCTCTCGGCGCGGGTATTAGAATGATCCACCCGTAATTGGGTTTCTCATCACGATTTTCAACACCTTGGTTGGGTCTTTTACCCAGATTGCCGGCATCGTTTGGGTCATGTATACACGGTACCCGTTGAATTGTCCAGAAGACTGGAATCCTTGAGTACGTCCCATGTAGTCCATGGTTCCGTTTTGATACCACCACTTCAACTGGTTATCCCAAGCAAGCTTCAACATGAAGATGTTGTCGTTTCCAGTGTCAGTGATATCGAAGATAACAAAGCTGTAAGAAGACAGCGGGTTACCATCGATGATCGGGTTCTCGATGTCGTTAGTATGAAGGTTGTCGAATGCTGGGTTCAGCACGAACTTCACGTTCGCAAGGAACGGAATTACGTAGCTGGTGTAAGCAAATCCGAAACCAAGATCCATACCTTGACCTGAGATAGCTCCGATACCGTTGTTTTGAGCAGCTTGGATAACAAGACCGGAGTTAGCTGCTTCTTTCTTGATGGCCTCGTTAACAAGACGCATACCACCCATACCAGTTTGAACAATAAGCTGACGCTTAGGATCTGGACCCTGGAACTCCACACGACCAGCGTAGAAGTTGTACAGCTCAGCACGGAACAACTCAAGGTTGAACGAGCTCTTGTTGTACACACGCTTGAACGAGTTGTCCAGCTGTTTCCAAAGACCCACAGACATACGGATATCATCCGGACCGTCTTGCTTAACGCGACCACCATGACCCCACATCAAGTAGGTTTCGATGTCAGTGGCAATCTTGGTAAGGTGGGCAGCTTCCATCGTAGTAAGGAATGTACGAGTCAAGGTACCATTAGCCATGGCACGCTTCACGTAGTCTTTACCCATCTTAGAAGCCATTTGTTCAATGGTCGCAATTGATGGATCTAGGCTCTTGTCGAAGTTACGCCAGATCTCAGTTACCGGAACTGTACCATCAGCCTTCATACCACCACGAGCCATAAGGTCTGCGCGGCTAGAAACGCTGTAGTGAACGTGAGCTTCAGAACCTCCTACGAAGTTGTAGAACTCACGGAACCCTGCACGGGTTGTGATGTCAGAGAAACGCTCCCCGTATTCTCCGCGGGCAGAACCTTTGCGGAAAATCTTAGTACCGTTTGCAAGGTACTTGTTGTCAAGGAACTTGTAGTTGTCATTGTTCACCAACTGAACTGTGTAGACAAAACCGTCTCCCAAAGGAAGGATGTCATCAGCAGTGATGTACATTTCACAACCGTTGTACTTGTCGTAGGTGATAATATCACCGTGACCAAACTCACGACGGTTGATTTTGATTTTGAAGGTTGTACCGTCAATACCTTTTTGGGCGTTGTTCGGCTCAATGTCTTCGATGATGTACGGAAGATCCTGGCTTACCGGAGTTTGCCATTTGTACTCACCGCGGGCATTGTCAACCATGATGATGTTTTTACCACCAAAAGATGACAGCTGGTACAGAGGCATTTCTACCTTCTGGGTCATAGCCCAGATGTCCACCGGACCAAGGTCCATAGGCTCTGCATCTTTCAGCATGTTCACCAAGTGGTAGCTGTCTACGTGAGAACTAGCCTGGTAGTTCGTGTCACGTAAGAAGAGACCATTGTTTAAAACTGGAGTGCTCATGTGTGATTAGATTTGATTGTTATTTATGGTTATCGCTTGAAAAAGTTTTGGCTCGGTCTCTGAAGCTTCTGTCCTGCACGCTTTGCTGTTTCATCGTCATCATCTGACACTACAGAAGAACCGGCTTTCTTAGCCTCTTCTGATTTCAGCATTCGTACTGCTTTCTCAGTCGCATCTTTTTTACCATTCTCTCTTACCTTATTACGGTAACCTTCTGGATCAGACAACAGCCATAGAGCCTCTGCGATTAACGCATGGTTAGGTTCTACATACTGATGTTTCTCTAGAAGATGTCCAAGGAGATTGGTAGGTCTACCCGAGATCGAAGGGTAGTTTGGTTGAACTAGACCGGCATATAACATGCTTTGGGTCTTTTTGTCGAGCTTCAGGCCGTTCAATTCGCCTGGTTCAAGTACTTTGTACACGTTATCCATGTACATCTTTGCTTGCTGCTGTTGTTGCTTACGCAGATTTTCTTGCTGTTGTAGCTGGCGGCCTACAATTTGTTGTTGCATTGCATCCAACTTTGGCTTGAACTTTTGAGCTTTTGCTCCTAGTTCATCACGGTCTTTCCAGCTGTTAATCTCCTCTTCAATTTCTTCAGAGGTACCAAACTGGGTTGCGTGAAGGTAAGCACGTACAATCTGTTCCTGATCGTTCTCACGTTGAGGATCCAACTGGCGTACTTCTTCTACCTGGGCCAATGTACGGAACAAGGTTTTGAAATCTGTTCCACCATCTGCATAATACTTAGCAGCTACTTGAAGCTCTTCAGGAAGGTTATCGAAGAATTCCAATGGCACTTCTTCGCGGAGCTTACGTTCTTTTTCAGTCATGTTGGCTTCGAAGAGCTCTTTAAAGTCTTGCACAGTGTACTTCTCGATCGGCTTGTCATCATCAAAAGGGATAAGCTGTTTGCTTTCGATGAGCTGTTTTGTAAGCTCGATCATAGCATTCTTATCCATCTTAGGACGACCTCCTTTATCTCCTTCCGGATTATCAAGATCGCTCAGGTCAATGTCGGGATTCGGATTGGGATTACCCTTGTCCTTTTCAGGATCTCCTTTATCAGGATCTGGGTCATCATTACCTCCGGTCCCGCCTTGATCATCGTCATCATCATTGTCAAGGAACGACATGTCTACAGGTTTCGCTGTAAAGATGCTTGGTTTTTCAACCGGCTTCTTTCCATCGTTGCCAGGCAACATTACTTGCTCGGCTCCTGGTGTACCTAAGATGTCGTTAATGTCGACATCCACGGTTGTTACGGTTGTTGTACCGTTCTCGTTATTATCTGGCATAATCTGTTGGTTGGTTATTGTCTGACTGACATTATAATATACGCAAAAATACGTTTTTAAACTCTATACGTTTACACCTTAAAGCTTTAGACGCAAGATTTGGCGCACTATATGACTATCAACTCTTTTTCTTGTCACTTGCTTTCTTGCCTGCGTCATATTTGTTCTTATTGGTGCGAGCAATATCTACATCCATCTGCTTCATATCTTTCTGTGCCTGAAGCTTTTCTCTTTCAAGATCCATCTTTTCACGATGTTGCTGCTGTTTCATCGTTTCCTTGCTTTGATCAAAGTTCATCACTTGCTGGAACTCATCTCGCTTCCGGATATCATCCATGGTATCGCGGAAATCGCTCTGCATGTTTTGATTGATGTCTTGCATAGCACCATAACCAGCAGCTCGAATCTCGGCCACAAGGATATCCTTACGACGGTCTTTTTCAGCTTCCAGAGCATCATGATCAAGCTCCATCTGCTTCTCTTTACTACGCTGCTCAGCTTCCATTTGCTTCATCTTCTCTTCATGCTGCATTTGTTCTTGACGTTGAGCAGTAGCTTTGCGCTCTGTCTCTTTAAGAACAGTAGTAAGCTCAGATAATGAATCAGACTGGATAATATTTCCTAGGTCATAAATGGTAGCACCTGAGGTGTTATTACCAATAGCGAGTTGCTTCATCTGCTCGATTACAGCACGATGATTAGCTTTGGTTGTACAATAAACGTTTACATCTCGCAGTAGAAGATCTGTACCATTGATGGCAAAGTTTACCTGCTCATCTTTAGTGGTCATGTACTGCAGACGAAGTGAAGGTTTCTTCGAGTGATAATACTGAGCAAGGTCAGTTCTCATTTGATGAACACGAGGCATCAAATAATCACTGTGCTGAATGAAGTACATTTCGGTCTGAGCATAAGAACCGGCAATGGCTTGTTCTATACCTTTAGCCGTTTCAGTTTGACCGATCTGTTGACCCAAACGCTGTGGTGTTATACCAATGGTTTCAAAGGCCTGTTGCTTGAAGTAATTTGCCAACTGGATCCTTGACATCATACGCTGTGTCTGTTCCAGGTTAAGGGTTTGGAAATGCTGGAAGTTAAGAGCGTTTTCTGTATTAGTGATCGAGGTATCCAGAGGCAACATCTGGAAATTCTTCATTGCTACGTACGCCTTGGCCAGGTTGTTCTTACCCCAATCTTCACCCAGTGAATGGCGGGGTAGCGCGTTCTGATCCAACAGAATTACGGTCCCCAACTCATCCACCAGGATATCCGCAATCTGGTTGTTTACTATGTTGTACCCAATCTGATAAGGCTTCATCAGGTCTACAAGAGCCGTAGAACGAGTATTACGATCGGAAAAAACAGATCCCTCAACAGGCAGTTTACATCCGTAAAGGGTGTTGTCTCCTTTAAACTGGAACTTGAGAGGACCAATCTTGTTCTGGTTAATACCGAGGTACATCGGATTAACTCCTCCGGGGTTATTCATACCCCAGAAGCTTGGATGGTTAGGTCCAATTTTTACTCCACCCCATGTTTGATTGATCCATATCCAATCGATATGCTCACCGAAAACAAGGGTATCCTTATTCTTATTCTTGATCAGAGTATTGTTGTACAAAGGCTTATCCGTAATACGATAACTCTCATCAACAATATCTGTGATAGTTTCTCCGTTTTCTGTAATCTTAGTTAGGTGACCAACCTTACGCTGAGACTTCCAATAAGCGGTAGTAACGCGTAACATGAAAGCCATACCCATGTCGAAATAGTCTTCCGACTCTCCGAGAATCCAGTTGATGATATCCCCTCCGTTATACACGAAGTTGTCATACATGGAAACAAACTGACGATAAGCAAGACCAGGCATGTTGGTATTCCATTCATGTGTCTTGGTAGCATCGTAGTAGGATCCGTCATTCTGGTATCCTTGTAGAGGATATCCTGCAGATCTTACCGGATAAATAGCTTCAAGAGACTCAAGCTGTTCTTGTGTCATCAAGTAACCATACTTGTCGATTACATCAGCCACAGTCATCATCTCAATCTTACCTACCCAGTTTCCTTGGGAGATATAGCGGATGTCAGGAGACTTGTGATAAAAGGTTAGAACCGGATTCCATAACTCGACCTCATAATCATCTTCGCCCATTCTGAAATGCCAGAACTCACGATCGGTGATTAAGCTATCGCGAAAACCGCGTTCTTCAAGCTCGTCCATTTTAAAGCGCTCTTCATCAATCTTGTGTTGATGGGCAGCCCATTGCTCGCAAAGACTACGATAGCTTTTATCAAAAAAGCTCTGGATCTCTGGGAGCGACTTCAGATTTTCAGGAGCCATTTGCTGTTGCATATGCTGCTGAATCTCCGGATCATTAGGATCAGCTCCTTGCTCAATCATCTTAGTAATAAGCTTGTTTTGAGCATCTTGTAAAAGAACGTTTTCGATGGCCTGTCTTTTCAGTTCCATCTTTTCGTTGTAGGTGTATTCATCAACACCTCTGAAGGTTACTCGTGAATTACGCTTGGCAAACTCCGCAGTAAGGACATTGATGACATTGGGGATGATTGGGTAGAACTTAAGCTCTAAGGCACTGAAATCTTCTTCGATAAGAGTATCTACGATCTCTCGCATCTCGTTATCCTGCTCAACAATGTAGTCTGTCTTATCGATGATACCTTTGGCCAGCTTGTAGTTCTTCATTAACCGGCGAGCGTTTCGACGGATTTGCTTAAGACCTTGCCATTCCAGCCAGTCCATGTTCCAGGCGGTCCACTCATCATCCTTCTCTTTTCTCGGAAGAAACTGAATAGGCTGAGTAATAGAGCCCATGCGGTTGTATTCCGCCTTGGCTCCAGCCTTTAACTGCATCGCATTTAATACTTTCATGGCTCTTATCTGATGTTTTTAAACGGGTTCCTAGGTGGTCTCTTTCCTGAACTCGCCGAGCTCCCTCCGATATGCCGGAAAGGGCTACTAGGTAATTTAAACAAATTCTGGGACTTTTCCAAGGGTTTCTTGCTCACGTTATCCACGCGTTTACGGTAACCCCGGTTTGCTTGTTGCACTTTAGCAAAAGCGATTAGGGCTGCCAAAGATACCAAACGGTCAACGTTGACGTCGTCATCGTAATGCTCCATCTCAACCATGGCCATGATATCCGGTATTCTTTCGATACCATACTTTCTTTTGACGATAGTCCCATCTTCCTTGGTTTCCACATCGATCTCTTCCTTTAAGTACTCAATCAAATAGCTGAGCATATGATTCTTGAAGAGAGTCCCGGTGTTCTTCCAGCCGTAATCTTGAAACACGTTGGTATTGGCACCAAGGTCTTTCAAAAAGGCGATCTGGCTTTTTGGTACAAGGTATCGCTGAAGACGTCTTGAAATCATGTGTCGGATGAAATGACTGACGTTGTTCTCGACAATAGTCCAGGCATTATACCACTCGATAAGCATCTCGAGGCGCTCATGAGTCTTATTGATATCATCAAATCGGCCACACCAAGAAGCAACGATTCCATCATGTTCAACAAACGTTTCTGTCTGATCACCGTTTATCCGGGTAACTTCGATCGGATTCTTGTACACGTATATCGAGCAAAGAGATTCTGACGTAGTGGTCTTACCTTCTGAAACCGGATCGACAGAAGCATAATACGTTCCCCATGGAGCAGTAGGATCAGGTCTTTCGTAAACTACGATTACACCTGTTTTATCCTCAATGTCTTTCGTAATAGGGAATTCTATGATCGGCAGCTTATTGCTTATTTTGGCTTGGATCTTACCGTGCTCATCTCGCTGTAGATCTAAAAACTCAATAGGGTATTCCTTGTCGAGGATACGTCTTTTTTGAGCACCAACCAGGTTAAGTGGGAACTTGGATACTTTTCTGTAGGCAAATGCTTCAGCAATATTCTTTGGATGCTGGGAGATACGAAGCTGGTACTTTTCTGGTGAGAGATCTCTCTTCCACTTTTCACGTTCTAGATCGATGGCCTTTACAGCTTCTTCAACAAGAGAGTTACCATACTGATCTATATATGGAGGCATAGACCATTGCTCTGGAATAAACAATCCGGTGAGCCCTACAGTCCCTTCATGATCCAGGAGATTTGACTCCACGGCATATATACTATTCGCTCCCGGTTTAAGAACCATCTCTTTCAAAGGTTGACATTGATCAAGGTCACCCACAGATCCTGCAGCAATGAAAGTTCCAGTAGTAATGTGTCCAGATTGAAGCGCAGGGAAAAGGAACTCTACTGTGGTATCCATCTTAGGTGCGATACCAGCTTCCTCGTGGAAGAAGTAAGTACATGGACCACCAACACCAGATGTGGCATCTTTCTCAAAGGTTACCATTGAAAGCACACCTTTCAAACCCTTCATGTATTTCCTACCTCGAGTGTCTGTTTCTTCAATCTGTTGCTGCCACATACCAACCTTACCTGGATTCATAGGTCTGTACCAGGCGGTGTGTTCATTTAAGAATGACGAGTACTCATTCAAGAACTTCCAAGAGCCTTTCTCGTTCACATAGTCTTTTAAAGACGCGCCCATCTTAAGAATAGGTGTCTCCTCGAACCAGATTTGATTTATGAGTTTAGCACAGTGAAAGTATGAAGAGGCAATCTGACGTTTCTTTAAGATAGCACAGTGGAGATAGTTCAGCTCGGCAAGAATTTCATACAAGGCCATGTGATACTGTGCATCACGTACATCCGGAAAGTCGAATCTTCTAGTCTCCTTGTTGTTGATCGGGAGAAAGTTGATCCACATGTAGTAATCTCTAGTGAGATACCAAACCTTGTCTCCGTTACGAAATATCACACCTTTTCTACATTTAGTCTTTTGATCGTCCCAGTACTTGACGAAATCTTTACTACGGAAGGGTGCTGCGCAATAGAAGCCTTGTCGATTATACCGACGACCCTCTTCATTGAAGAGGAAACTCGTCTCGTCAAATCCATATTGACCTGGCTCTTTAAAGCAGGATCGCACAAAGAGTCTAAACTCCTCGCGGGTTTCAAAGAGAGTAGGTTCTACCCACTCACCATCTTTCCAAGTAGGAACCTCTATGTAAGAATTATTGATCATATGCTAAACCGGCACCACCTCTTGTGTGAGTCTTTTGTTCTTCTTGTAGGTCTTTGTACACCCCTTTAAACGAGAGTCTGATACCCTCGAAATTTTTGGCGGCGGCGACCAATGAGTTGATGTTACCATCTCGACCGTGAGTAATAGGAGTAGTTTCCATGTATCGAGCTAATCGATCCATCATCTTGGCCATACCGTTATAAGCTCTAACAGTAGGTGTCTCATACAACTGTCGACATCTCTCCTTAGCAATAACGATCAAGTCATCTTCTGTAGAGAAGTCAGCCTTTATCTCTTGCAATATGATATCTTCCTTGTCTTCGTCAGGAACATTGAAGAAAGGATTGGCATCCGGATTAGGACATGTCATGTAGAACAAATACTTGTAGACCTCTATGTAAGTATCCGGATAAGCATCCATTATGTTCTTGAGAAAGCTCAAGGCATAACAGTGTTCCGTTGGAACAAGCTTATCATCCTGCACGTCAAATAATCTTATCATGATTTTAGAGCTACTAAAGCGTTAATCCTTTGAAGAACCTCTTCAGATGTATGACCGTCCCACGACGGAGCAAGATCTCTAGCCTTTACAAAGCTGGTCTTATCCCAATAGCTCATAGGAAGATGATACGTGATCTGTTTACCAGGCTCCTCATCGATACCTAAGATAAACCAATCCGGGAATCTTGTGCCATCCGAGTGCCACTGAGATTTCCATACACGAGATGCTTCTCCTACATCGCAAAGCATTTTACACAAAGCAACATAGAGAGTAATCCGGTGATCATACAGTTCACCAAAAGAGTGATATCCATCTCTGATATCATTCGTCTTTATGAGCTTATCATCCGCAAGCTCCTTGATGAGAAAGTTTAGCGCGTGTGTTTTATCCATCTTGAAGAACTGTTGTTGTTGATAATCGTCGTTGCTCATTTTGCTTTGCTCAGTTTTATAGTCTTACCTGTTTTCATGTTCAAGTGCTCAACAGTGTCTCCTTTTTTGAGAGGTTGTTTCTGTAGAGCCCAGATAGCATAAACTGCAGCGTTGTGACAGATAGTAGTCCACTGACCATCCGGAATCTTAGGCGTCTTGGGATGAGTGGTCAGACTCTGGTTGGGAATCATCTGATCCATTATGTCGTTGTAAAGAGCTTTGTGCTCCTTGAACTTTCTCCACATCTTTAGCGGAACATTGTACTTGTTCTTTACCATGGTTATTTAGTTTTGAGTGTTGGACGATTCTCGTGTAGCCAATTGATCATAGCTATCACCTCTGATTTAAGATAAGGTACATCGTACGGGAAGATCTCCTTTACAATGGGGTTACCCTGATTGTCTTTCTTGGCGATAGGATAACCATATTTGTCTAGACCTTCTTCCTCGAATATAACGTGGTGCAGTGTAAGTTTCCCGGGCTTAAGTTGAGGATTATGCTTTATGATAATGTACATGTATACACTAAGCTGTAAGGCATAGTGGTAATAGTTGCAGTCATCCAAGTGAGCACAAGGACCTAACATCTTTTGAGATATTCCCTCAAAGTTCTTGAAGCTCTTCAGTTTTATCTCCTTGTTAGTCTTGTAATCGATAATGTCTACCGTAGACTTGACAACTTCTACCCGGTCGGATTGACCACATATACCTGCAGATTTCAGGTAAACAAAATGCTCTGGATAAATACCCTCTACCAGTCTCTGTTCTGGAGCCATCTTGAGTTCTCCATTATAGATGGGTTTTATGATAGGGATTTCTACACCGGCTCTCTGAATGGTAAGATGAGAGCTTATGTCTTTTTCACGTTGATCATGATACCATGTACCTAAGTCGGTTGCTCGTTTTCCTTCCGACTCCCAAGCAGCTACAATCTCTTCAACAGGTAGTTTATACCACTTAGATTTAGGATTACGAGCTGATTTTACAGCTTGAGCTGCTGCATCAAACTTAGGTTTAAAGAGACTTACGAATGAGGTAACACTCATCCAGTCTATGTTTTCTTCAGGATTTATGCTCTTGTAGCTGTGATCCTTCGCTTGAAATATTACTGACATCTTGAGTTGGTTTTTGAGTTGACATGTAACAAGCTGGCGGTAAACCGCTCAGCTCATTGATTATCCTGGCGCCTCTGCAAGTAGGACATACAGGTAAGGTATTAAAAGTACCTGGACTAGGATCTAGGCCTGTTCCATTGCATACTGGACATTTCTGAAAGCTCATATCTTGGTCTCTATTATAATTTCTGCTATGGTCAAGTTTTCTTCATCAGGAGACTTTATCATCTTCAACAGATCTTGATGTTCTATACTTGTTATACGATTTTTACTAACAAGCTTTTCGAGAGCTTCTAAGGTGATATCAGCTCTAGATGGCTCAGGCATCACTATGGAGATTGTCCTGGTTGGATCTTTTACAAAAACACCGTGAGTAGCTAACATGTATGTAGACCATCCATTCATTCTCCATCAGGTTTGTAATCTATCTCCTTGTACAGTTTATCTTCTTCATCTTGCTCCAAAATAGCTGGCCACTTAGGTCCATCTGGATGAGCACATTCTGAAGATAGAGATCGCGTTTTAAACGCGAGTTTGCATCCGCAGGCGGAACAACAAGGTTGTGTTCCTGGCACCATACATTTGCTTCCCTCATTGTCGATAAGAGGGCACTTGGAACATATTTCAAGTCGCTCCTTGGCGATCTTTTCCACATGATCTTTCTTGAACATAGAGTTGCTCACTCCCTCAAGAATCTGCTTCCGGTGTTTGAGTATTTCTCCTAGATTCTTCAGCATTGCGTTTTTCTTTTATCTGCTGCTTGCGACATCGATCATCTTCAACCATTTTTTGCATCTTTGATATTTGCTCCATTCGTTGTTCGACCTCTGCTCTCACAGCATGTCTTTGAAATGTCATCTTTTCAGGATTATGCTTAGTAAGCACTTTCTGATAATCATCTTTTGCTTCTTGGAGCTTCCAGCTTTTTATCCGGAAAGTCCCAAAGTTTGCTACTTCTACTCTTGGGCCACGCAGATCACTTAGAGCTTTACGAACTTCTTTCCAATAGAAGTCGACGATATCTTGTACAAGATTCTCATCTGCACCTAAGGCTTCTGCCGTTTGCTTGACACACTCTTTAGGCTTCTTGGGGTTCAACATGCACAAACTTACAGTCTAAAAGTACGTTTCCAGTAGCTTGAATCTTCAAATCAGGATGAACCATTATTCTCTTCTTGTTCTTCCCTTCCTTGACGATGAACCCTTCATTCTCCATTTTCACCAGACAGTTTCGTACAGTCTGAGTAGTCTTGAAGATACCTTCAGTACTAGCCAAAGTACAGAACTCTGTCAGGTCATACTCACCTTTTACAGCGAGTAGTGTCAAACAGTCCAGCTGTGATTCGCTCAATGCCGCCTTTGTTAGGTAGCAATGAGTGATCAGCTGGAACTTAACTATGTCCCATAGAGAAAGCCTAGCCCGCTTTTCTACGAGGTTAACCTTTGCCATGGTTTGTTGGTTTAAAAATCTACTCCTTCTTCAAGCAGAGTGTAGGTGAAGCTGTCACCATTTCCTGCTGCTGTATTCTTTTTGGCTATGGATAGGACATAAGCCAGATCCTTTTTGTATCGGTGTACTTGACACGCAGCACTATTGTTCTTCACATTCACAGAATCGTATCCATGGTGCTGGTTCACTCCAAAGAAACCTTCCATGATAGACTTAGGATCAAAGTCCATTATGTTGTCCTTGTTGCGGTCGCGGTAAAGCTTGACTTTGTTACCAGTTTGAACGAAGGCTTCGTATTGGGCTGCACCGTGCTTTCCGATCTTCCATACTCCACGATATTGTCCGCGGGCAAGAATACCACAACCGGCTGGATTAAGAAGCTTCTGCTGCATGTAGTAAATACCAGGATCCGTAGTAAACTGATCATTTACCCAGATCATGTTCTTACCGTTCTCTTGCCAACATAGAATAAAGAAGTCATCCCAGTTGTCAACTTTGCGATTCTTAGAACGTACACCGATCATGTTAACGTTCATGTTCCCGGTGAAGAACTTAAAGCCCGCTTTCTCTACAGAGGCTTTTACTTTAGCATAGGTGAAATCTTCCTTTTTCATGCTTCCTCCTTTCTAAGTTGACGAGTAGGACGTTCTTCTTCCGAAGCTGGGTCTGGCGGATTAGGTCTTTCCTCTTCCTTAGGTTGAGGCGGACCGGCCATGATTTGAGCAATACGCATTGTCATGGTGACACGCTTAGCTCGTGCTTCTTCGATATCAGCAAGGAGAGTCTCATATTCTTTCTGAGACTTGAGCAAAGGAATCTGCTCTTTGTAGTACTGAATCATTTTCTCCCGGTAAGCCTTCAACTCAGCTTCCGTAGGTTCTCTGTCTTGTTGGTTGGTTTCTGACATGACTGATTATGTTGGTTAAACTAACGCGAATGTACGCATAAAAGTTTAAACTTGCACCATTTACTTACCGACAGGAGAAAAAAAAAGGGACCGGATGATCCGATCCCCTAGGGATATTGAGGAGGCAAAGAGCTCTTATTGAAGGTTATAGCCTACAAAACCGAACCAGCGACGAGGGCCTGTGAATCGGTAGTAATAATGCTGTCCTGTGGCAGGACGAAGAATTGGTGCTATGAAAGGTGTATTTATGCCCTGAGCCTTGTCATAAGGAACTCGAAGAGTATTCCATGCTTCGGCCCATTCTGCTCCAGGAGTTAAACCTGTATCCAGAGTGGTTCCATCGGCAGCTTTAAGCTCTGTTGAATCGTCCCAGAATGTTCCCATCAAAGCTTTGTAACCATTAATTTCAGGCTTACTCCATGGACCAACTTGGTCAAATGGGTAAACGATATTGAAGGAGCGAGAAATGGCAATCTGCAGCTCTTCCCATTCAGCTTCACTGAAAGCAACTACCATGCCTAGTGTAAGAGAACGATTGTTCTGATTAGGCGTGTACTGTTTAGAGAATACTTCACTGGCCGGAGGAGTTGTTCCCTCTAGCTGATTAGCAATCAAAAGCTCTCTCTGATAAACATCAGCGAAGAATTCTACAGCATCCGTATACGGATTCTGATACTTGCTGGCTTTCTTTGCGGGAAGCTTATAGGTCCCTCCTGTAGAATAGCGTGTTCCCTTAAGGTTGTTAGCCAAAAGAAGCGCTGTAGGGATCAATTTGTCTTGTGCTGCCATGATTTGTTGTTTACTTTTCAAGTAGATCGGAACCTTTACCTTTGTAGCAGATCCAACTCATATCTCGGTAAAACCGGTATGATCTTGCTGGACTCATGCTGTACCAGTTTTCCAAGAGGCCTGTACCTACGTACATAATCCAGCTGGTAAACTCTGAGCAATAGAACGAGTTACTGTTCTTAGTTCCGTACCACTTACCTGATAATATAAGCAAAATCTGGTAGAATACCAAAGAAAAGTAGTCATATCTCAGACCGAGCTTCGACTTGATTATAGTCTTCAGCTCTTCTTTACTCTGTGTTCCATGATTAACATAGAACTTACCAGGAATGCAAGTGATGCAAAGTTCTTTATCCATGACCCAGTCTTCGAACTTGGTCTTCTTTATTTCCGGATCTGCTTCGTAAACATAAAGCTCTGATCCGTGCCAAACAGCAATAGCTGTGTGGGAATAGTATGCAGCTTCTGGTCCATAACGAAGCTTTTGCATAAACCGGATAGCAGCTGCTAAATATCTTTGCGGCTTTTTCCAGTTGAAAGGAGAGTGTACATGAAGAACATCCAGATCTTCAATGTACATTGCGTTATCTATGCTCATCATTGCGTTTACCTTTAAGGAAACCGGTAAGCTCTGCAAGAGAAGTATTCATAGTCTGCTGCATTGTTACAACGCTATCAATTTTGTCTGAAAGCTTATCGTGTGCAAGTTTTTGCTCTTCTCGAACTTCATTCATCCGGGCATAGATCTGGTTCTCCTTCTTCTCGACTTCTTCTTTATTGGTCTTGATGGTATCCATGATCATCTGTATATTGGCTTTTTTACTATTCTTGGCGTGCAGGAATTTCTCCTCAACAGACTTTTTGTAGTCATCAAGTTCTTTCTTCACAGCAGATGTTTGCTCGTTGGCTTTCTCTGCAGTGCGCTTTAAAGCATAGAGAAATCCGACTACTGCCAATACGGCTAGGACAATTCCCACTACATCTTTGATCCCGAATGTTAGATCCGCTGCATTCATACATACTAATTAACGCTCTTGTTATAGTTGGTATCTGTTATCTACTACAGCATTCACACATGCTTCATCTTGACACAATCGGATTTGCTCTTTAAGAGCGCTTCCTGAAAAGAGCGGGGTAGTCTTGGCATTCATTGCTGTCAAATAAAAAGCTTGACGATTAGCAAGGCTCAAGTAGTAAATGCTTTGATCTTTCGTTGAAATCGGCACTGGGAAAACGTCATCCGGAATAAGGAGTATATTACTCCAGTTGATTTGCGCAGTCAATGACATAGAAAATGTCTTACTGTCAAAGACAAATCCTTGATCGATGATTGTTCGAGATGTTTCATCGATCTCGTTATAGCGTATTTCTTTTAGCTCTTGTAGTGTCATATCAATATACTTGTTACTTGATGTACAGATAACTGATGATTAATTCCAGCTCCAGTTATGGTCTCCCATTGAAACTGTATATTATTGGCAATCGTCTTATCCCAGACTCCATTGCCTAGAATAGTTTGACGATTAGTCTCTGCTGTAGCATTTTGGTTATACAAACGACAAAGAGCTCTTTGAGTATTTGCAGCACTAAAGGTCATATCAAGCTCAAATATGAGAAAGCGCCCAGAAATTATTCCTACACCAGTAGTGAAAGGAATAAACCCTAAAACAAGACCTCCACAAAGAACTCTGAAGTTTATAGTAGAGTTACCATTGTTAAGCTTGTCATAGGTAGTAATAATCTGGATCTTTCTTGAACGACCATCTACCACTCCAGGATTTACAGGAAAAGGTATGTTTACAAAGTCAGACATAGCTTGTACACCATTTTTAGCGTACGAAGCCCCAACAGGAAAAAGATACTCAGATTTAAGATTGTTGCTACTTGCAACGATATCAGCTAGGGTAGCAAAAGGATTGCTAGCGCCAGGATTATTGGCAGCATAAAGAGCATCTATTTGCTCACCGGTTAAAGCTATTCCTTGTTCTGCTCCCATGTTATGTCAAATAAGTTATGATTAAACGACCGCCTGCAGATGTTGGAGAATTGTATGGTATTGCCCCTACAGTATCTCCGGCTTTTGAACTGAAAGAAACGATCGATCCGTTTGGCATGTTCACACCATTAAGTGTACCGTTAGTTCCGATGAAACGCAAGCTTACAGATTGTACACCTGCTACAGTATTACCTGCAACGTTAGTTCCAATGTTTACCACAGAAGGTACTCGAGAAACATTCGTGTACTTGTTACTGAAAGCAGCAAGAGTAGCTTCAGAGGCTCTCGTAGAAAGAGCAACATCCAAAGCAGAAGATATTGCTGTAAGAATGATATTCTGTGCGGCCTGATTTGCAGCAGTTGCTTGTGCAGCATTACCTGCAGTGATAGATCCAAGAACCAGTTGCAAGGTAGCTTCGGTAGCTACAGTACTGTTTAAAGTAGTCAGCAATGCGTTAGTTGCAAGAAGGGTCAACTCACTTGCACGCGTGCTCAGTGCCACATCAAGATCTGCATTAATCGCTGTAACTTGTGCCAAGATATTATTCAGCACAAACTGAGGATTAACAAGCTCCACCGGTCCCACTGGTACAACTACTGCACCAGAGGCGTCGTAGTAAATCGGAGGATCGAACGTGTGTGTAACTGTATTCCAGATACGCACCATCAAGTAGGTAGGGCAGTTGTTAGGGCAGCCTGCACCACCAAGATCTACTACAATGTTTTGCTCAAACTCCTGACCACTTTGAATGGCAGAAAGGATATTCAAAGCTGTAGCTTCAGTAGCTAGACCTCCAGGAGGTGCTACAGATGCAGAAATCGCTCCCAATAATTGTAGAGCGCTTATCTGGTAACCGAAATTATTACGCGGCCCAGCTGGGTTATTTAGCATTCCTTTGCTCATGCTTCAGGTGTTATTGATACAAGGTTAATAAACAATGACACAGCAGATTCATCTTCAATACTCATTGTGTTGTAGTCAAGACTCAAAGCTGGAGTAGGTAAAAGCTGGGCATTCGAAGTAAAGTCGATGTCCATACCTGCAGATGTGTTTGCAATCTCCACACTAGCGTGTCCGGTAAATAGCGCTTCAAAATCATCATAGATGATCTGATCCCCTTGGCTAAGATCTGCTCTCTTAAGGTACACAAGCTTAGTTGGACCTTGTTGAGGCGTATAAGCTACAGTCATAAAACGATCTGCAGTGGGGTTGAGTGATCCGTATGCTGTTGTCTTCATATTAGAACTCTGGGATGATTAAGGTTGGAACTGTTGTAAAGCCGCTTGGTACAAAGTGATCAGTAATACCCGCACCTAGTGCAGCATTGGATGTACAATTTACAAAACCTGGTGTACGAGGTCCACCTGCAGATACTACTGTATCCGGGAAACCTGGTTTGTCATAAAGGAACTCTGTGTTATAAGCTAAGATCTTGTAATCTGTAGGTCCATTACCGGTAAGATTTACAATCTCTGCACCTACTTCCATTTGGATAATACGGCAATCTTTGAAGTAAGTCCATACATTAGGCATACCTGGTAATCCTGGTAAACTTGCGCCGATAATTACAACAGCTTTTCCATAAGATCCTATATCTGCTCCTTTAATGAAACCTCCTTGTACAAAGAGAGGTACATCTCGATGAGAAGCAAATACTGCAGTTTGTCTTTTCATGATGATGTCACCATAGATCTTTACATAACCGGTTCCTACAAAGAAACCACCGTCTACGATTACACCAATACCACCATCTGCTTCATAGTTGATATTACCATAAAGAGTGGTTTTACCTCTTCGGCAATATAATCCCGCATTGTAAGCACCGACATTGGAGTTAAGGTTGATCAGATCTCCGTAGATATTTACTACGGCATCATCAGTTACACCTTCATTTACAATCACAACACTCTTAGCTGTTCCTGCTCCTGACAGATAAATCTTAGGACAGTTGATTGTAACATTTCCGCTGTACTGAGCAGATCCAGAACGGAAAAATATTGTAGCGAGTATCGCAGAAGAACGGAAGGAGTCATCAATGGTAAGTGTACCGAAAGTGCTTCCGCGGAAAGTAGCTCCGAAACCGAAGTTACCTGCGGTGTTTACACTCTTACCATGAATATCTATAGTAAGAGTTTTTCCAGCACCAGGATTACATACAAGGAAAGTGTTGGTAGTATTAACTGTGTTGAATTCCCACTTAATGTTACTTCCACCAGTAAGGTTCATGTAAGAACCTTCTGTCATATCCATGTGCCCATAAATACCTGTTGTCACATCACTACCTGTATCTTGAAGAATAGTGTTTCGTAAAACAACTCCTGGTTCAAAGTACATGTTTACTCCGCTAAAGAGTTTTACGCCAAACTCCTCGTATGTACCGGGACGAACGTAAACAGTAGCTGGAGCAACAGCTGCAGTTAAAGCAGCATTGAGAGTTTTATAAGGACGATCGAAACGATTAGGTAAAGCTGTAGAATCATCACCGAAGTTTTGATCTACATAAAGATCTGTGGCATTAATGGCCGGTGTACCAGGTGCTGTACATTGTACAGATCCATCAGCGAAATGAATGCATCCGTCACAGAGAATAGTTAATTTGCGTCTGTTCCATGAAAATCCCCCGCCACCGCCAGATTCCCATGTAAGAAAATCAATGATCCAGTAATCATCTGTAACCATATCGTGCATGATCATCTGAAGACCTGGAGCACAGACCATGCCTCCACAAGGCCAGTCATTTTGAGCAACATCAATTAAAGGACGATAAGTCTCATTTGGAGCTTGTGTATAATCATATGTACCTGGATTTTGTACCCAGAACCACTCTGTATTTACAGGAGATCCTCCTGGAGTAGTGCTACCGTTACAACATATTTCACCTGCAGCCAAGTTGTAAAGACATCCAGCTCCACATAAAGGATCTCTGGTAATTCTTACAGCCGGACTGATGGTGTCAAAAACAGTATCACCTGTTCCAGTAGGATGATCAAAGAAAATTGTAGGACCAAATTCTACTCGTTTCTCCAAACTGATACTGCAGAAAGCAAGCTTCATAAGCTCCTCAAGTGTAATAGCAAGCTCTTGATACTGGCTTCCGTCACGTTGATTGTTTACCTTCTTACCGATAAGAAGCAGGTCATCTTTTGTTACAATATCACCGCTCTTTAGTAAACCAAACTGAGCAAGTATTGCGGGGAAATTTACAACGTCCATGTGATAACTGTGTTTATCTTAATATACGCAATTATCATCACTTCGCCAAATTTTTGTTGCCCGGGAACGATTCGAACGTCCGTTCTCTGGTCCAAAACCAGATGTCCTGCCGCTAGACGACCGGGCATTATTTTAGAGACCCCGGAGAGATTCGAACTCCCGACCATCTGATCCGTATTCAGAAGCGCTTCCGCTGCGCCACGGGGCCTAATTGGGGTGACCGGCGAGACTTGAACCCGCAACCTTCTGCGCCACAAGCAGACGTTCCACCATTTGAACTACGGCCACAGAGCCCGAGGACGGAATCGAACCGCCGACCCTCTGTTTACAAAACAGTAGCTCTAACCTGCTGAGCTACTCGGGCTAATATTGTATCCCGGACGGGATTTGAACCCGTGTGACTTCCGTGAAAGGGAAGTATCCTGGACCACTAGATGACCGGGACATAATGAGTGCGAGGTAACCTGGTACTATATCCCTCCTTTGTCAGGCGTCATTACCACTCATTTGTAGCGGGAGAGGGATTCGAACCCACGTCGTTCGGCTTATGAGACCGAGCTGGAACCACTCCAGTCCACCCCGCTATATTTTGTAGGCCCTACCGGGTTTGAACCAGTGACCTTTACCTTATAAGAGTACTGCTCTGACCAGCTGAGCTAAGGGCCTATTACTTGGAACCCCTGACCAGACTCGAACTGGTAACCTTGAGCTTAGAAGTCTCTTGCTCTTCCATTGAGCTACAGGGGCGCTTACAGTTCCCCCGCTGGGAGTCGAACCCAGCCCCGCAGATTAAAAGTCTGCTGCCTACAACCGGTTTGCTACGAGGGAATAGATTATCATGCTGATCTCTTAGATCTGCTTTTCTTCTTCCTACGTATCTTAAACAAGTTGTACATAATCTTCGTGGTAGGAGTACATGGATTCGAACCATGGACATCTTGCTTGTAAGGCAAGTGCTCTGAACCAACTGAGCTATACTCCTATTTTAGTTGACATGGCAGGGATTGAACCTACGACCTCCCGCGTATCAGGCGGATGCTCTACCTCTGAGCTACATGTCAATGTTTGCGGACTGTATAGGAATCGAACCTATGACCCTCACCTTAACAGGGTGCCGCTCAGCCAACCGAGCTCACAGTCCATTGCGGTCTATGTCGGAGTCGAACCGACCTGATATCCTCCGTGACAGGGAGGCGTCCACAACCAAGCAGACCCATAGACCATTAGAGCGAGTGGTGAGGCTCGAACTCACAACTTCCTGCTTGGAAGGCAGGTACTCTAGCCAATTGAGCTACACTCGCAGTATCAACACTGATGAGGCTTTTTCAGAACTTACACTACGCCCAGCATAGCACACGGCCTTTAACCGTTCCTCATCCTCCCGCTTCTGGACTACAGGAGTTGTTTCAACTTGTGGAATGGGTGGGATTTGAACCCACGACCTTCTGCTTGCAAAGCAGCTGCTCGACCGGACCGAGCTCCGCACCCCTAGTGACCCTTTTCTTTACAGTTTGTGGCGGCCAATTCCGTATCTGTTAGTCGGGATAGCAGGACTCGAACCTACGACCTCATGCTCCCAAAGCACGCGTTCTACCAACTGAACTACATCCCGGGGTTAAAATGAAAAAGCCCCGGTGTTATCCCGAGGCTTCTCCTATTTGTATTCGACAGTTATGAACTATTACATGATCGATACAACAAAACAAGCCTGCGGGCAAGACGGTTCATCGCCTTTGCGCACAATATTCATCTGGGCCGTATGTTGTATATTTCTCATTTGCGCTACAAATATACAAAGAAAGTTTACATGTGCAACACTACATGCAAACTTTTTTCGATTTTCTATACATGTTGTACTCCAGGCCGGACTCGAACCGGCAGCGGTACAGATCTTAAGTCTGTTGCGTTTACCAGTTTCGCCACTGGAGTTTATAACTCATCGGTGAGACACAACCAATTTTGTATCTCATCAATGTGTTAAACGTGTTACATAAAAGTAACACATGGTACCCTCTGAGAGACTCGAACTCTCACCCGAAGACTAGATCCTAAGTCTAGCGCGTCTACCAAATTTCGCCAAGAGGGCATATGTTGCGGAAAGCAGTGGCCCTGATCCACAGTCGCTACTGCGACCAGACAGCTTAGCAGGCTGCTCCTACCCAGGTAGGTTTACTTTCCGGAAGAGGTACCGGCGTGATTCGAACACGCGTACTCGAGTTTTGCAGACTGAGGACTAAACCGCTCATCCACGGTACCTTATTTTACTTTCAGGCGTTAAAGTAAAATAACGCTCAGATAGTTATACTTTGTTTCCCTCATTAATGAGGGAAACATTTTGCACATGAGGAAGGGTTCGAACCTCCGACCACTGGTTTTGGAGACCAGAGCTCTACCGACTGAGCTACTCATGTATGGCGGAAAGCGGAGGACCCGACCCCCAGTCAAGTTTATCACCCGACACCCGGTTTTCAAGACCGGTCGCGGCTCCAATGCCACTGCTTCACTTTCCATGTTGTGGGACCTGGTGGACTCGAACCACTCCCCCGAAGAGACCGAATTTACAGTCCGGCTGCCGTATCCAAAACGACTATCAGTTCCCAATCAGTGGAGCCACCTGGTATCGAACCAGGATCTCAGGATTTTCAGTCCCACGCATAGACCGTCTTTGCTATAGCTCCAAAAAGAAAAAGCCCGGATATTACTCCGGGCTTTGTTCCATAATGCTTAACCTCAATACGAGACATTACTTCAATAGTTACCCGGATCACCCTTAGGCGATAACCAGCAATAACTAAAGAGTAGCGATTGTCTCATGGCACAAAGATAAGCATAAGATCTTAATGTGCAAGAGTAGGGACAAAATTTTTCTCGGGATACAGGACCAGTGCATGTTCGGGAGTGTGAGGAGGGCCCCTCAATCAACCCCCCTCGGTGTTTGGAAAGCGGGGGTACCCCGGGGTGCTTGCCAGACCAAATCTGATTTCATGGGACACGAGGAAAAAGAATTCTTACAGGAGAATGTTTCTTGTGGCTTGATGGGATGAGAACATCTGGATGGTCTTGGTCATCCTTGTCTTGGTCATGTCTTGTGATGTCCAACGCACGAGGCCTGTGCTTGATTATACATTGACTGATGCACCTCGGGAACACGAGTATATACGGCAGTCAACCCCCTTTAGCCTGTAAATGTTTAACCTTAATACCATCACCATGAACAGCATCGTAGCAATCGAAAACGTTAACGGTCAGCGTAAGAAAACCGAGACAGTTACTTACCGTAATGGTAACGTAGTAAAGAGAGTGTTTGACCACGTGAGTGACATCGTGCCAAGCGATATCATCCAGGTCAAGACCAATGCGCCTGTCGGCAAGATACCAGTATTGGCCATCGAGCATCGCGAGGTAGCCTTGTACAGACAGCACTACAACTGTTAAGAGAATAAGCCAGGCCAAAGGGTCTGGCTTTTCTTTTCCATGTTTCACATGTTCAACCCCCTTCGGGACAAAATCCATCACCATGAGAATATCCTTTGACCAAATGCGTACCATGAGATATGGTATCCATTCTATAGGTACACATGTTCACGCAAAGCTGCGCTACACAGCAGAGCTTGCAGACAGAATGCTCACAGATAACGAGCTTCGTCCATACATGAATGACCTAACTGTCATGTTCAATAAGGCCAGAACGCATGCACACATCGTGTTCATAGCACATCAGAATGCTGGACTTGCACAATTGCTTTACCGCGTTGAACAAAGACAAAGAGCTAAGCTTGCCATAGAGAAAGCAAGCAGAGTAATCGAGAGCCAGGCTTAGTGCCTGGTTCTCTTCATTAGTCAACCCCTTAATCATCTCAAATAACCATCACCATGACAACAACTCTTATTGATCCAACCTATGTTCTCAGCGATGAGAAGAAGACCAAGGTCTGCATGATCACAGACATCAACAAAGCCAACAGGCTATTACTTGGTCGCAATATCGATACCGAAGAGTTCGATATGCTCTATGACTCAGATGTGCACACACTGAGCGAAGTACTACGACGTGTAGGGGAAGCGATCCGATTCCGCATGAACGTGATCAACATAGCTCGTGAGCTATTTGAGATCAGCGAAGCAGCGAGACAGTATCGCGAGAGAAGGCGCTTTGAGGAGGACGGGAATTAATCCCGTTCTCTTTTTATCTGAGCCAACCCCTTATTGATTATAAATACACATCACCATGAAGAAGACAAGTAATGTAAGCAAGGTGTTACTCGTGACCTTGCTGGTAGCTGCAGTTGCATCTGCAGGCATCGAGTTATCTATCTGGTACTTCGGAGTAAAGGAGACCATGGTAGCGCTTGGAATCGTTGGTGGTATCGCATTCGCCATGATCATCTTTGGTCGTGAGAAGACATCCACTCACTGGAGTGAGAACAGTCGGGAAAGAATGTGGCATCAACAAAGGCTTACTGAAGAAGCCTTCAGGCAAAAGTACTGTAAGTAGTACACTGGGTAGGGCAACAGCTCTACCCTTTATCCTTCCGATTATCAGGTGATGGATAATGACACTGGGACGCTCCTCTATAACGAGGAGCTCTCAGCTGTCTTAAGTTTGGGACACGAGCCGCTCGCACTGATTACTGCAGGAACGCTCAGCCCAACGCACATGCCATCGCTTCATCCAATACACAAGAACAACCCCCTTTGGGTAACAAATATTGTTTAACCATCTAAATCCAATCATCATGAAAGCAACACTTATGCGCTCTTACAAGAGCAAGAACGGTAACACCGTATTCGTATACGGCGTATCAGGCAAAGCAGACGAACTTGAAGCGTTTGCCAAGGCACAGGGCGACAACCATCGTACCGACGAAACAACAGGTAAGCCGCTTTGGTTCACCACACGTTGCATCGGTAATACGGGCGAACTCATCATTACCACGAACGGTAAGGTCGTTCCCGACATGAGCGCCTTCGACCAGGCAGCCAGCCTTGCCAAGCAATACGGCGGTAACTTGGGCGACCAGCTTGCCAAAGCCGCAGCAGAGCAATTGCTGGGACATCGCGGCAACACAGCCAGCGTACCACAGAACACACCTCAGGACGCACCTGAAGAGCAGTTCTAACCCACGAGAAGACACCCTTAATCGGGTGTCTTTTCTTTTTTCTTCATCAAAGATCTCCTACCAACAGAGCTGTCCTGTCGGTGAGAAAGAAAGTTTTTACTATCATCCTCGCTTCTGTCTGTCTCCTGACTCACCACTCAACCAACCCCATTTCTTCATATCTTTGTGTCATGGCTAAATCAACACGCAACAAGAACGCAGGCAAGTCCACAGGAACATCTGCATCAGCTAAGTACTTTGCTTCTCATCCTGAAGCACGCGCTAAAAAGAATGAGTACAACAAGAAGTACCACGCAACCACCGAACGTAAGAACTATCGTGAGGAACTCAACAAGGTTAACCGCCGGAAAAACGATGCGGGTTATGGCGATAAGAAAGACTTAAGCCACACCAAGTCCGGTAAACTGGTCCAGGAAAGCCGCTCAACTAATCGCGCTCGTAACGGCAAGAACGGGAAATCATCCAAGAAATAACCCCTCCTTCGCCAATCTATAAGCTTAGCTTACTACTCTTAGCTTACTACTATATACTATACTACTCTTTACTGGTATTGTTAGGCGAGAAATGAACACGCCTAAGTGCCTGTGATTCTGCCATATAGAAGCCTTCCCGCTCACTTATCAACCGACAAATTTGTCGGAAAAGCATTTGCTCAGTACTCGATCTCTTCCCAACCCCCTTCTCCTTAGAACTTTTAGGCATGACTGAGAGTCGTCCGGTACGGCCTGACTATCTCATGATGCCATGAGTTATTAACGCGAGAACGTTGAGAAGTGCAAGACATGTCAGTAACTCTTGTCTTGAGCCGGCATTCTCGCTCACTTATTAACACCTTTAAGCTCCTACCAACCCCCTTTTCTCAGGACACATTGGCTCCATAGTCAGGATATGGAGATATGTGAGACATAATGTTTAACCCAAAAATCCAACTCAAGATGAAAATCAAGTTGATCCGCTCGTACAAGAGCAAAAATGGCAACACAGTGTTTGTGTATGCTGTAAGTGGAACCCAAGAGCAACTCGAGGCGTTCGCAAAAGCCCAAGGTGACAATCACCGTACGGATGAAGTAACCGGAACACCGTTGTGGTTCACAACTCGTTGCGTAGGACAATCAGGAAACCTGATTATCACCACCAACGGTAAAGTTGTACCTGACATGTCTGCGTTTGACCAGGCTGCAAGCTTGGCTGCACAGTACGGTGGTAACTTCGGTGACCAGTTGGCTCGTATGGCTGCTGAGCAATTGCTTGGTGGCGGTGCAAAGAGCACAGCTGTTGAAGCGAAGGCCGAACCGAAAGGTGAGGACATCAGCAAGCTGTAAAAGCAGGCTGATTAGCTTATAAGAGCCACCTTGAGAGATCTTGGTGGCTCTTTTTCTTTCCCGACAAGGGTAAAAGTCCGACAAAATTGTCGCAAAATCGAGCACACCAACTCGTAAACCATTGAAGATGAGAGAGAATGTGAGTGGGTATTAAACTCCCACTCCTTTCTCCACCTTCAAAACACCGTCAAATTTGTCGCTAAGACAGACGACGACCTCGCACTATATAACTATCACCACCATAAACGTTACTGCTTATGATAACAGAATCCTTTCATCAGTATAAAGGCTATACCATAAGGTTGAGAGCTGTTACCAATAATGGTTTCTGGTATCATATTATCAAGACTAAGCCTAACAAGACGTCTCCGGGAGGTCAGAAGAGCTTGTATCTCCGCGGTCAGGGTTTCAACTGGATAACCTCAGACGAGCTGTTGGACAAAGCCAAGAACTACATCGATAACCACGAGGCTAATCTTATAGCCAAGTACAATAAAGCCTTAGTATCATGACTCACTCAGCTGATGACGCTCTTATAGAAGAGCATGAGAGATACCTGAAGGAAGTCTCTGAGTCCGGTATGCCTATGTGGCTTATGGACTACTACGCCAGGGTCAACGCCCAGTGGCAAGAAGAAGAACATCTCAAGAACCAACTCAATAACCCGCACCATGAAACCGACAAGAAAAATCCTCAGCCTCATGATAGGGGCGATGATCCCCATCTTTTTATATGAGATGGGTGCCATAGGCTTCTGGTTACTGATGTTTCCCGCGGGGGATCTGGCTCACGTACATTACCTTGCATGGAGACAGGATATCCCCATCCTACTCGTCGCGTTCAGTGCTCTATACTTCGCGATGGGATTATGGTACCACTTTTATTTACATAGAGGTGAAGAGGGTGATTAGGTACACCAGTCAAAACACTGTACAATCCTGGTAACTAAGCCAGGGTTGCTAATGCATCATAAACCGGTTCCCAAGGCCGGACATCTGTAATATCCATGAGCTTACCGATCAGCACTACGTCGGAACACTCGCTTGATAACAAGCTATTACATATGAATGCAGAGGGGCAACCAATTAAACTAACGCGTATGAAACCGATAATCAGAATCACAAAAACCAAAAGGCGTACAAGCCGGATAGCGTTTTGCGAATGGGGTAGTGAGTCTCAAGGTCATTACAATACCGGCGGGATCATATGCGCTAACTGCAACTTCCATCGCACACTACTACGTGGTGAAAGCCATGGCGAATATCAAACCAATAACAAAATTGACTTTGGTCATAACTGTCCGAAGTGTCATACTCAGAACTGGTATTACTTACCACCTATTGCGCGTGTACCAAGAAAAAAGGCTAGTCGTAAGATCTGGCTCAGCTTCTGGACTAAGCTTAAGAACCGAGAGTTCAACCACCCAAAAGGAGGTTGCAGATGACCGAGTATCTTCAATTGAGAGAAGAACTGAGAATTATAATCACTGGTCTACTAGCCATGAAAGATCTTCAAGATCCGGATGGTGACCCGGCTGGTATACTTATTCAGAACTCAGCTGCAGAATACTGGTTACAGACCAGGTATAATGCTTTCCTCAGACTAGAGCTGTGTACTAAATCAATGAACCAGTTCTTTACTAACGACGAGTTCCGCCGGCTCATACAAATGATCAGATCTGAGGACTCAGAGAATGTTCATGTGGCCCGGGCAATACTCGATGAAAAAATGAAAGAGCTTTAACCAACTCAAACACCAACTCATATGGCATTCCAAATTGTAAACAAAGAAGGTGAAGCAATCACCATGAAGCAGCTCGATGAAGAAGCTGCACATTTCTGGGACAGACCTATTGACCCTAAGTGGTATGCTAAGCCAGAAGATGGACTTACTGCGACCAACTGGTTTGACCGTATCGGATGGGATATCTCCGAAAGCAAAGCTAAAACTTGGAACCAAGTAAGAGATAAGATGAAGGCCGACTGCGGCATGATGTCTAAAAACGGTGAAAAGTTTGATATCTACCTCGAAATAATGAAGCCTTACTTCAACCTGATCAAGTATTGGGAAGACAAAGGGTACCTGCCTCGGGGAATAGAGGGTTAACTAATCTTAATCCTATGGAATACGACTTCTATCCTTTTACATATCCACACGAGAAGTGGGTATATAAGAACAGGTGTGTTATAAAGATCGAGCACAAAATGCCCGAGGGATTACCACCTGACCTGATTGAAATGCACCGCAGATTTATGCCTGAATCACACCTATGTGGATATGTAATACTACCAAAGAACTCAGTACCAAAAGATTGGTGGGGTTCATATGATGCACCAGGACTTAACAGTCTTGCCATCCATGGTAACATTACATACTGTGAATTGGAAGGCGTGCCTGATCAAGAGAACATATCCAAAAGATACCGTGACGCAATAGCAAACTTCTATGCTGAATGGGAAAAGGATAAGGGCTCTGATCCAATGCAGTACATTGAAAAGAAAATGGCCATTAAGAAAGCGTATGTCGCTGACTTATCGGTATCACCTGAAGGATTCGTAGTATTCGGATTTGATTGTAATCACCATGGTGATGCACAAAACCCGGCAGTACATGACGTAAATCATGTGATGATGCTCACCGAGCAGATGGAAAACCAGTTGCTCTTATTTGCTGATCGTTATCAGGAATACATAGACGCTGAGAATACACCTGCTACAACGGAAATTGTACAGACCACCATTATCAGGGAGATTAGAAGACAAGCTGAATTCAAAACCCAAATGGGTCTGGGTGGTATGCTTGATATCCTCATGGGTAAAACACCCATAGATGATCTACCTGAGTAAGATATCCGACTCACTAAAAGAGTCAAGACGTGAGGGTCGCAACCTCACCAGGCGCCTGGGCTAGGATCGGGGCGCCATTTTTACCTAATCATTAACTCAAATCATTATGAAAAAGATACTCATACTTAGCTTAGCCATCATGGCTCTTACTGCTTGTAATAAGGAGCCGGCACCTACACCCACTCCCACGCCTACAAGTACCCTGAATGCAACTGAGACTAGCTTGTCTGGCTCATGGATTGTAACATACGAAGCACTGCTTGACAGTACCGGGAATGTTATTCCAACAAGCATTATCACACGCACTGACAGTGTAAACTGCAGACTCGACTTAATGACCACACTTAATACCACTGTAGGTAACAACTACAAAGATGGATATCAGGGATTGGCATGTGTCTACGCAGTAACATATTGGAAGGCGACACCTACACATCTTGATCTATTTGGTACGCTCTACTACATAAGAACATTAACATCCAGTGTACTTGAGTTGACCTTTACCACGGGACCTAACACAGCAATACTACATCTTGAACGATGAAAAAGTTATTGATCTTGTGTCTTGTCCTTACAGGATGTGTGGGCAAGATGAAACGATACGAAATTCAATACGGCTACGGTAAGCACACTCGTCACGCATATACTGACTCATATACAATAGATGAGAAAGGTTGTTTGCATCTTGAACCTAGCGATGATAACTGCGGATGCAACAGTCCGGATATCATATGTGGAGATTTCAGTATCACAGATCACGGAGTTCAAAACCTTTAACATGAAACACTCGAGGACACGGCTCGCCTGCAGTAAGTCGCACGCGTAGTAAGTCGTAAAGCGAAGTCCGCCCTCGGGCAAAGATATTGCCGACCGGTCTAGGTTCGCTCAGCAACAAGTCGTGACGTCAGTTACTCAAGTAAGTGTTACCATTGTGGTACATCGAACGAGTCCGCACTAGGTACGTGGAAACACCCGAGGTACTCACCTGCAGGTAGACACGTCGGCAACCCCATTAAGTAAGACATGCGTAAAAGGTTCGGGTAATGCCGACTCGTACAAACATTCTGCTGACGATGCCGAGCCGAAGCCGGTTAGAGCAGTTCTGGCCGGACGAGTGAACCACTGCTAGCCTCTGTCTTGTGAAGAAGTTCAGCGATATTGTTGAGGTGGTGGATATTATTAAGAATAAGTTTACCACAGAGGATGCCTAATATGCCGCAAGGAGAGCATTCCCGAACCAGTGAAAATGACGTTAGGCGATAACTGGTCTTCGGTGGTAAATTATTTAAAATGGAAGTTCGCATGATCACCATAGGCTCAACCATAAGGGACATAGAAGATTCTGACTGCTGTCTACGGAAAGATCATTAAATAATTGCCGGTGTTACCGGTGATGACGATCGCTGGATACGAAGTCTGTGAGAGCCCCGCTGGTGCATCGCAGTTAGCTGATCAGGCTAAAGCGGGATGACAGCCGGCAATACCCATTGGGGAGGAGGGGATGGGCAACCGCCCTCACTCATCACACTCCCTATGAGATTACACCTGCTATAGATATACTCCTGTAACACATGATGTCGTGATGCTCATGGGTGGAGGTATGTATAGCAGGTTTTCAATTAACCATTAAACCATTCACCGTGAAACTTATTGATAAACTCAAGAAACAGGTCAATGCCGCAGCAAAGGTAAAGCCTGCAAAGAAAGGTGAGAAGCGATTGCTTTTCGTCTTCAAGGAAGAACACTACAAGAAAGAGATGTCTTCCGCCCAAGGATTCGGATCACAAGATCTTAAGCCTAGCTATCTAGAACTGTACACCTACTTACTTGCTAAGTACAAAGGAGCTCTTATCACCGAGGTAAGTAATCCGAGCAAGAAAGAGGTGAGTGTTTACATCAAGTAATAGTTTTACCAACTCAACCCGCACTCTATGGAAAACACAATGTTCAAACCTATACTTAAGACAGCACCTGATCCCAAAAGGATGGAGCTGTTTGCCTGGATATGTCGTAAGATTGAGGGTATGAGAAATCCTCTACATAAGAGGACGGAGACTGACGAAGTTATTACTTACACCTATCAGACTGTTACCGATTCTAAATACGATGAGAAGATCAAGATGATTAAGGAGAACCACTCAGATACCAAGGTAACTCCTGAACATCTCAGAGATCCTATCTCTCTCCAACCAGAACCATCATGGCAGTTTAAGCGTGTTACCAAACACTTTTTGACAGTGCTATATGATAAGTACACCGGAAAGATATCTCTCTCAGACTTCGAAGTAGGTATGGCTTACAATCACAAGATTAGAAAGTATTACCCGCTAAAAAAGAATCGTCCCATCTTCTGCTACAGCGATAAGCTTTACACATTCATACATCCTTACAAGAAAAGTATGAAGGTTAAAGTAATGCCTGTAACAGGAGCTTTGATTAGCGAAAGCAGTGGGACAGATAAACTCACAAAGCTTTTTGCTGAAAAGTTATATGATCTGGACCGGTACGAAGAAGACATCACACTACCAATCACACTCAAATACTACGAGGGAACAACTAATGAGTATGAAGTAATCGAGAAACGTATGGGTATTAAGATACCTAAGCGTCTTCGTGCTGCATATCGACCTTACACCCTCTATCAAGTTCTTCGTGTACTCCGCAATAAGAATGAGATAACCACACTCAACATGTGGGTTGTCCAATCTAAAGACTCCACTGTTGGAGGATTATTCCAAGGTGATTCCGGATGGTATGACAGAGGTGAAGCTATCTATAGACTGATGGCTTTATACATGCTGAATGATCCATCATCATCATGGTTGATTCGAGACTGGGTAAAAGATCACATCAAGCTTGGCAAAAAACTAAGTCTTGCTGTAAGATCTAAGATCAGAATCGAAGATGAACACCAGAAGATGAGTAGAGAGATTGCCCGCAAAGAACTTAGTCCTATCAGGGTAGCAAAGAACTACCTCAAGATGTACAAGAAGTGGCCAATCCCTAACTCGGAGTTAATAACTACAAGAGAAAGACTGCGTGAAGAATCCGATATTCAACAACACTGTGTGGCAACATACGGTAGTCAGATTAACTCCGGATCATGCGCAATCATTTCTATCCTACACAACGAGAAGAGATATACTCTTCAAGTTGCACGCGTTACAGTAGGTAAGAACCTATACGATTACAGGAATGCTCAGCTAAGAGGATACCGTAACGAAGCTGCACCGCAAGAACTACACGATCTCGTTGATAAATTCTTCTTGTCCATACGCAACCCTCATGACAAGACGGTTGAACATGCGCACAAAGAAGAAGATCAATGGCAAGATCTACCATTCTAAATTATTGGGCGCGCCGGCTAACTATTATGGTGATGGTTATGCCGGCGCTGTCCTTTTTACTAACAATCAAAACTGTCATCATGCAAGAATTAGACCCTATATGGGACGAAGGAGAATATCCTGTAGAAGAAATCAACCCGAGTGCAGATAATCTAAACGATGCTCTGGGTATTCCGGAAGAAAGAAGTTTAGAGATACGAATACTCGCTATGAAGAGTCTCCTTAAGCATAAAAATATTCATAAAGCTATGGTAGACGTAAGCGAAATATGCGTTCATCCTAACGAGCTTGCTTATGGCAACTACGTTATCGGAGCTGAGGTAACCTTCCTTAAACAAGTAGGAAAAATCTACGAGGAAAAGATGAATGCGATGATTGAGCAGATGGAAGCCAAGCTCAGAGGTGAAGACAAGCAAGAGAAAAGCTTGGATGATGTTGACCTGAACTTTCCGGAAGAAGAAGAGGAAAAGGAAGAGCCTCTTGTATTCGATGATGAAAACTAAGTCTTCCTCCAACTCAAACCTCAACTCATGAAAAAGCAGATACAACTAACACTCAACCGCAAAGGACGATGTAGAGCAAGGCACTCCAGCAGTAATCAGTGTAAAGCTGTCGGTCATAAAGTATACGATTACGAAACTCGTGTTACTGTTGCACCAAAGCTTGACCACCAAGGATTCGTGATAGATCATCTGGTGATTCATGAAGCTGTAAAGAAAGTGTTTCAGCAACCGATGACTTCTTGTGAATGTCTCGCTCTAAGGATTGCAGACACCATCGAGAAAGCTTGTAAAGAACACAAGTGCAAGATTAAAAGTATCTATGTCCGTCTTCAGCCAGTTCCTAAAGATAAAAAGGATGTGGTGATGGCGTTCATGGAAACCGAGATCAAATACTCGTAACCATGTGTGTGAAATTAAAAGGCAGTAAGATGTCACCGGGTCAGATTCATGCCTTTCTGACCAGGCTTGGTAAAGCCAGCGGCATCTGGGGATTCAACGATGGATCCCAGTATAATGTAAGATCTGAATCTATACCCACAGTATGGAAGAAGATCAGTGCTAACAGAGGTGTCCTATCAGTGGATTCTTTCTGGGAGAAGGACGCGCAATTTATCCGAGATGATCAAAGCAATCTCTATATCGGAGTACTATACAACAATGTTCCAGAGTTCGCTGTAATAACAGCTCCCGCTCAAGGTATAGTTGTACCATTCCATCATAGAATGCCTTTGATCATAGAAGATAAAAGCGTTGAAGACTTTCTCAACAACCGACCGTACACCACACTTAATCATTGTCGTCTCAAAAAAGTTGCGTAAATTCGCAGAACCTAAGCCTATGAAAAAGATCAAGAAATTCTGGGAATCGCTCTTCAAGCGTCCCAGATACATTAAGGTAGAACCTCAAGACAAAGGTAGTCTCATTGTCATCGAGATCGAAAGAGAAACCGGAAGTCTTACTGAGAGTTTAGCTATCTCTCCGGAGAGAGCTGAACACCTACACAAACTTACACACGAAGTATTTCACAAGTCGGAAAACATTGTTGAAGTGCTTGCTATCGTAAGTAAAGAGTGCGTCCATGCAAATGAGTTGTTCTATGTATCACACATAACAGCTAATCTGCAGCGTGATCACCAACCTCCACGTTTTATTCAGGCTATCTTGGGTGGACGTAAGGGATAATTGAAATCAACATTCGCTGAGAAAGGGCCGGAGTGATGGCCGGCCCTATTCTTAAAGTTGCCCTGATGAGTCTTTGAAAATTAAGACGAAACACTATGTGTCGGCAATGCACGAAGTTTAGCCGCCTAGACGCCATTCGAGCGAAGGCTGCCGGATACCTGGATCCGTGACAACAACCACAAGGTGGTCAAGTCTAAACCAGGAGAAATTGCTGGGAGAAAAAGTCGGGTGAGGTTTCGTACTTCACTCGGCACTCTCAGCCTCTTCTTAAGGACTCCGAACAGCACATACAAACCACTTGCCTTTTAAGCAAACCCGGTGGAGTCCGCCCCTTTTAAAGGATGCTTGCAGCACTAAAAACCCATTTGAAATATGGCTTAGTGGCATCCTGCACCTATTGACTATAATGGATACATCAGCACTCTGAAAACTAAAAATCAGAGAGCCCGAAAGGGCAAACCTGGGAGAACCCTTTGCTCAAGTAGCTAAGGTGGGTACCGTATCCTGTTATGTAGTCAACCCCACCGCCCGTGAAAAGGTGGTGGGTTCTCCCTCAATCTTCAAGTAACAACCATTAAACCTAAGCCGTAATGAGCAGACTTGTTAATGCAGCACGTAGCTATGACGCTACAACAAATAAAGGAGCAGTTACTCACTCGACCTCCTTGAACTTCTGTCTCGATATGTTCTTCCTTGCAGGAGCATCTCGTAATATGGACGAGAAGTCTATCATCACCATCTTCGAAAGAGCATATGCTCAAGATGCAGATATCGCAGCCAAGATTTTATTCTGGTCTCGTGATGCCCGTGGTGGTGCAGGTGAGCGCCGATTCTTTCATACAATCATGCGACACATTGTGGATAAATATCCTGAGGTCGCAGACAAACTAATGGTACATGTACCAGAGTTTGGGTATTGGAAGGATGTGTTCGCGATAGAGAAGCCAAACGAGAATAACCTTAACTGGTTGAAGCATTCTCTTGAGGAATCCTCTAATGCGAATCTCTTGGCCAAATGGTTCCCGCGCAAAGGTCCATGGTTTGTAGCCATGCATCGTTATCTTGGTATGACACCTAAGGAGTTTCGTAAGAAGCTAGTGGCTATGACTAAGGTAGTGGAAACGCAGATGTGTAACCGAGAATGGAAAGGTATCAAGTACGAAGCAGTACCTTCTATCGCGATGAATAAATACCGCAAGGCATTTTTCAAACACGATGAAGAACGTATGAAAGCGTATATTGAGGCTGTACATTCAGGTGAAGCTAAGATCAACGCATCAGTATTATTCCCTCATCAATTGTATCAAGCAATTAATAATGGGGAGAATGAGCGTGCAGTCGAAGCACAGTGGAATAACCTACCAGATTATATGGAAGGATCAACAGAACGCATCATTCCGGTGTGTGATGTATCTGGAAGTATGATGGGATTGCCTATGGATGTAAGTGTAGCACTGGGGATTTATATCTCTGAGCGTAACAAAGGTATCTTCAAAGATGCCTTCTTGACTTTCTCTGAAAAACCTGAGATGCAATACCTGAAAGGGTCACTTGCTCAAAGGATGCGTCAGTTGAATCAAGCTCCATGGGGTGGTACCACAAATCTGCAGTCGACCTTTGACTTAATCCTCAACAGTGCAATCAGAGAGAAGATCTCTGAGGACGAAATGCCTACCAAGATCTTGATCATCTCTGATATGGAGTTTGATTCAGCTTGTAGATACCGCGCATCAGGTACAAACCTGGATGTAATCCGTCAGAAGTACCAGGCAGCTGGTTACAAGATGCCGGAAATCATCTTCTGGAATGTAAACGGTCGTATCGGCAACTCTCCTGCACAGAAGAGCGATAAAGGAATCGGTCTTGTATCCGGATTCAGTCCCTCTATCTTGAAGTCAGTATTGAAAGGCGAGATCTACTCTCCTGAACAACTGATGATGGATACAGTGAATACTGATCGATACAGACTCATCCAGGTAACTGAATAAGATCGGAGTATTATCCCGCTTGGCAACAGAAGGGATATCATGATATTGCGAGAGAGCTGTGACTTCACCACAGCTCTCTTGTTTTTCATCTTTGAGTAAAGAGGAACAACTCAAAGCTCTGAAGGAAGTCTCGTTCCTCGAAAAACCATCTAAAAATCTAAGCATGAAAATTGAACAAGTGCGAAAGCACCCAGCGCACGCGCTGCTTGCTGCAACTATCGGTGAAAAAGCAGCCGATGAGGCCATCATCAAAATGATGGAGGAAGAAATCAAGAAGAACCAAGCAGAGACTGAGTTCTCTACTGGAACTAAGCGTATCATTCTTCCAGCCACAATGAATAAGTTGCAGGCAGCAAAGGAATTGAAGCGTCAGTGGGATGACGAAGAACAGGTGATTAATGTGGACAGAATGTTCGGTGAATGGAACTGGCGAGATGTCCTTGTTGCAGTAAAGAAAGCTGCAGAACGTCACTTTGGTTGGATCCAAGGTAAGACTGTGCACACCTTCTTCGGTACTCAGCGCCCTACAGACATTGAGATTGTCGTTGACATCAAAGACGGCAAGAAGATTACTGAGACCTGTTTCTACGGACAGTTCACTGCAACTGTTTGGGAAGATGCAGTGGTCGAAGTAGGACCGAGCCACATCAGCGCAACTGTGAAGAAGCGCTATGCTCATGAGGCAAAAGAATTTTTCGATCTGATCCAGAAGATCCTGGATACCGAATCGATCTATCGCGGACGTGCAATCACCGTTACAAAGCAGACATCACCATGGGGTGAGATCTCTTTGGATTTCGATATCTTCGAGATGAAGGTATCCGACAAGATTGTATTGAATGAAGACGTGGACACTGTTGTTCGCAACTTCATCATTGACGATCTTGGTGAAGATGGCAAGCGTTGCTATCTTTTCTCAGGTGGTTATGGAAACGGTAAAACAGAAACAGCTATGCGTATTGGTTCAGCCGGTCTTACAAAAGGTATGGCGTACTTCTACTGCAAAGATGCAGATGTATTCCACATGCTTCTTGGCCAAGCTAAGAATTACCAGCCGTGCATCGTGTTCCTTGAGGACGTGGATGAAATCGGTGCAGGTACCAAGCGTGATGCTGACATGAACAAAATCCTGAATACTCTGGATGGTGTACAAACTAAGGGTAACAACCTTACTGTAATCTTTACAACCAACCATGAGAAGCGTATCAACCCGGCTCTTCGCCGCCCAGGTCGTATTGACCTTGTGGTGAACTTTGAGAACCCGGACAAAGTTGCCGTTGCAGAAATCTACCATCGTTATCTGGCTCCATTGGATGCAGAAAAGGTGTTGGATTACAACGTGCTTGCTGATCGTACTCCGGATTGTCCTGGTGCAGTTGTTGCTGAAATTGCTAAGCGTGCAGTTAAACTCTGCAAGAAGCGTGGCGCAGTAAATGATGACCTGGTAAAAGCAGCAGTTGATTCCATGAAGCATCACTTGAAACTGATGAAAGAAGAAGTGGAAGAACCACGTACTGGTGACATGACCATCACGGTTAAGAACGCCAGCATGAATGTTTCTGAAGCAGCTTCTAAGAATGGAGCGGCTGTCAAAGCCAATTAATATTGCAAGAGGATGGGCTGGCAATTAGGCTAGCCCATACTCTTTTTTACACTATGAAAAACGTGTTCTTATTTCTCGTAGGAGCGATCATTGTTATCGTTCTGAACGGGCTCTACTTTGAATACTGCGTAAGTAGGGAGATGCCATTGTTCCTGTCCACAGTTGCTACCATAGTTATTCTATTGGTAGATGTGCTGGCAATGGTATACGCGGTAAAGTTATTAATCAAAATCCTCAAAATCTAAGCACATGATCTCATTGATTATTATCCTGCTCTCAATCGTTGTGGCTGCCGGATGGCTTGTATCCACACGAAGTAATGCGTTCGGACCGGAACAAAAAGATCGTTACGGCGATGTTACCCGACCTTTCAATCCAAAGTGGTTGTTTACTCCGATCGCCATTGTTGTAGTAGGACTCCTGACCGGAATGATTCAGCCTTATTCCCTTGAAAGGGTAGATGCTGGACACATCGGTATAAAGGTAAAATTAACCGGTAATGAACGCGGTGTATCCGACTACACATACAAAACAGGATGGGTTGTATACAACAGCTGGACGGAGAACTTGTATGAGTTCCCTACCTTTCAGCAACACATTGAATACGATAACCAGATTGTGATAACCAAAGGTGGATTCCAAGCTACCATTAAGCCGACCTTTAACTATTCATTGAAGGCCGATGCAGTAGGAGATATGTTCTCTGAACTACGATTGGACATCAAAGGAATCGAAAAGGGATGGTTGATGACAGCGATTGTTGGATCCGTTAACGATGTAGCTAACCGGTGGACGGTAGATGATATCTTCAACAAACGAGAAGAGTTTGAATCTGCTATCATAACCGAGTGTAATAAGCGTGTATCGAAATGGTTTATCGTAAGTCAGCTTAGGACAAACATTGTTCCGCCTGATGCATTGAAGGATGCTATTAACGCGAAGACTCAAGCTGTACAACAAGCGCAAGCAAAAATGCAAGAAGCTCTGGTTGCTGAAGCAAATGCTAAGAAGATGATTGCCGAAGCAAGAGGTGACTCAGCCCAAGCAGTTATTCGTGCATCCGGTAAAGCAGAAGCAGACATTATCGAAGCCCGAGGTGTAGCCGAAGCCATGCGACTCAAACAGAAAGAGCTTAATGCTCTATATGTAGAGTACATCAAAGCACAAACCTGGGACGGAAAACTACCGACAACAGTATTAGGGAATAGTACCCCTATGATCAACGTTAAGTAAGGGCTAACGGTCCGGCCTATGACAAGACCGATAATATCAACTCAAAATGAAAACTCTGTTTACACTCATGCTCTCGTTAGTCTGTATGATTACAGTAGCTAACGAACCCACTGCAGTCAAATCTCTCACTCTGGACGGTGAGTACCTTGCAGAAAGAAACATTAAATGCGAAGTGTTCTTGCTTTACTCAGACAGCACACTGGAGCTAACCGAGACTGTAAAAAGTCACAGGTACTTCAATGTGAAACTAGAAGCATCACTAAGCTATGTGTTGAAGTTTACCTCAAAGGACGGAAAGGTTAAGTACTTATATGTCCCTGAGGCAATACCCGGTGAATTCATGTTTGATGTAGACTTTGCTAGCAATAGCTCAGCTACATTGAAATATGATCAGAGGGCTAGCAAGCTAAAGCTGGAACGAACGGACACCCGTAAAATACCTATACGTGAGCAATAAAGACTACATACAGGTAAAGATTCACAAGGAGCAAATCAGAACCCAGCTAAAAAAGATGCTGGGTTCTGAACACTCCGACTTGATATCCCAAGTAATCGTCGACAACTTGTCGGTGACAGAAGTGGGTCTCTCACAACTGTACAAGTCCTTCAGCGGACTGAAAGATGAATTCAAATTCAAGGTCGGGCAAAAGGTACTCGTAAACAAGTCAAGTCTCTATACATGGAGAATAGACGATGAAAAGATGACGGAAGCTGGTATGATCAAACAAGGTCGAATAACCTGTATGATAACCAAGCTCATCAAAACTCAAGAGAAGCCGTACACTGTAAAGTATACTTATCTTGACTCTTCAGGAAAAGAAGGAGAGGACACTACAGATGTAGAAGAATCTGCAATATTTCCTGTGGACGAATATCCCCTTGACCAATAATACCTGATAACATGGAAAAGTTTGGCATCGTAAACAGCGATATCGTATCCGACCCGAACCTCTCGCTAAGAGCAAAAGGATTATACGCTATCCTGTCAAAGTATGCTGACCAAGAAAGGAAGTGCTATCCATCCATGAACACTCTGGCCGCAGAGGCTGGAACATCAGTGCGCACAATAGAGCGACTGCTTAAAGAACTTAAAGAGAACGACTATGTCACAAGAGAAGGAAAATTCTTCAGGCTCAAGTAAAGCGCACAAACGCTATGTATACCTGAACAAATTCACAGACTACCGGGACATGACGGATCGAAAGTTTACCATTGTTGAAAATCACATGAGAGAGACTAAGAGAAAGATCCGCACGCTCAGAATCTGGGCGACTGTCCTTACTATCATCCTCCTTGCTCAACTCGCACTCCAACTCACCACCTGAAAAAACATTTGCCCGTGTCGCAAACTTTGCTATATTTGCAACGGGAACCATGATCTATCAACTACCAAATGGCAAGATCATACACTTATCTGTAGAAGAATATCTAGATCTTACTGATCAGGATATCCAATACCTCATGAGTGTTAATGCCGGGGACCACCCGACGTCTCCTTGGCACGGCTCCGCTATCAAAAAGCGTAGACAAAAACCATCAGAAGAAGACGAAGAAGAGATTGATCCTTCTATCGACTATATGCCAGAGCTTGACGAACCACTCGGGCCTTCTGGTTCAGAAGAACCTTCTTATGAAGAAGAGTTCCCTGACTTTCCTGATGATTCTCCAGTATAGCCTCGTCGTTTCCTGACAACGACAACTATTATAAGACCGGATGAGCTGCCGGTCTTTTGCATTTATATGCACCCAAGCCAGCTCTCAATAATCAACTCACAAAATCAATTTACCATGAACTCGAAAGTAAGAGTAACCGCTGATGCGGCCGGGAACGTTATTGTTCCATCAAAAAACAACCCTGAGTGGGGTCACATTCGTGTTGAACAAACACGTATGGTGATTGACGAGCGCGGATTTGCTCGTAGAAAACCTGTTTCTGCCCTTATCCCGGGTACCATTGCTGACCTGAAAGGGTTTGGCTGGTCTAAGGATCAGGAAGTAGAAGGAAAGATCATCGTAAAGGAGCGCTTTGAGCCCTTCAATACTGAAGATCCTGAACGCGATTACAAGATCGCTGGAGAAACGAAAGTAGTATGTTGCCTTGACGGTCAACCAATCTACCGTAAGTCGTTCTACACCTTAAATGTGAACGCTCACGATGAGACCATCGAGCACAACAATGGCGATGCCATCAAAGCGGCTTATGCTGAACTTGCTGAAGCAAAGAAAGCTTCAGGCGAGTCTATCGACAAGCTGTAATCGAATAAGAAGATGAGGCGTAGGGACTAAACACCCCTATGCCTCTCTTTTTTTTCTGTCGCCACAAAGAATTTTGCGAATGTTGAATCAGTTAAACCATCACCTATGACAAAAAAACACCCATCAAAGCAGGTTTTTCCGCCACCTGGAAAGGCGGATTATCAAGGTAGACTAAGCGACTACCAGGTAGAAGGAACTCTATATCGCGGTAAGAGGTATCAGCAGATAGAGCATGATCATCTCAATAGCCGGCAAAATTTCCTCTACCACAGAGCCCTGTTTGGATTGAGTGTGTACACGCAATCGGAGATCAAAGATATGCGCAAAGACCAAAGAGCGCGTATCAAGAAAGTGCACAAGAGGACACGAATTGTGCTGAATGTCTGGAAACAACAACTCATTAACCAATTCACCAACAACTTTTTCACCAAGTACTTTCCTAAGAGTCCTCTCACAAAGTCTCTTGTAGAGAGTACAACCATAGATCCAGAATTCAAGTGCAGCATTAGTCTCGAAGCCTTAAAGATTGACAAGAGGCAGGTAGTGGATAAACTCATTAATGAGGGTATCCTTCCACACAATTTCTACGAACTCAAACCGGACCCAGTATGCAATTAGAATTTTTGGTGAACGGTGGCGTATCGCTACTGCTTACCCCCGAAAACGAAATGGAAGAGCATTTGCTCAAGCAAATGATGAAGCAGGACAATGAGCTAACCGAGATTCGGTCAAGCGTTGTAGTGCTGAACAAGACCTTCCGCAACGGAATTCTTGTAGCCAAGAAAACTGGCAACAAGAAGGAAGAAGAACCAAGTAAAGAAGATGAAGGCAAAGAAGAAACTGTGTGATGGTTGCGGGAATGATAAGGTGATTTGGAAAAATCACCAGGGGAAGCGTTACTGTAAGCAGTGCTGGAGTGCTCATTCAGTTACTACTCAGCCTAAACCAACGGCGAAACGGAAAGCGCTTCCTCATCGTTCCCAAAAACGCATAAAAGAGGAAGCAGAATATTCTCAGAAGAGAAGGGTGTTTCTATTGAAGCATCCGATGTGTGAAGCTCATCTGTTAGGAATCTGTACTCAACATGCAACCGATGTTCACCACAAAGCTGGTCGTACAGGAAGTCTTTACCTCGACGAAAAATATTGGTTAGCCGCGTGTCGCAGTTGTCACACGTGGATTGAAACACACCCGAAGGAAGCCCGGGAAATGGGGCTTTCATTATCAAAGCATAATCAGAATGAGCAAGAAGAAGGAACTCCCTAAGATAGGTTCCAAGATGTACGCTATTCATCGCAAGTACATCGATGAAAATCTTAACTGTCGTGTGCTTGTTGCTACTGTGCGCACATACGAAAGAGTAAACGGTCAAATTCGACCTGTATTAAGCGTTGTGGGTCATCCTAAGCAGGAAGTCCACCATGACACTCACTATGTCTATGAAGACCTAGAAAAGTGCATGAAAGCCTTGAAAGGAGGTAAGCGTGGAGTATCCAAGTAAGACTTATCTAAAGAGGGTCATGAAGAACTTCTGGAAGACTAAGTGGGTACCTGGTAGATCTCCTGAAATTTGGGCAAATGTTTATCAACGCAATCGTCGCGATAGAGAAAGGATCGGGCAAGCGCTAGTAAAGCTTGAACTTGAAAAGCGTATTACACCTGAAGAAAAAGCTAATCTATCAAAGATGCTTCAGTCACCTGATCACGAAAACATCTACATGGCTATATCTGCTATGGCTGGATTAGCTCCTAGTAAATTCCAACGGAGAGAAAGGAGTCACTAATGGATGTTCAAGACAAGATTGCTCGTGATGAATATGAGGTAATGAAAGCCAAGTTATCTCAAATGGTAGGCGGAGACCCACAAAAGTTGGAGATTCTGCTCAACACAAAGCTCATGCGTTGGCTCAAAGGTAAAAATCAGTGGAAGTATAAGCACACGTTTGCAACCGGCAAAAGAGCTGGTCAGACTCATGAGTTCGTTTACAACGACCACATAAAACGTGATACAAGAACTGCCAGGATTTTGTTACCAAAAGAAATCGAGAAGCTGCATGCTGCTCAGATTATAACAGATGAGGAACGCACAAACTTTGAGATGATGTTGAAGTCTCCGGACGATGAAAACATTCTCATGGCTGAACTAAGTATTAACGAGCTTCGAAAGAAGCGACTGGCAAAAGAAGCCAGAAAAAAGAGTAAAAGTATAATGAAGACGGTACAAGAAATCTTCGCCCAAGACATGACACAATTTCGAGCGGACATTCAAAGCTTTGTAGAAGGATTCTTCCAAGAGCATAAAGAAATTCGTCCTATCGTGTTTGTACTTGAGAGAAGCGAGGGTAAAACTAAGTTTGGAATAATCAACGGTATCGGACAACTGTTTACAAATGATGAAGGTAAAGAGCAAGCTGCTGAAATCCTTCGCGAGTTTAGTAAGCAGCACAAGGTGATCGCGATTGCTACAGCCTTTGAAGGCTGGATGCGTGTGGTGCCCATTGAAGACAAGGATAAAGTCCTTGATGAGAATGGCAACTATCGCAAAGATACTGCACGTCCCTCTGAAGCTCCAGATCGAATAGAAGTACTCATGGTAGGCTTTGAAACCCACAACCAGGAGTCTAAGATCTTCTACAAGATCAATCGTGAAGGTACTGAACCAAAGCTGGAGATAATCGAAAACATGAACTGGTCTGAGAAAAACGGTAAGTGTAAAGGACGATTTGATGATCTCTTAAGTGAGAACTACACAGCAATGGCCGAATCTCTTCGCGAGAGCATAGAGAGCAACATCAATTAATCTCAACCTGCAGGAACAGTAACGATCGTCCTGATCTTGCAGAATAACTATTGGCGATCGACAAGAGTAACATTAACCAAATGAAAACTGGAACAGTAAAGTTCTTCAAAGAAGACAAAGGCTACGGCTTCATCACAGATGACGCATCCCAAACAGAAGTATTTGTGCACATCACAAATTGTAAGGGTGACATCAAAACCGGAGATCGTGTAACCTTCGAGGTCACCAAAGGAAAGAAAGGTGATCAAGCTACCAATGTGAGTAAAATCTAACATGGGTAAGCTAAAACAGATATCTCTCGATCATCGAGGGTACGAGATCAGAGGTGAAGTCCTGATCAAAGCCTGGGGTGGAGCGATAGGTACAGTGTCGATGACGCCTGTCTTTATACCTGCTTTAAAATTAACTCACAACGCCATTAAGCGCTCCGTCAATGACGGAGGCTTTGGCTGTGAGAGAATAGAACAAGCAACCGTTATGATCTATGACGTATACGGTTTCACACCAGCGTACAAACAATTCAATCGAGTCATAGAGCTCGACTTCCTACAATGCCGGGAAGCATTCACAGGCTAATTTGTCAACAGTTATGAGCAAGAAAAATGAACTAGGAGTAGCTTTAGTCAAAGAAGCCTGTCGTCTATGCGGAACCATTTATGATGGACCAATTGTGATGAATACAAGGCTGACTGTATCCATGGCTGAAAAGGTAGAAGCAATGCATGGCAAGGTGATCGGATTTCTTCCTGAACCCTGCGATCAATGTAAAGACCTAATGAGCAAGGGATTTCTCATCATCGGTGTAATAGAAGAAAAGACTGATGATAAAGATAATCCTTGGCGATCTGGCCATCAATGGGTACTGCGAATGGACAAAGCTCGAGAAATATTTACAGAAGACGTCTGCGATAAAGGAGCGGCTTTTATCGATATTTCTTTGGCCAAAGCTTTAGGATTGCCTGTAGCAGATATGACACCAAAAGCAGAGTCATGAAAACACTACACTTTGAAAAGGAAAAAGCAGGATGGTTCATCGTCCTACCTGAATGGACAGGAAGCAAAGCTGACCTGGCCATGGTTGCCGGAGCTGACAAACTTTTGGATGCATTAGCTCTAGGAGCTGATAAGGTATCTTTAAAAGTAGCTCAAGCACCAATCGATGATTTCTATCGTCTCACTCTAAAAGAGCATACGCCAAAAGAAGGAGGAGCGATATACAAGACATATGGTAACAAAGATTTCCCTAAGGAGATCTGGTTATGCGATGTCACCAAATTCGTGTTCGGTGGTTATATGCCAACTGAACTATACTTCAGGAGAATCTACTAAACAACTATAGCATGGAAACAAGAGACCAAATCAAAACCCGCGTACAAGGTGAAGCTCTTGCTAAAGTACTACCTCTACGAAGAGCCGGTGTGTATTTATCAATGGGTGTTGGAAAAACCTTACTTGGTATTAAGCACATGGCTGAAAATTACACAGACTACTCCAAGTTTTTGATTGTTGCACCGAAGATCTCTATACACGATGAGTGGATAGAACAGGCTAAACAATACGGCTATGAGTACCTTATACCACATATGCACTTTACTACTTACCTATCTCTTCCAAAACAGGATAGCGATTACGATGTAGTCTACCTTGATGAATGTCACTCGTTATTGTATACTCACGAAGAATGGTTGAGGAATCATACCGGCAAGATCTTAGGTTTAACAGGAACACCGCCTCGTTGGGAGAAATCCGAAAAAGGCAAGATGGTTTCCCAGTTTTGCCCTATTGTGTATGAGTATGAGATGGAGGATGCAGTAGGTGATAAGGTATTGAACGACTACAAGATCATCATCCATATGCTCTCGCTAGATCCTAACAAGACTATGCGTGTAGAGCGTAAAGGAAAAGTATGGTATACGTCTGAACTTGCAACTTATCAGTACTGGAGTCAAAGACTTGATGCAGCTGCTCACAAAAAAGAACAGCAAATCATGAGTGTGATGAGGATGAAGTCTATGATGGATTTTCCAAGTAAGGAAGTACTAGCAGCAAAAATTGCCTCTCGAATAACGGACAAACACATAATCTTTGCTAATACGCAGGATCAAGCAGACAGATTGTGTTCTCACAGTTACCATAGCGGTAACCCTGATTCAGAGGATAACCTCATCCTATTTAAGAAGGGAGAAATAAACCGACTCTCAGCTGTACTACAGTTGAATGAAGGTGTAAATATCCCTAATCTTAGAGAGGGTATAATCCTGCATGCTTATGGAAACGAGCGAAAAGCTTCTCAGAGAATCGGAAGATTGCTGAGATTAAATCCGGATGATGTCGCAACAATCCATATCCTATGCTATCGAGATACTGTTGATGAAAGGTGGGTCAAATCTGCTCTTGAAGACAGAGATCCTAGCAAAATTTCTTACCAGCAATGGTAAAGCTACCGTGGCGGAATTGGCAGACGCTCCACTTTGAAGCGCGGCATGTGCTTCCCGGCACCTAATAATGCTCAGCTGAGTGGTACGTAGGGATAAAGACTCTACTCCTTGAGGGTAGGACCTTGATCAGGTGACGACGGTCATGCAGGTTCGACTCCTGCCGGTAGTACTAATTTCTAAAAATCATCGCTATGTCAAACAGAAGAAAGCCTGCTGGGGCTAAAAAGCCAGTAAAGTCTGTCGCTGTAAAGAAGGCTGATCTCGGAGATAATCCTTTCGAGATTGAGTCAGGTGTTGTATTAACAGCTAATCGCTCTTCATCAAGCTTGCATATTCAACAGCTGCTTGAGCGAGTGAAAGAGCTTCCTGTCGATAAAGAAGTCTCTATTCTTATTCCTAAGAGTATTGCTGAGAAAGCATCGGATGCATCAAACCTTGTATTAGGTGTGAGACGTCTTATCGCGGAAGACAGCAGATTCCCCAAGAATTTTGCAATCACTCTGAAAACCTTCAAGGATAACCAGGGTAACTATGTGAACGCTCGCATATGGAGGATTCACTAAAAGATCAGCGCCGATACGAAACTGCTCAACGAATCTACGACACAATGCTTATGGACATCAACCTTAAAGATAACCAAGGTAATGTCGATTATGATAAGGTGGCAGACAAAGCCGTTAGAGCAGCTGATGCATTCATAAACAGACTATATTTGCATCATGAATCAGAAGGAAGGAATAGGGGCTCTAGCAAAGGCTCTTGAAGGTTTTGACAAAAGACACTGTCCTTCAGGTGAACTACACGTATTCCAGATGATGAAGGGCTCCGGAAAAAAGACCGGAGTCCCAACCTGGAAATGTGTTCGGTGTGACAAGAAGGTCAAGTCTAATTAATCCTTATATTTGCGCTATGCCAGTAACATCAGTAGAAATCCCCCAACAAGATGGCAGCAAGAGAAGGCTGCAATTTTATACTGAGCAACATCCAACCGGATTATTTGTAGGAGTAAGACAGTGTGACGAAGAATGGATACCATTCGGAGAGCCTGCTGAAACCACAGATCCTCGCTCAGAAGAAACTTACCACAAAGAACTGCGTCAAGCAGCTGTGGAGAAAAATCAATTCGTAGCACAGTATTCAACAAACCCGGAATGGAATCCAGGTTACACACCACCAGAAGATGGAGATCAAAGTACCCTTTAAGGTCATCTGTATAGATGACAAATTCCGACCGGATGGAATCCCTACATCGAAGTGGGTAAAGCATGGTCAGGAGTATACCGTTATAGAGGTAACAAAGATGCTCATTCAGGGAGGCATGCTTGGATACAAGCTTCAGGAATTAAACATTGACGACTGCTTCCCTTACCAATACTTTGCAGCGAGACGTTTTGGAATCGTTGTTACAGACGACATGTTGCTTGAAATGCAACTAGAGAAACTCTTGGAGGAAGCTAAGAAGGAAGCAGCAGAACAACTGCAGCCAGCATGATACTAGAAGAAACGCTTACTGATCCAAGGATCGAGTACGAATCTTACATAACGGGCCCTAAAGGGGCTCGTTTTGTTTTGTACCCGGTGAAGGACAAACATACCACAGAAGATGTAAAAAGAGCTAAGCAATGGCTCTATCGAGAAAAAGATGTGGTAAGCCTTCAGATAAGGTGGAAAAGAGAAGGAGATGATGCTCCGCCACCTGAGAAAATACCAGACTTCATCATGCTCAAAGAGCTTAAAAGACAGCTGGGAGAAAAAGAATCTTACATTGAAGAGCTTGAAGATAAGATCAAGCAGATGACGATCAACTATAATCAAGAGCTGGATCGTGACGCACGCAAGCAAGTAAAAAGTGAAACTCTATACAAACAACTCAACGCTCAACTCGAGAAGGAAAAGAAGACAAATAATAATCTCAGAGCTACCATATCGGAGCTCGTAACTAAACTCAACAAGTATGAGCACCAATAGCACAACCTCTAAAGCGTGGGATGATTTCACCGCTATAGGAATAGCCGAAGGTTTCATCGAAGAAAAGGATGAAAAGAAAGTACTTGCAGCTTGGCAACATCTTGTTGATACAGGTTTAGCTTGGCGTCTCCAAGGCTGGTTTGGCCGGCAAGCAAATGCAATGATAGAGCAGGGACTCATTAAACCCGCAGGAAGTGACCGCTGATTCAGGTCTACATAAAAAGCTAAGTTATGATTGTCAAAATACAATCCAGCCAGTTTTCCTCTGATGGAATAGGGCGCTGTCTTATTTACGACCGTTCAAGAAGGGTCTATTATGAGACTGATAAGCGTGATGAAGTCGAGTCTTTAATGAAGGTGCTTAAGGGTCGCCCAAAGGCTTACTT